CGGCGAGGTGCTGGCTCCGGCTCGTCCTCTGGCTCTTCACGGCGGCCACGGCGGGCACCGCGAGTAGGGGCATCGGCTTCCGGTTCTTCTTCGTCGCGGGAGCCACGGCGAGGTGCCGAACGTCCGCGAGCTGGAGGCTCTTCTTCGTCACGGCTGCTGGTGCGGCCACGGGTACGACCGATGGCTCTGTCATCGTCGTCACGGCGACCCGTCGAGGTGTCGGAAACGCCTGCCACGGTGGCGAGCTGCTTCTCGGTCATCTCTGGGTAGATCTTGTCGTAGTCGAAGACTTCGCTACCAATGATCTCGACCTTCTTACCTTCCTTGTCCTTGTAGGTGTCGTAGAAGTCGTCGAGTTCTTTCTCTGTCATGAAGTCAACGAACTCGATGTCGTTGCCGATGGCCGCGTCTTTGTCACCGTCGCGAGTCATGTCCAGGATCATACCGCGCAGAGTGCCGTGCTTCTCGTAGAGGCGGGCGATCTTCTTCTGCTGGGCAGGCTTGACCACGAGCATTTTCTTCGACCAAGGGACTTCGTCGCCGTCCTTGTTTTCGTACGGGGTCAGGTCGATGACGGTGAGGTACATAGCGAAGTACGCAGGCTTCTCGCTGATCGAGCAGACCGGGCAGTTGGCGTCTTCGTTGACGCAGGGAAGGAAGTTGTCATAGCGCCCGCTGCGCTTGTCCTTCAGGGCGTGTTCATAGCGGAAGAAGTCCGGCGCATCGTCGATGATGACGAGCTGTCGGGTCTCGGTGACTGGCGTCCAAAAGCGGAAGGGTTCAAAGCCTTTAGCCTTGCGTGCCTCTTTGGCCGCGTCCTGGCGTTTGGCTTCTTCTTCCATCTGGCGAAGGCCAGCGCCCCCGCGATAGGCCGCACGGGGGGCAGCCGACTTACCGCTGTCGCGGTCTCGACCTGTACCGGCGCTTGGTGTACGAGTGCGTGGTGCCATTTTGTGAATCTCCGTAGAGGATTTGCAGTCGATCAATTAGAGCCATGGCTAGCTGGGGAGATAACCCGGCTCTAACCAACTGACCCTTGCTTGTGTTCGCCATCGGGAAGATGACGCAACTCCCACTCCCAAGGAGTGAGACTACTACCGCCCGGTCAACTAGCCCGTAGGCACTTCCAGGAGCGATAAGTAATCCTTTTTGCACTAGGCGTTCTTTCTTGCCGTAGGTGCGTTTGATTTCTACGACGAGCTTTACAGCCGTTCCCTGGAGCAAAGGTCTCAGGTGGGCTAGCAGCAGGTCTGGGTTCGCAATATGACGAGTCGTCATGTAAGTACCGATACTAGGGACGAGCCCCTTACCTGTCAAAAAAGCTCCGCGTCCTTGAGCATTCTCTCGAAGTCTTCGGGGATCATCTCCCCTGGGTCCTTCAGCCAATGCCAACCGCGCTCGGAGTCGTCTTCAATCTTGATCCGGGGATACGTGACCTCGAACGTGGGTACGTGGCCTACCAGCTTGTTCCGGGCATGGACTACGCCTTTGAACCCTGCGTCGTCGTTGTCGTAGAACAGGTAGGTGGGGCGCCCGAGGTTGCGGACTATGCTCGCCTGGATGTCTGTCATAGTAGAGTGCATTACCGCGCAGCCTGCATAGCCACACTGATGGGCGTTGGCGTAGTCGAACAGGCCCTCTACGACTAACACGTCATCGCTCGGCTGTACCAGGTGACTCCCCAGGAGCATGGCCGACTTAACCAGGCCGTGGTAGTCGCGGACCTTGAGTCTCGCGTCCTCGTATATCGCCCGCCCGCTGAAGCCATACAAGAGACCGTCCGGGCCGCGTACCGGGAAAAGGATACGTGGTTCGCCCTCGCTATCGGATGGGTCGAAGCGCAGCTCCAGGGCTCGTGTGATGGCTCGTGAGATGCCCCGCTCCCGCAGGTAGGGGTGGCCCTCCGCCGACTCGAACAGACCCATGTACAGGCCTTCCTGGATCGGCATCGGTATGCCTTCGTCGGTGGCTCGCTCGGAAAGGATCTTGTCGTAGCCGGGCACGTTGAGTGGACCTAGGAACTCACCCTCTTCCAGCTCTTCGATCAGGTCGTCCAGGTCTTCGCCGCTGTAGTCGGCATAGTCAGCCAGCATGCGGTGGAACGGCTTGGGGGATCCGCAGGTGAAACAGTTGTAGATGCTGGTTCCGTCTGGGATGACGGACACACCGGCCGAGGGCGAGGTGTCGTGTCCCTTCGCATGGGTCCAGGGAGCGAGGACGCACTTCATACCTACCCAGTTGCCCAGATCTTTCATGTCGTGGTTCCGCCCGAATACTTCGCGGCAGACTTCCTTGATTTGCTCCCGGTCCATCTACTACTCCTTAGCGTCCACGTAGGCCACGAAAGCGGTCTGAGCCTCTTTCCACCCGGCGATCCAAAGCTCGTGCCAGTCACAGCCTTCCTTGTACGGGTTGGCCTTGAGGTTGGCTCCGCTGCTGAAGGCTTCCGCGCCCTCCTCCTTGCAGTCCGGCTCTTCCTCGGGCCGGATCTCGATCTTGTACTTCTCGAAAAAGTCCTTGATCGAGTGGCGGTTCTCGCGGGAGCAGTTGTTGAGCGCGTCCTGGAGTAGCTCCTCGGCTTCGTCCAGGCGGGTCTTGTTGTAGACCACGTCCTCCAGGCCCCGCAGGAGTATCGCTTGCTTGCGCTGGGCCGCTTCGACCAAGACCTTCGGATCTTCGCCGCGCTGGTGGAGCATCATGCAGAAGATTGCGAGGTCCTCGAAGGTCCCGGCGTTGCCCTTATAGATGTGGCCGATGAACTGGTCCGCCAGGAACGACGCAGGGCAGAGGCCTGGATCATGCCAGCCGTTCCGCCCTTTCTTGCGAGACGCATCCATCTTCTGCTTCAGCGCGATAGCGAAGTGCTCTACCGCGTTGTCGTCTATGCGCTTGCTCATTTACCCCTCCCGCGCCCTGCCTTGTCTTTGGGGACGATGATCTCGAACTTCTTGCCGGTGACCTTGCCAGGGGTGACCTTGCCGACCTGCTCGATCTCCTTCTCGGTCATGACGTTCTTCAGCTCACCGACCTGGACCTTGACCACACTGAAGAAGTCGTCCTTGTTTTTCAGCTTGGCGTACAGGACTTTCGGATCGACGAAGGTGCTGGCGTTGGTCTTGGTCTCGACGTAGTGGGCCAGGAGGTCCAGGTACTGGTGCTCTTCGAGCTTGCCAGCCTTCATCAGCTCCTCGACTTCCTTCTCCAGCTCACTGATCTCTTGAGCCGCCGCGAGCATCTCCTGACGCTTCCGTGCAATTGATTGCATGCGCTCGTCGATGTCTTTGATGTGGGTGTTCTCTTGACGGAGGACCCCGCGAGCAACGGCTCTGGTACGGCGGATTATGCGTTCGGACATGATGAAATTCCTTGTGTTGATTCCTGAAGTTTAAGGGGCGTTCCCGCCCCCTCCTAGCTACACCGAAGCCCTAGTGCGCCTGAGCCTTGGGGTCGGCGATGGCGCCTCTTCCTCGACACGCGGAGGCCTGACAATCCGCTTGGCGCTAGTGGTCCGGCCCCCTGGCCGACTGGCAACTCCCACCCCTGTCCGACGAAGCCTGGCAATGTGCTGCACGGTCTCATCTTCGAGGTCTGTAGCCAGGGTGTAGGGCGAGCCCCGCAGGCGTCCACGGTTAGGCGGAGTGGTCTGCCGGGGCAGGTTTACCAACTGCTTGCCGTCCTTGTCTTTGATCTGCGTGAAGTCGTACGGTTCGGTCAGGCTGAACCCGCCGAAGTCACCCAGCTCGAACAGCTCACCCTGGTTCCAGCCGAAGGCCGCGTCAGCGATGATCGGCACTTTCATTTTACGGCCGAAAAGTTTCTCCAGGTCGTTGCCCTGCATGTAGCTCTTCAGAACCTTGAGACCCCAGTCGACATGCTCCTCCCGGACGTAGGCGTAGATCGCATCGTGGATGAAGCCGAAGACGCGCATGTACTCGGGGTCGATCTCTTCGTTCATCCGCCCGAGGCTGATCACGCCCAGGGTTGAGCCGAACTCTTGCACCGGGCTGTTGATGCCTTGGCGCATGGCTTCCGCCTGGATGTACTCCTCCTCGCTGTTGACCTGTGGCAGGTGGCGCAGCAGGCCGCTGTAGGAGCGAATCTGGCCGTGCTGTGCGACGTACGCTTTGACGACTTCGTGCCAGCGTGCCAGGCCCTTGTACTTTTTGAAGTAGTTGGTACGGATCGCCTTGGCTTCTTTCTCGGTGAACTCCACGCCATATTGAGTTTTGGCGTAGACCATAAATTTCCGCCAGGACATGCCGTAGATGAATCCGAAGTTGATCGCCTTGGCCTTCTGACGCCAGTCCTTCCGCTCCTTCTCAGGCAGTAACTTGAACTGCGCTTCAGTGACGTTGAGTGCCAGGCAAGCGGTGGTGATGTGGATGTCGCCGTTGGCGTTGTAGATCCTGATGATCTCTTGGTCGTTCGCCATGTCCCCGGCGATGCGCAACTCAGCCTGCGATAAGTCGCACTGGATGACGACCCAGCCCTCGGGAGCAACAAAGCTCTTCTGGTACATCTTTGCTTTCTTGCCGCGCTTCGGGAAGTTCTGGCCGTTCGGGTCTTTCGAGCTGGTGCGCCGGGTGACCGCCTTGTCCAGGAAGTACGTCGGGCGAACCATGCCGTCGACCACGAACTTTTCTTGGAAGTTGACCACGTTGTTGTTGAGCAGGGTGGCGTCCTTCACGTACTCAGCCAGCTCGAAAGTGAACGGGCAGTCTTCGAAGAAGTACGGCAGGTGGTCCTTCGAGCTGCATGAAGGTTCCTTCATGTGGTCGGGCAGCTTCTCGGTAGTCTTGGTGAAGACCTTTGGCTTCAGACGGAAACCCTTCGGATGGTAGAACAGGATGTCCTTGAGGAAGTCCTGGCGCGACAGCTTGAGCGCCTCTTCGACGTTGCCCTTCTTCAGCTCGATATGTTTCAGCTTGATGTCGCGGTGCACCTGGGCCAGCAATGCGTCCCGCTGCTTGAGTACCTCCGCTTCCAGGAAGGTCTGGAACTCTGGCAGGGCGTGGTCCAGGTCGACGTACATGCCTCGCGTCTCCAGGCCAGCCATCGCGTTCAGCCCTGGGATGGATACCTCGCAGTAGTGGTTCCAGTTCTTGGCATCCGCCGCTACCAGGTCTTCGAGTTTCTCGTACACGCGGAACGCCGCGTCGGTGTCGCCACCGCCGTACGGGATCATCGTCTTGATCGGCACTTCCCACATCCGCGACTTGTCCACTGTCGTGTTGAACCGGTCGGCGTACCCGGCCATCTCTGGGACGTGGAGCTTGGTCAGGATGTCGAGGTTCTTCTCTGGCAGGTTTTCGTCGTGGATAGCGCACAGCATTGCGGTGTCGCCGCCGATCTCGAAGCGGATCCCTTCGGACATCCAAAGGCCTACGTTATCGAACTTGAGCCCCTGACCGATTACCAGCGTTTCTGGGTTGCAGAGCAGCTTGCGGAGTTGGTTGCGTAGGCGAGGCTTACGGTCCTCGGGTATCGGGCGTTCTGGGTGGTCCCAGACCAGGACATACGCCTTACCGGATTCCACGGTGAACTGCATGGTGAGGATCTGGAAGCGCGGTTGGAACCATGGCTTGCCCTTGTGCTTAGACTCGACGTAGGTCCGCACGTTGACCCCGCGCTGATACCAACGCAGACCTGTGGTCTCGGTGTCGAATGAGACCAGCTCTGGCTTCATGTCGATCAGGAATTGTAGGTCGTCGATCTCTATGTATTCACCGGTCACGAAGTCATCCGCAGCGTCCACGTCGAAGTTCGCATCTGCCAAGCGGCCGAAGGATCGGCAGTCAGCGGCGAGTACCGGTTCGTTCTGCGCGTACATCACAGCGAGGCCTGGGGACATCAGCGGGAAGATGGGTACGCCGAACTCTTCGGACATGTGACCCAGACCGCGCACCTGCGTGATCTTAGTGGACTTGTTGAATACCTGGCTCGCGGCTTCGGCACCCAGGGGCAGGATCGCACGCGGCCGAACCTCGTCGATGAAGTCTTCCAGGTGAGCACGGCAGTGCTTGTGGATTTTCTTCTTCTCGGTGTTCTTGTACAGGTTCTGGTCATAGGCGCAGAGGCACAACGGGTGCACCTGGAAGTCGTCGGGGTCAAAGCCCTCCTTGTCCAGATTCTTGAACAGCATCAGGTTCGATGCAGGAGGGATCAACCGCCCTTCCTTGGCACCGGCCTTGCTCGGGGTGTCCGTGACGATCAGGTAGGGTGCGTCCTCGAAGCCGGTCGGTTCTACCGGCCTATGAAGTCCTTCGATGGGGCAGCCTTGGCACAACGTTGTGTCGCATGGCATGGGTTCGTCCTCAGTTGTAAATCTCGCCATCCGCCCCAATCGACGGGCCGGAGTCTTCCTGTACCGCTGCCAGCTCTGCTGCGGTCATCTCAGTGAGGTTGGTAGGCTTGAACAAATAGTTCACGTAGACCTTACCCTCTTCACCTTCTCGACCCTTGAGCAAGTCCAGTTCCCTGGAGCGCTTCCAATCGTCGGTTGGGCCAGGCTTGACCGCGATGACGATGGAACTGTGTTGACCGATTGTGTCAGACAGACCGATGGATTCCAGGCTGCCGTCCTTGCCGCCCTTACCCGCTTGTCGACTGAACTGCGTGTTCACGACGAAGGGGATGTTGGCGTCGATGTTGCGTTGCTTCAGTTCGTCGAACACTGCCGAGACCTGTTCGGTCTTGCTGCGGTGTACTTGCTTGCCGCTGGGCTTCATCAGGTACACACCGTCGAGGAACAGGATGTCCGGCTGCATCTCGTCGATTGCTGCTTCAACGATTGACAGGTCAGAGTTCATCCCGGCAGGCAGTAGGCGGAAGCGTTCCCGCCCGAGCAACTCAGCATTGAGGGCTCGCATCTTGCGCAGCGTGTAGGTCGACACCTGGGCGTTCTTCAGGGCCTCTGGATCGAAGCCCCACTTCATCGCCATCCAGCGTCGAGCGATTGCCTCGGCAGCCATCTCGGTTGTTACGAACAGGACCGAGTACCCGGCATCGTAAGCGTACTCCGCTTGGTGCAGGAGCATCATCGTTTTACCCAGGGAGGTCCGCCCCACCCAGGTGATCAGGTCGCCGTTCTGGTAGCCCGAGGTGATGATGTTCAGGGTGCGCCACGGAGTCGGGACCCCGGACATACCGCCCTGCATCTGCATGTTTTGCAGACGGTCGATGGACAGCTCCATCGCATCGCCGATGTTGATCAGGCCAGGACCTCGGTGCGTGCGACGGATGCGACGGATCGTGTTTTCCATCACCTCCTGCATCGGGCGCGGTCTGCCGTCCTTGACCATCTCGCGGAGAGACTGGTAGCTCTCCCGCATGATCTCGAACTCGTACCGTTCGTGAAGGCTGTCCTCATGGAACTTCAGCGGTCCGTCCGCCCGAGGTAGTCGAATGCCTGTCTGCTCCTGGACCGCCGAGGCAGTCGGGCATTCTCGGTAATCCCGATAGAAGTTCCTGATGAACTCGTAGGCCATGATCTCCTGCTCTTCGTGGAGCAGGTTGGCGTCGAGACGCAAGATCGCGTTCCCGGCACCGTTGGCCATGGCAGCCGACAGGAATTTAAGTCCAGTGCTCATCCGTTACACCTCGAACAGTTCTGCGTTCTCGACGAGCATGCGCTCAAGGGCGGCGGGGTAACCGCTCTTGAGATGTTTGCTGATCGTTTGATTGCCCCCAATGATCAGGGCGCCCCCATCGTAGATGTGCTCAAGCAGGTGATCAATGATTGTCACGTACTGGTGGACTGAGCAGGCAGCCTGGTCGGGGGTTGGGACGTACGGCACGGCCAGGACTAATACAAGCGGGGAATAGTCTTCCGCTTCGTCCTGGGGTGCTGGGTGATCCAGATTGTGTACCAGTTTGTAGAACGGGACCAACTTCACCGATTGGCCATTGACGCAAGCCTGGCGAGCGAGTAGTTCGACGTGCTCGATACCGAGGACATGACGCGCCCGGTCCTTACGGTCTTCGCCGCCCATGTGCACGTAGGCGCTGAGTAACGCACCCTTCTGCTCCGCCCGCTCCTTCATGCCCAGCGCCCAGGTGTTAATCGAGCCCCTCCCGGTGCCCTCCGCGCTGATGCCCCAGCATGAACGTGGGATGCCTGCCTTCATGAATTTGTCGGTGGTCGCACTCATATCAACCTCTCCATTCTCTTTCGCGGAATTGTGGGACCGGATCTTCTTCGTCGTCATCGACCACGGGGCGCGGTCGGCGGCGGCGTTCTACGAACCGCGTTTGTTGTTCTTGCTCTGCATCGCGTTTGCGAAGGTCCTCTTCACGGGTTAGCTGGCGACGGCGCTCGATAGCCACCTGCTGCTCCTCGTGTCGGCGATCATCCGCCCGCACCCGGCGTTCGACTTTCTCCTCTTCCTGCACCTCAGCGAACTTACGGTCGTTGAAGAAGGCCAGGATGTAAGGGAAGCGGTAGGCCAGTTCTGCGAAGTTGGGGATAAGCGACATCTCGCTGTTCACCGTCTTCGTATCCTTGAGCTGCCGTGCCTTGCTGCGGCGGTTGGCGTTCGCCACGGTGGACCAGTGCGTGAAGGCCCAGGTGAAGAACTCCAGGGAGTCGTTGATCTCTGCGGCTTTCATCCGCTTGAACAGAACGCCCGCGCCTTTCGCGGTAGCCATCACACGCGGTACTGATAGGCCACACTGAGTACGTGCTTCGTCGAGTAGCGCTTGTAGGTCCTTGATGTCCCATCGACGCTCGGGTAGCCCACGAACAGAGTGAAGACGCTTCGCCCGGTTACCTGCGGCCATAGCCTGCATCTGTGCCAACCGCTCCCTGGCATTACCAGAGATAGGCTTGGGTTTGTCCGTGCAATCAGTTGCATCTGTACGTCTACGTTTACCCACCCGTAGTACTGCTTCTCCTCCCGTCTCCGCCTCGGCGGACTTATTAGTTATTAATGCTTTATTAGAGGTATGTAATACCTCTGTTATGTACCCACGATTGCGACCCCCCTCCCCCCTTACATGTAACCCCCCTAAAAACGGGTCATCTTCGTCCTCTTTGGCGTCGTTTTGTACGGCGGATTTTCCTCGTTTGAGCATGTTGTGCACCTCGTCCGTGTCGTATCCGTCTAGGATTTTGACGAAATTCAGCTCGTAAATCCTTGGTACGGTCTCTGTATTACCCTCCTTAAAGCTGTGAACGTGAAGGAAATCTTCATCGCACAACCTCTTTAAGGCCTTCTTCAGCGCTGTTTCTCCTACCCCACACCCAGAACAGGTGACACTTCTGCTGGACGTTACACCCTCTGCGAAGTGTTTTTTGGTTATTACTTCCGCCTTCTTCCTGAACATCAGTGTCCTGCTCACTATGAAAAGTAGAACAAGATACTCACTTGCGCTGAACCGCTCTGGCCAAAACTTCCCTAAAACGGAGTTCACTTTTACCCATGCAACAAAGTAGAGGTCGTCCTTCTGGGTCAGGCTTTGCCGTAGTGCGCTCAACGCGACGTGCGCGTGAGTGTGTTGCATGGAATCACCCTTTTGTTTTGTTGATCCACGCGGGCAGTTTGCGTACATGCCCCCCGTCTGCGTAGGTGCTCCAGGTCTTGTCTGGGTCGTACCCCGCCCAAGGCACCAAGACGAACAGCATAGGGGTGTGTGGCCCTAGCAGGTCTTCTTCCTGGCCCGGCGACTTGGTGAAGTGCTGGCTGATGAAGTTGTGCTCTCTGGCTTCTAACAGGCTTCGCTCCATGCCTTCCTGGCTGATGTGGCTGAATATCCCCACGGTGGTGTGTAGTTGCTGCACCGCCCCGAGAAAGAGGAACTCCACCCCATGCAGTGGTCCAGCTACCACCTCATCACCGCGAACGACTACCTCGTTCTGGAACTCTGCCCAGGTGGCCGATATTTCCTTGCTGTCCTGGCGAACCATCTTGGCTAGCAGGTGCACTCCCAGGATGTACGCCTCTTCCTCGATATGGCGCATACCCCACCATAGCTTCAGCTTTCGGTAGGCCTCCGCAAACTCCTCCCGTGGGACCAAAGGCTGTTGCACTATTTTCATGGCTTACGCCCCGATGACGATCTCTACATTGATCTTCTGTCCACGAGTGCTGGCGATACGGTCGGTGGCAATGAAGCCCGTATCTTCCAGGTTCTCCAGGCAGGCCTTGATTGTGTTGATCGACATACCCACCCGGCAGATCTCTACTTCCTCGCCGTCGCCGCGAGCGGTGAATCCGAAGAACATGTCACTGATGGTGGTTTGCACCGGGTTGATGTTTTCGCGGGCCGCTTCGGCTGCCAGCCAGGCGAACAGGCATACCGCTGTCGGCTTGATGGTGGTGTCTCGCAGCTTGCGCTGGGCGAGCCTGGTGAGGGCCTTGCCCGCTTCTACTTCGCTGAACGTCTGCATTGCTTGTACCTCCTCTCGTTGGTGAGTCTATCTTACCTTTTTGACCGGGGTGGGTCAATTTTGGTAAGATGTACTCCAGTTAATAAAAAGCCCTCCGAGGAGGGCATAAGGTGGGAAAGTGTCAAATTGCGAGACCGTTAACCTTCCGAGCTTGGTTCAAATACACATGCCCTGTATCGCTCTTCGGGTCCGCGTCGTTGACTCGGCAGAGGTTCAGCCAGGCCACTTCGACAGACCGTGCGACCTCGTAGGTCGGCAGACCCTTGCACCCCTTCCAGGGCAAGGTTGGGTCTTTACCTTCAGTGAGAAGGTAGATGGTCCAGGACTGCGAAGCCTCGTCAAACAGGATGTCCGTAGCTCGCGTGATCTTCTTGCTCCCCAGGAACCCCAGGTCGAATTGATCAATGTGCAATGACTCGGCCGCGCCGAATTCATCGAACGTGATCACCAAAGCATCCTGCGGTTTGTCGAGGTTGTTCGATAGCATTCCCATGTCCATCTCCTTCTCGTCCTTCATGGCCTTAGCCCTTCAGGGTGTTGGTGCCGGGGTTGGTCGCGAAGTAATCGGGCTTTTTACGGTCATCCGACTTATCGCGGGTTACGCCGCCCAAGGCCAGGGCAACTTGCTCGGTCGCATCTTGGCAGCCTTTGCCCTTGAAGTTCTGGGCGTCGATGGAGGTGGTCCCGTCCGGGTCCACGGTGACAACTACTCGCTTCTGCATGATGGTGTCCTACTGGTTGTGGGTGGGGAGTTTCTACCGACTGTTAGCGGTAGCCCGTAATTATCACTTGTTCCTTGCCGTCCGCGCCTTTCTGGCGGGTAGCCTGGAGCCCCTTGCGGCGGGCTTCGTTCATCGCCGCGTGCACGCCATACATCTGGAACAACTTGCCCAGCTTGGCCTGCTCCTGGTTGCCCTTGTTGTAGTTCTTGGTGCCGAGGATCTTCTCCACGTCCTGGCCGAACCAGTCGGTGCGAGCCTCGTAACCGCCCGAGGGAGTCTTGTACAGGCCTACGTCGTAACGGCTGTCATCCAGCTTGATTACGAAGTCGGCTTGACCCATGCCTTCCTGGTTCTGGAAGTAGGCACGAGGTTTGGCGTTGGCGATCAGGCTGCACTTTACGCCCATGCTGTTCAGCTCGGTGATCGCAGCTTGCAGGGACTCAATGGAGCTGATTGCGATGGCTTTGACTGCGCTGGTGTGAGACACATCTTCCTCCCGTGCAATTGATTGCACTTTGATTTAGGTCCGCCGCTTGCGGAGATTTACCTTACGAGTCGATTCTCGCCCATCGGACGAGGGTTGTGTAGGGACACTGACATCCCCTGGTTCTACGTTGCTTACTGCCTTACCCAGTCGCAGCCTGCGGCCGGTTGGCGCTTTAGGCAACTCTGGGGCTTTCTTCTCCGTTGGACGCGACGGCCGCAGTGACTCGGTGTAGGTGCTGGCCGCATTGCGTGCCGGGCCACTCGCATTCATGAGCTGCTGGGCAGTGTCGACCGCCCTCCGCCCGTGCATGACGAGGTGGTGCTCCATGGTCCTGATGTCTCGATCCACCTGGAACTCGTACCCGGTGACGTTGTTCATCCCGGAGTCGTGCCAAGCGTCATCCTCGACCAGGAGCATTATGCAGGTCGCCAGTACCATCTGGTCGCGAGCGGTGGAACCTTGTGCGCCCTGGAACTGGTTTAGGATAGCGGGCATTAACTGGAGCAGCTCCCTGTTTCCTCCCGTGGCGACTTGTATCCGGTTGAAGATCTCCTGGCCCATCGACCCGTTGAACGGGTTGCCCAGGCTCACCATGGTGTGTTCTACATGGTGGTAGTCGTACCTAGCCTGGGCTACCACCCGCTCCATCTGAACTGACTGGATGACCCCGCCCGGCAGAGTCATGCGGAACTCGTTCAGCCGTGGGTCCACCCTGCGGGCCATCTCGTTGATACGCTGAGCGTAGGTGGCCCGCCCTACGCCAGCTAACCCCAGCGCAATGTTCTCCGTCGCCCTACGCACTTCCACGAACGCTCTATCGAAGGGTGACTGTCCGGGGTCCGGCATTGACTGGTAGTTCGGCGGGTCTGGTTGTCTACCGCTCCGCTCAGTGGATAGCAGACGCATAAGCGCAGGGTTTGGCGGCGGCGGGTCGTCGAGCAGCGCCTGGGCCACCTGGGCACTCAGCGTAGGAAAGTCCGCAGTACCCCTTATCTCGTCGTCGTCGTCGTTCGACATGTCAGTGCCTCCTTATCTTGACGCGGCGAACCGCCTCAGTACCCACCGCCCGGACCACGGTGCCTTCCGACGTGGAGACGGCTACGAGCTGTGGTTTGCTGATGTTGCCCCTGCGGACCACGTTGACCTCCAGCAGCTCGTCTATCTCGTCTTCGTTACCGTAGCGGTTCTGGTAGGACTTCGGGCAGTCGATGCCCAGGATCCGCAGCTCTTCCCAGCTAATGATGTCTGCCTCCCCGACAAACGCCTGGAGGGTATCCCCCAGGAGGCTGTCTGGGCTGGTTGGCAGCTTGATGTTGATCGAGAGCATGTCCGCCCCTGTGCGCAGCCGGAGCAGGATCACCGCTTCTGCGTTGAGAACGCCGTTCTTGGTCTTCGTCGCCTGCACGCTCAGCAATGTCCCCGAAGGGTGAATCACGCGCTGCCTGGTGAAGCCGCCGCCGATGTCACGGTAGCGGGTGCTCTGGATGTACTCCTTCGAGTATTGTTCGGCTCGGCCGGTGTTAGCAGCCGATTCACGTTTGAACGGGGCCGTAATCCGAAGGCTGGCCAGCGTAAGGCTGGAGTTCTTCAGGTTGACTTTCCCGTAGGTCAGGCTGACCCGTTGTGTGCCGTCGCTCATGGCGCTCTCCTCAGACTCGGCGTGGACGTACTACGCTGCGGCGTACTGGTTCCCCGCCTGGGCCAGCGGACTTTGGTACTACCGGCACGTCTTCGTAGTTGACGGGCGTGGCATTGTCGCGAGCCCATTCGACCATGGCATTGATGGCGGTAGCGTGAGACTTGGACATAGGCACCGACTCTTCGAGCGCGTCGATGATGTGGTGCATCTCCAGGTCCTGTGCATCGTCATCGTTGAACGCGGAGACCAGGCCATCCTTTACAGATGCTTCGATCTCTGCGGGCACCCGGCCTTCGCTGGCGGCCTTGAACGCATTGACTTCCTTGTCGGTGAAGTCATTGATGTCCCGCCCGCGTTTGCGCAAGTGCACTTCCAGGACTTCGACGCGCTCGGCCGGTGACGGCAGGCCTACCGAGAAGACTTGGTCCAGGCGGCCCTTGCGGAACAGCTCAGGCGGCAGGCCGTCGATACGGTTGGCGGTCACGATAACGAAGACCTTGGACTTGTTCTCCTGCATCCAGGTGAGGAACGCACCCAGTACGCGGGAGCTGGTGCCGCTGTCGCCGCCGCCCTGGCCAATACCGCCCAGACCCTTGTCGATCTCGTCCGCGAACAGAACCAGGTGGCCCATGGACTCAACCATCTTCAAGGCGGAGCGCATACGGCTTTCGGAGTCGCCGATGAACTTGCTGAAGACCCGGCCGAAGTCGAGGCGCAGGAGTGGGGCGTTCAGGGCGCTGGCGATGGCCTTGGCTACGAGGGACTTACCGGTGCCTGGCACGCCGACGATAGCAATACCCTTCGGTGCTTCCACGCCGAACTCTTGGGCCTCGTCGCTGAAGGCGTCCGCCCGGTTGTTGATCCAGTCCTTCAAGCGCTGCATGCCGCCCACTTCGCTCATGTCCTCGGTGTGGAACAGCTCCAGGATGTCGGACTGTTTCACGACCTCGGTCTTACCCACGCTGATGCCGTGAACCAGGTCTTCGGCGGTCAGCATTGGGTCTTTCTTGTGCCCCGCTTCGACGATGGCGATGGATGCATACGTCTCGAACTCGTAGCGTGTCATGCCCAGGCCGAGGTGGCTGATCAGGTGATAGTCGGCGTCCTTGATGTCCAGCTCTTCGGGCCAGGCATCGGAGCTGGCTTCTACCAGGCGGCGCAAGCAACCTTCCAGCTCTTCAGCCGTAGGGGTAGGTGCGTCGACGGACAGGACGGTGCCCAGTGGCAGGTCGCTCAAGTTGACCTCCGGCGTGAGCAGGATGATGCAGACGTTACGAGCGGGCAGGACTGCGGCGTACTGCTGCATCGCGGCAATGATCCGTGGGTTGCCTTCGATGAAGGTGTGGAAGTCGACATAGATGAAGTAGTGCATCTTGTCGCTGTCCGCATTTACCGCGCTGGTCGCGTTGCGCATATCGTTCATCGGCGCCAGGACTGCGGTGTCATAGTCCAACTGACTGTCGCCAGGCGTGATGTGCTCGCTGAAGTTCTCCAGACTGAAGATGTTGCGCCACCCGTTGATCTGGTCCCATTCCTTGTAGACGTTGGTGTCGTCCGCCAGGATGGATTTGCGCAGGGTCGTCAAGGTACGCGGAACCTCCCGCGAACGGATCTGGATAATCGAACCCCCGGCATCCGAGAGCTTGTACACGCTGTCCATTAGTTGCTGCTCGGACGTGCCGAGGGTGGAGACTGCTGGTGTGGTCATGTTGTTTTCCTTGAGCTTGGTTGGAGCCGGAAAGGCTCAGTCTTTAAAGACCAGGTCGGTGCAATCAATTGCACGACGACATCCCTATAATATCAAAATTGTAAGATTAATCAAAAACACTGGACAAAAGAAAACCCGCCGAAGCGGGTCTCTGTTTGGCCGGTTAGCGGCGGACTAATCCGGGCAGGTCGGTTTGTAGCGCCTTCATTACTGCTACTGCGTCCACCTCGGCGGTGCCTGTCCAGCCTGGCTGGGCCACCCATCCTTGCATCATGTAGATGTCCATGACGTAGTCGTAACCCAAGTCCAGCTTCTTCTGCTCCATGATCTGGATGATCTCGCGTGGAGAGAGGTGACGCTCCGCTACCTGGATCGTAGAGGTCTCCCCACCCTTCACGACTACGGCTTTAATCTGGTACGTCATTGGATGTGTCCTCGGCTGCGGCCTTCTTCATGAGAGGGGCCAGGTATTTGACCAAGGCATTGTGATCCGCCCGGCAAGGCGCTGCAACTGCACTGAGGTCGGTGAAGTCCTGGAGCAGGCTGCCTACCTGTCCATCGGGCCGGTCACCTAGCCCCCGACATTCGACCAGCCATGCCTTGTCCAGGCTCTTGATCGCGACCTCGTACTCGTTGGGTGCGGGCACCGGCTTAGTGGTGCATCCGACCATTGGGAGGGCGAATACTGCTAACGCATAAGTGATCGTGCGGCGTCCCATTGTTCAACCCCTTTCGCTGGAATGACTTGCTCATAGAAGGCCTTGTCAGTTCCAGCACGCTCCGCCTTTATTGCCTGGGTTGCGGTCGAGTGCACTACGGCTGCCTGGGTCTTCGCTGCGTTGGCGGGCTGGCTCAGTGCCTCCGCCCGGTCCCGCCACTTCTTGGTGTAGGTCCGCTCAACGCGGATCTGTTCGTCCTTGACCTTCTCGGCTGCCGCCACCGCGTCGGCGATGTTCGAGCCCTGCCACTTCCAGGCACCGTAGGTGCAGACCGCCCCGAGCAGCCCGATCCCCGCGCAGAGGGCGTACATCTTGATGCTGTCGAATACTCCCGTGAACATAGTGCACCTCAAGCGGCCTCGTCGGCCCAGTAGGATTCCGAAACGAAGTTGTCGCTGAAGGTATCGCTCTGGTGTTTGTGCCAGGCCCACCATCCACCGATCCGCACGCCGTAGTACAGACCGAAGCACTCCCACTTCGACGCTCCCAGAGACTTCAATGCCTCCAGGAAGAGTGCATCTGCATCCGCCCGGCTGAGGGGCTGTGTCGAGTACAGGTAGTCATGCAGTACCGCCGCCTGCCTCGACACGCCGTTGACATCGAACAGCCAGCGCAGCAAGCGAGGGATCGAGGCCAGGTCCGTGATGAACCCACGGGGGACCACGATCTTGGGGTTGGGCAGCATTGCAATGAATGCGAAGAGCGCCAGGACCACCCACTCGTCCGGCACGTACGCTTCCAGCCTCAGCTTTCCGTTGAACATGACGCTCTCCCTACATGATCAGACTGTTTGCACGTTTGAGGTAGACCAGGCGCTCGGGCACGGTAACGGTCGACCCGTTGACGCGCTTGGTCACCTGAGTGAAGGCGTCGGCATCTGCCAGCTCGTTGAGGTGGTTGTCCACCCAGAACTGACCGGCTGCCAGGGCGCCCGCTTCGTAGGTGGTGGTGTCACGCAGGAGGCCTGGGTTCTTGACCAGACGATCATCGCCGTAGATTGCCAGGGAGGCCTTGAGGTAGTTATCACGGAAGGTGGTGTGGATCAGGCCAGAGCCGATGAACTTCCACCCGTCACCCGAGGCTTCGTCGCCGTTGCCGAAGCGGTTGGCGTACGCACGGTTGGCCAGCTTCTCGGGGTTGCGGATGTAGGCCTTGGCGAACTCGATCTCCTCCGGGTCGACGACGCTGTCCTTATCCAGGTCAAAGCCTGACTTGAAGATCTGCGCCACGCGGGCAGGGTCGGTGTAGAAGAGGTTCTCTACCAGCTTGGTGAACTCCTGGGTCTCCTTCGCTGTCTGGGCCAAGAAGTAACACATTCGACGAGGTGACTGGTTGAATCCGTAGCGGGCTGCGGAGGCGTTGATCGCGGATACAAGTGCGTTGATGTTAGGCGCCTTGCTGGCGCCGGGCGCTACCTTCAGCAGATTTGCTACGGATAACTGGCACATCTCATTCTCCTAGTGCAATCAATTGCAAAGCCCGCGTTATGCGGGCTCGGGTTACTCCACGATCACCGTTAAGTCAGGAAGACTCAGCGTCGTCGTTCGGAATAGATTCAGTCGGTAGGTCGCTGTGGCGCGGTAGGTGTATGTCCCCGTTGTGACATACGAGGGAATGAACACGCTGTAGACGGGGTAGCCAGGGCGGACATAGGACAGGCGCTGTTCGTCTTTGCCGGGCCTGAAGCCGTCCCGGCTGTCGACAGATGCCAGTCTGTATCCACCGCCCATGCCGTCCACCCTGCGCAGCTCGCCGCTAATCTGCAAACGCAAGGTGGTATCTGGTGGGTAGACGGGGTTCTCAAGGTAAGCCACCGATCCAGGGGTGACTGTGTATGTCGTCTTCAGCCCCTCAGTGGTAAAGGTGAGTACAGGCCGCTGGAGGACCGTCCAGTAGGCAAGTGCGCAAAGCAGGCCAACCGTCACGGCCATGCTCAAAGCACTCCACCCTGCATCGCAATATGCTTTGACCTTGTTCATCATTGTGCCTCGCTCGATCCATTGTCTGGCGCCTTGGGAGGGATCCCGGCGCGCATTCTAAGAATGTTTTCCATGTCGTCCCAGGCTCGTTTGCCCATCAGTCCAGCAACGCCTACAGCGAACAGAGTCCACCCCATACTTGCTCCGGCCTCAAAGCAGGCGCAGAACGCCAAGAACCCGGTAAAACCGCTAGTCAATCCTGCCTTGACGAAGTCTTTGACTGTGTACGTGACAGCTTTGTTCATAACGCCAACCAGACCGCCTACAACCGCCACCCCGATGACCCAAGCGTACGTCGACACGGGGAGGCTTAAAACGTCAGCCGTTGCGGTCATGGCCTTATCCCCTTTTTTGGTTATTCAGCCTTCGTGCGTACACGACAAGTGCGAACAGAACGAAGTTGCAGAGATACCCCAAGGCGAACACCCAGCTACCTGTGTGATCAGCCTCCTTAAGAGTGGAGTCCTGGAGTGCGTAGAGGTTGGAGACGATGGTGCCGATCAGCATCCCGGCTTCCTTCTCGAACGAAGAGCTGGCGACGATGTAGGCACGAGTCTCAGGCTTGCCGTCCAGGAGGGTGGCGTAGTCGTCAGTGGCTTTGATCAGGCGGGCACGAGCAGCCAGGTAGTCGTTATAGAAGACCTCAGTTGTAGGCTTGACGGTCAACACGATTGGACTGGTGAATAGGGACAGGGCATTGGCTCGCTGTGCGGAAGCAATCTGGCAGTAGGACGGACCATAGAACCGGCAGCGATCCTCCGCCCGAACCAGGAACGTCGGGTTGGACTCGGGCTCGGCATACGTCGAGATGAGTCGTGCGATCTGCTGCGCTGCTACCTTCTCTTCACCCGAGGTGGCGGATCCGTAGACGTAGAACAGAATGCAGATGTTTGCCAGGATGAACGCCATGCAAGCCGCCCAAATTTTGTTCATCATCATCACGGTATCCCCCTCAAGTTGTCTTCGTGCAATCAATTGCATTCCGCTAATTGAGGCTGAGCGTATCAGCGGTCCTACATAGTGGCAACACAGTTGTAAATAGTGGCCATTAAAAAACCCTCCGAAGAGGGTTAGATAGATAGCATGAAGATAACCACTCCACCCCCGCCGCCCGGCGCTGGTGGTTCCTCTGGGGAGACTACTGCATACGAGTCCCCTTGGAAGCCGTAGTCGGTAAATGGATCGTTCACCGTGGTAGACGTGCGCGGATCGAATACGTCCCCTTGGTGACCGAAGTCCATCTCGCCAAAGTCGTTCACTGGATCAACTGGCATGGCGATCTCCTTAGATCAGTCGGTAGAACTCGACGGTGTAGGTCGTACCCGCGATCATCTCCAGGCCGGACATGTACATGCTGAACTGCACGTACTTGGTGTCGTCAGGGAGAGTGCCGATGGTGCCAGGGGCGTCATGGTAGTCGAGCAGTACGGTGCCGCCCGCGCTCTTGACGACCACACGGCAGCCTTGCTTCTCCAGGTCAGTCAGTCCGGTCGTGAGAACTTCCAGGCTCACGTTAGTCAGCGTGCCGGGCGACCCGTAGTTGGTCCAGGTAACGCCGCGCATGAGACCGCCGCCCGGTGTCATCGAGCCGCTTGGCCAGGTGGGCATATAGCCGCCCCAGTCATCGCTTACCGCTTGCGCGAACGTGTCGCCTGCCGTTACGGATGGGTCCGAGTCCCAGTACAGGTCATCGACCCCTACGAAGGTCATCGAGTCCACCAAGGTCATGGTAGGTGCAGGGTCCGCAGGAACCCCCGTTGTGTCGACCCCGACCTCCGTGACGTACCACGGATAGGTGCCGCTGCCCTCGCCCTCAAAGTGAATGGGCAGCAGTCCGTCTACCGCAGGGGTTACCTCCAGGACTACCTTCGACCAGTAGCCAGGTAGGCGCTGCCCCTCGGCCTTGGTGTAGGCGATGCCAGGGAAGCTGCCTTCCAGGATCGACAAGGATGCCTTGTCACCTACCGAACCAAGAGAGGTCTGCACGTACCCACTGACCTTGACTGCCTCCCCACCCCGGACAGGGACCAGTGCTACGCGATCCACGAGGCGTTTGCCTGTCGAGGTGTGCGAACGCTCAAGAAGTACAGACCGCTTGCCAGCCGTGCGGAAAGTATCCTCCACAACCCGCGAGCTGCGAGCACCCTGTACCCGGTTATCCCAGGCGTTACCGTTGACGCAATCCATCCTGACTTCCGCGCTCGTCACGTCGACGAAGAGGCCGATAGAAGGGAAGCCGCCGCTGAGCGGGAAGGTCGGGTGAGTCAACCACACGCACGCATCGCCGGTTACCACGAGGTCCTGGTAGTTATACCGGAATGTCACGTTGCTGACCTTGGTCACGCCGGAGGACTTCTGAATCCCGCCCTCGGCGTTCTCGATGTAGTCGGCCACGATCCGGCGATTGGACAGACCTGTAGACGGGAAGTAGGGGAACTGGCAGCCCATGATCTTCCGCGCCTTGATCAGGGCAAAGTCACCCTGGGCCACGACTGGGGTAGCGTCGACCATCCCTGTAGGGCAGAAGGTCACATCACCGAAGTCACTCTGCGAGTCGCCGTACGGAACTGGCATGCCGCGTTTGCAGTGGGCCATACCCTCCAGCGCGATCTTCATCGTCATCGTCGAGAAGTTGGTCGGCTGATAGAAGTAGTGGCACAGGCCGATCTTGTTGAACTCTGCTGCCGTGGTGCGGGTGTCGGTCACGTTCAGCACGTTGCAGAAGCCGTTCGAGTTGGCCGTACCCGAGATGGACCGGAACTCACCGCTGACCCAGGTGAGGTCGTCCTGTGTCGACATGTCAGTCCGGTTCCATCCGCCCCGGATCTTCACCCCGTCCTTGATCGTGTCGAAGACAGGTTCGTTGGTGGCGGAGAAGTTGACGCGAGTAGGCAGACGCGCCCAGGTGTTCACGGTCTCGGACGTACCGCGCCAGGTGCGCTCACCGGTCGTACTGGCCCTGCCACCCATGAACACTTTGCCGCCAGTCTGGAAGCTGCGAATGGCCATCCACTCAGGTGCCCCTGAAGTCTGTTTGGACAGGAGGGATGCGTGGGAGATGTGGCTGGCGTGGTCGGGACCCTGGCAGGCAATCAGGCCTACAAAGAAAATAGCCCGGTTGGTGCCTGGGGTTGCCACGGTCAGAGTCAGCGAGATGGAGTTGATCCCGGTAGGCAGTGCCGCCCCGCCGTTGGTGAGCAGTTGAGTCAGCGCCGAACTGCGGTACGTGGCTGCCAGCGGCAAGGCAAGCACCACGACATCGCCAGTCGAGTCGGAGCAGAGGTTCAGCGTGATGTCACTCAGGACGCTGGGGTAGGTGTCCGAGTCCGAACGCAGGGCTAGGCTGAGGTGCGTGTACGCGGACAAGTTCATCGTGCTGCCCAGGGCCAGGTACGCGATCTTGCCTGACTTGCCGGAGGTGGTGCAGCGGATCAAGTTGCACTGCGTCGAGACAACCGGCGAGGCGTTGAAGTCGCCCGAGATGGTCACGTTAGTCGTGCCGGTCATCAGGGTGGTGCCGTCAGTCAGTACCGCGAATGGCGGGGACGACAGGGTCACCCAGTCCTGGTTGTCTACCCACGCGGCGTTGCCCAGGTTTTGCTTGGCGCGACTGGACATAAGGCGGAACTCGTCGTTCTGCCCCACGGTGATAGCGTTGGTGTTCTTGAACGTCCTCCAGCGGTTCGCAAACGACAGCCCATTGTTCGCGTCGTTACCGCCCTCGGGGTCGATGTAGTAGGTAGTCATGCGGATTTCCTCAAGCCGAGAAGTGATACCGCCAGGCCTGCGAAGGTGGCATCAGCGGTGGCCGGGCCTACGAAGGACAACTCGTCTGAGGTGATCAGCGCGATGGCTGAAGCAGCCGCCAGGGTGCCCACGGTTACGCCTGCCGAGAAGGTGATAGTTGCCACTTCGCTACCGTTCTTACGGACGGAGATAACCGTGGTCGCTGTAGGAGCTGTCTGGGCAGTCGCACGCGATCCTGTGAGCCCCGCTGGCAGATCTAGCAGAACGGTCGGCAGCAGTACGGCTATGAGCTGGGAGTCCGTCAGAACCCCACCCGCGTAGAAGCTGATTGCAGCAGGCGAGTCCGCCGCCCAGGTGGTGCCGTTGAACTTGTACGGCGCTTTCTTGGTGGCGACGAAGATGCTGAAGTTGTTGGCAGGGGCCAGGAAGTCCCACGCAAACGTCTCCGCACCATCAGCGGCGATCAGGACGGTGTACAACGCCAGCTTGTTCGGCTGGGAGCCTGCGTCTGCGGCCATCAGGTACAAGTTGCCTGCGGACAAGCCGGTGGTAGGCAGGGTGGTGACCACGTCGAGGACTACCCGCCCGGCGAGGGCGTCCATCCACTGCCAGTTTGCGTCAACGCCTGTGGACGCCCAGTTGTCCTCGTACGGGATCCAGCCGAAGCGCAGCCCCGCGTTACTCAATCGTCTGATACTCATCACCCTCTCCTATATCTGTTCTAGCCGTGTAATGGTCGGAGGTTACCACGGGGCAGCCTCCGTGCCACGGGCGATTAGGTCAACGCACCCACGAAGGTGAAGTACAGACCCTTGAGTGTTGCGTCAGGTGTTGCGAGCGCTTCCACCCGTAACAGGTCACCCGCTGCGAACGTCACGGCAGACGCAAAGGTGAAGCTGACGGCGATGCTGCCCGCTGTGAAGTTCATGGTCCCGATCTGCGTTGCGTTTTTGTAGATCTTGTAGGAGACCGTACCGGTGGGCTGGTACTGAACCCCCGCCCTGGAGCCGGTGAGCGAGGCAGGTAGAGTGCACCCTCGGGTGAACACGTAGTTCCACCGCTTGTCATAGTCGGGCGTGCCCTGCATCTCCCCGTAGATGTCTACAGGTCGGCCAGCCAACACGCCGGTCTTGATCTGCAAACCGGTCATGGCTACGTCCACCCCGCCCTGGCATACCCAGACTATGTCGGTGTCCTGGAGGTTCAACGGTGCCGGGTCGCTGACAAGCAGCGCCGGGAGAGTTGTGTTCGTCATGTTTATGCTCCTTCAGTCAGGTAGTAGCCGGATACGGTGGTCATGAACTCGCCGGTCACGGTAGTCATGTAAGGGGTGTCGCTGCCAAGCACTACTGCATACTTCTGGTGGCTCTCCAGGCCGCCCCGCACGGAGGAGACCTCCACGCGAATGACCCCGACGTAGCCTGGAGTCAGCACCTGGCTTGTGCCTGTGATCCCGGTGTACTCCTCCAAGAGCGCGTTGGTGTCCTGGCGGTAGGTGCGGACGGTAGTGGTCTGGCCTGCCTCGGGCGTGATGTCGGCTACGTGGAAGTCCTGCACTACGTCAGCCTGGGTGATCCTGTTCCTCCGCGCCCAAGTCAGTGTGTCTCCCGATGCAATTGATTGCACGAGGAAAATGTCCTCCCCTTCTATCTGCACTTTGCCTGGAGGGTACGGCCTGCCGAACCGCCCAACCATGGTCAATGTCATCTCCTGGGCCAGGGTTGGATTGAGTACCCCTGCTGCGGCGTTGGACAGGACCTTGCCGTCCACCTGCTCGCCCAGCGTGAACTCTTTGGTTGAGAACGTCTCGCCAGTCTCGTAGAACCACACGCGGGTCAGGCGTGCGTGCTCGGTCGGTACGGTGTCTAGACAACCCCTGGCAATCGTCAGGGTCTTGGCTACCGTGTCCATCGCTGTCACCTGGACCTCTTCGTCGTCGATCAGCGCCATCAGCCCTACGGTCACCGCACTCAGGTCTACTGTGGTGAAGGTGATCAGGTCGTCCAGCGGTGACAGGGTGCGAGGCAACAAGACCGACGCGCACCATTCTCCTGGTACGTCATCTTCTGGCAGGTACTCAGTCGCTGAGTGCGACTTGTAGATCAGGTCATAGTTCGGGTTGTTGAAGTTAGGACGCACAGCCGCCGCCCCGAGGAACGCCACGTCATCGGTGAGCAGGTCGAAGTTGGCCTTGTCGGTGTTCTGGTAGAGAGAGCGGTACGGTACTTCGAGCAGCCGCTGGTCCACGGGCAGCGCAGGGGCTGCACTCGGTAAGTCAGGCGGCGCAGCTTCCTCGCCCACGTACGCGGTGTCCGGCAGGCCGAATACATCAGTCAGGCAGGACAGCGTGATGGTGCCGCTGACGAAGTCCTCGTTGGTGATGGTAACGGACCGCATGATCATCGACTCGATACCGCTCTCTGGGTCCGAGATGATGAACGGCACACCTGGCTCCAGCGGGTAGCCACGACGGTCTAGGGTCAGCTTCAGTCTCCGCAGATCCCCCGTGTTGGACTTCACGTCTCGCGCAGCCACCCGGACAGCGATGTTACGGTCTGCGATGCCTAGGTACTCGGTGGTGGTGGAGTTCACCCCGCCGTCCGACATGATGCTGCCCAGGTTCTGGTAGCGGACAGACGCCACGTCCCCGTTCAGCGCGGAGCGGTACTTGACCACTACTTCGTTGAACCCGGCTTCAGACCCAGACGACTCTTCGGATTCGATACTCAGGATGCCTCGGCCGTCGCGGGCAAACACGGGCAGGTCTTCTATGACGTAGTCGTTGCGGAGCAGGCGCAGCGTGAGGAGCCCAGTGGTGCGGCTAACGTACTGCATGCCACCGATGGTGCTGATGATCTCTGCGACCAGGTCGTCCAGGCTGCTCTGCCGGTTCCAGCGCAGGCACATGCCGAAGCCCTCGCAGTACAGATTGTCCGCCGCGACCTTGTACAGGTTCAGGTCTATCTGATCCATCGGCATGCCACGACCCCACTCCCGGTTTGTGGCGATCTCCATAAGCATGTGCGCGGGGTTCATCGAGCAAACCAGGCGGCGGCCCAACTGGGCGTCAGCTTGCAGCTCTGCGAGTTTGGCGTAATAGAGCAACTGCCACTCGGCCGGTGTGTAGTCAGCAGGGTCACCGATGAACCCAACGTCGACCGTGGGCGCATCCAGGGCGGTCACGTTGTCCAGGAAGTAAATGGCCGCCCGCTCTGGATACCAAGGGTCTTGGTCCCACCCGGCTGTGGTCCGGCGTACGCGCATCTTCCACTCTTTGGGGTAAGGGTTCATCGAGCAGATGAGTCCGTCGTACACCATGACGCACACGCCGCGCATGGCGGATACCAGAGACCCGCGCATGCCCACGACGCGAGCGTTCTGCCCCTGGGTCTTCTCCCCCATGCAGAGGTCGAACGAGCCCTCAATGCCGCCCTCGCCCTTGTCGCCGTTGAACAGGTTACCTGCGTCGATTCCGTAGTTGCCGGACGTTGCCGCGCTGCCGTACCACGCAAGCTTGCCACCTACGCGGATCTCTACCAGCTCATTAATCGGGCCACGGCCCAGACCCATCACCATGGTGAAGTAGTATCGGAAGCCTATGGTTGTACTTTTACTACCGCCCATTTTGTTTCTCCTTGATGGCTACCTGGGCCAATTGGATGGCCAGTGCATCCCCAGTGGCTATTAGTTTGTCTGCGGTAACGCCGTGCTGTAGGAAGTGGAACCAGTCGAACCCTAGGTGGGCTGCGAGTTGTCGGGCACCCCTGGAACAAAAAAGGCCACGTATGTGGCGTATCTCGACCAGTACATCAGAGTGATCGTCCACTTCATCACCTCACTTTTTACCACTCTTCGATTTGACCTTCTTGGTGCGGTAGTTGCCGTAGTCCAGAACCATCCAGTCTTCGGTCCAGCAATCTCCCCAGAACACGCACTGCGGAGTGCCTTCGTCGTACTGCGGAAACTCAAAGTCCTCAATCGCAGCAGGCTTCGGTTTCTTTGGCTTGGTCGCCATGGCCTGGCCGACGAAGTAGCTGATGACGAGCACCGCGACGTAGTAAAGGATTTGCATGATAGGTTCCTCAGTTAAACACGGGCGTGCCGTCGAAAGGCGATGTACCTCTCATGTACTCGAACCCCCCGAAGTTCAGATGGTTGCCGAACTTGGAATTACAAGTGGTTTTGGTATGGGCACAGCCTGGGTAGAAGGTTACAGGATCTCCGACGTTCAGCCCGCCCGTACTGCCTACCACGGTAACCTGGGAGCCTGTGTGGCTCTCGATACCTCGGCGCTGGAAAACCCCAGTGGCGATCTCCCATTCGCAGTACCCGCCCGCGAACCAGCCATCCGTGAAGGCGTCCAGCGCTGCGGCCTGAAGGACCACGCCTGTGGCCAGTAGCGTGTCGTGCACCGCGTACAGCGTACGGTCTACTCGGCACTGTTCGTCGTACAGCGTGTGCGGGCAGCCCCGCTCCCAGGACAGCCGAAGACCGGAGCGGGAGAAGCCTACAGCCAGGTCCTGGCAGTTCAGCCTCGCTGCACCGTTGTCGCCTGCGGATCTACCTGCCACGGAGCCCTTCCAGTACAGACGACCGCGATCCGCACTGTCTACATCGAAAACCCAGATAGTGATGTACATCCGGTCACTAGGCGTGTTCGTCACGTAGAGCTGCGCGATGTCCGAGTCACTGGGTACGGTGATGGACAGGTCGTTGTCGCTGGCGCCAGAGTTTTGCTGCACCCCTGTTTCGCTGATGCCGGGCAGGGCTACGTACAGGTCGCCGTTGAAGGTGATGTCCTGGTCCGCCCGCGCATACCGCCAATGGATGGAGCCACGGTTGAAGTCGAAGAGCTGTACCGGCCGCCCCTCGTAGTTTGTCATCTCGGCGTAGCTGGAAGGTAAAGGCATAGCTACCGCTCCTATCGTGCGTAAATTTCTACTTTGATCCCGTCGACCGCCACCGGAACCAGGTTCCAGGCACCATCCCACGGGTCTGGGTGGAAGGTGGTCTGTCCATCCGCTTCTCGGTTGTACATCTCCCGGAAGACGACGAGGTTTGCGGTGTAATCATCATCCCCAGACAGGGCGTGGTACTCGTCCGCCTTGGCGGTCACCTCGAAGTTCTCGATGGTGATGTCCATGGTGCGCAAAAGAACACTGGAAAGAGAGTCGTACACTAGCACCCGGATCTCGGTCGGCCAAGCGTCTGGAGTAAGCAGCGCTATCTGGGAGTAGTGAAACCACTGCACCCAGGTCGGGTCCTCAATACCACTTGTAGGGGCAGACAGGCGCTGGTGGTTCTCCTCGAACTGTAGAGGTATGCACCCGCAGTTGCGGTACACCCCGTTAGTGCTGAGCGGTGCGCCCACCATGCGGTAATAGATACCTTGCTGCGAGGCTAACGATGTAGGCCAGGTGCCTGGGTCTACTCCCTGGAGTCTCTCGACCACCCCGGCTGTATACAGCGTGGCCGCCCCTCGCGTTTGGTTGGGGTAGGTCCTCCCTTCCTCTACCGACCACATGGACTGCATACAGAAGGTCCCCAGCATGCCGCCTTCGCAGGTGGCGGGCACTGTCTCCATCTTGGCCATAGGCAGCCAGCGGCGAGGGTGGCAGGCCATGAGCAACTCGGTGTCGTGGGTGTAGACCTCGAAGTCCTTCTGCGCCCGCTGCTTCACGTAGTACTCCTGGAAGGCAGCATCGCTGAGACTGGCCGCGTACACGGCAACGCCAAGCGGCAAGTTATCGGAGATCCACTGCTGCCCCTCCACTCTGGTATGGGACCAGTACAACACTTTCTGCGCTTCGTAAAAGGCACTGTCCGCTGTTTGGTCGTAGACCCACCCGGCATGCGCCGTCCAGTAGTCCCGGTTCGCCAAGTCCGCCGCCAGGTAGAGGGCGTTGTCCGTGATCTCCGTGTCGTACCAGGAGACGAAGGTCTGCGAGTACGCCAGCTTGTAGCGCATGTACGCACCCTTGGCCGTCGTCAGGCAGGCTTCTGCGGACCACGAGAAGTTGGGGAGACCGAAGTTCATGAAGTCGTCCACCCGCGTCATGCCTTCGCACGTCTTAGGGCAGGATGCAGGCGCGGACGGGATCTTGGCGGTCCACGGCAGATACTGGCGCAAGTCGGGCGAAGCTCGGAACGTGGTCACTACCTTGGTCAGACCTTCGAGGTCCGTGACGTGGTTGATCTCTACGGTGTCCTGCGCCAGTCGGTTTACCGCCATGAAGCTGATCTTATAAATGTCCTCCAGGTTCAGCGCCTGCGGCAGGGCCTCCGACAATTCAAGTCGCTCGAAGCCAGCCCCGACCACCGCGCTTACTACCCTGCGGAAGATCCAGGAGTTGTCGTTGAGGTTGATCGCCAGTACCTGACGACCAATGCCTCCGCCCAGCTCGACGAAGCCAATGTCCTGAATGTCCACATACATCGCACCCGAGGCGGCCGGTGCAATCAATTGCACGTCGTCGTTGAACGTAGGCACCCACAACGGACGCACCTTGCCGCGCAGCCAGTACAACAGCGTGCGGAGGTTGGCGGCGTCTTCTCGGCCTTGGATGAACCAGGTGTGTCGCTGGGTAGGCACGGCGAAGCCCAGGGTATCCGAGGACCTTGGAATGCCGTTGCCGTTATCCAGCTCGTTCAGCACCCGGTCGTAGGCGATGGACATGTCTTGTGCGTAGTCCGGCTTGATGGTGAGTACGCGGAACCCCTCAAACAGAGGTAGGTTTTCTGGCGCCCGTACACGCCCCAGGTTGGCCATCGGCGTAAGGGGTGACACGTCAGCGCTCATCGCCCAGCTCTGGCTATACGCCGCCCCGTACCCTGCGGTTTGGCTTACGCCTTGCCACTCGTTCGGCTCGGTGATCGTAAAAGACATCTGCGTGGAGTGTACCGACGCGGCCACGATGTCGGCCTTCGGTTGGTCCGTGAATCTTGCCTTGCGGAGCGGGTAGATCTCAGACCCCTTTCCCCAGACTCGCGCTGTCGTACCTTCCTGGGCACGCTGTACCAGAAGACTGCCTGAGCTGCGCCCCAGGACCTTCACGATCTCGTAAGTGAACGTCGTGCTTTCGTCGTCGGCAGACGGCGCCGTGCGGATGACCGCCAGGCCGTTTAACGTGAACTCGCGGAAGGTTACGTCGGTCATGACCACCCCGGCGTCTATCGCGACAGGCTGTCGAAGGACACCCACGTCATACCAGAGTGGGATGTACCAATCGTCATTGCCCTTCTGCATGACGTAGAGGTCGAAGACAGACCGCCCGCGACCGTGCGGCAGGAAGGTCACCTCCAAGGTCTTGCGTGGCGTGAGCCGCTGGGGGCGGCGTTGCTCCGCCCCCTTTGTGCTTGCCATGACATCCGTCAGCCATTCCAGTCTCTCCAGAACGCCGCCTTCCCAGTCTGGGCGGAACGGCCAAAGCTTGATGGTCATGATGCTTCCCCTTATTTCAGAATTTGCCGAAGAACACTTGCCTTACGCTTCATGACCGCGACGATAACATCTTCTCCCTGGGAGCTGGAGATGGCCTCGTGGATCGACGACGGGTCAAGCACTGGTACAACCCGGACGCTGCGCCCGGCATCGCCGGTTTCCTTGTTGCCTTTGCCCAGGTTGTTTCGGTGACGTGGATCGTCTGCGGTGATGACCTCCTCACCTTTGCGCAGTACGGCAGACACCTCGTCAGGCTTGAGACCTACCTCGCCGCCCGTGTGGTAGTAGGTCGCGTTACCCAGACCACCCATACCGTTACGGCTCATGGTCAAGTGCCCTGCGATACCGCCACTGTGCGCCAGTACTGCTGCTGCTGCTGCCCCGAAGCCTTTCGATACCCCCTCCGTTGCCGCTGCCGCTTGTGGTGCCGCGAAGACTGCTGCGATCAGTGCACTGAAGAGCGGGCTGATAAAGCTCATCAAGCCGTTGATGCCATCGGTGAAGAATCCCCCGACCCCGCTGGTAACCGAGTCCAGGCCGCCCATCAGGGTGCCGCCGAGGCTCTTGACTCCACCCGTCACTGCGTCCAGTCCTTTGGAGATGATGCCGTCTTCAGGACTCAGCGCGTCCTTAACATTACCTAACGGGTCAAGCGTGGCCTGCTTCACGACCATAGGGTTCAGCTCGGTGCCCTTGGTGTCTAGCCCTTCGCCGCCACCACCAAACAGGCTGGAGAAGAAGCCGCCGACACCGCCCGCCATGCCGCCCATTGCACCCATGATGGTTTCAGACAGACCGTCTGCTGCCACCTTAGCAATCGAGTTCACAACGTTGAGCGCGAAGTTATCCAGCGCGTTCTGTACACCCTCGCCCGAAGACAGGTCGGTGAACAGGCCGGATAGTGAGCCCTTCAAGCCGGTGTTGATCTCCTTGGCCGTGTCGTTGGCTTGCACCTTCAACTGGTCAATGGTGATCTTCGAGCCCGAGATGGTCAGGGCCAATTCCTTGTACTTAATGCTCTGCTCTTCCAGCGTTTTGTTAGCGTCGTAGAGCTGTGCAAGTTGCGCCTCGCTGCGGGCCAGCTCCGCCTCCTTCACGGCCACGACTTGCGTGCGGATCTCCGCGTACATGCCGGATGCCTGAATCTGGGTGATCTGACCGTTCTCCAGCATGTTGGCTACGTTCTGGCTAACCTGGTCGAACTGGGTCTGCGAGATGGCCGCCACACGTTGAATATGGCCCAGCGCTGCGTCGACAGCGTCGAACTGCTTCTTCAGCTCTACCTGATCAATGATCTTCAGCAGCGCGGGGTTATCAGCCGACTCAGACTTCAATTTCTGGATGAAGTCGCGGTAGGCGTCCTCACCCGACTGGAGTGCAGTCTGGAACGCTTCGGTGTCCGTCGTTGCGCCAAAAAAGTCCACCAGTTCGGATTGCTGGTTGTGCACCTTGTCGCTGAACTCGCGGACAGCGTCTGCCTGGTCCCGGTTGTTCGTGTCGGTCAGGGCACGGCGCTGCTGTACCAGTAGGTCAAGTTCACCCTGGGCCTTAACGATCTGGCCTTGGATGCGGACACGCGACGACTCTTTGTCGGCCTCACCCTGCTCTTTACCCAGGGCAGCAATTTCATCGCGCTTCAACTTCTGCTCGATGTCGTTGTTCGCCTGGTTCAGCGTCAGACGCTGCGCGAAGTAATCACGGATCGACTTGAGTTGCAGCTTGTTGGCGTTCTCCAGGGCAGCCTGCTGCTCGGTGATGTGCTGCTTGGATAGGTTGGCCTCCGCTTGCAGACCCGCCCGGATCAAGTCGACGCGGGCCTTGGACAGCGCACGGGCTTCGCCACCGGTATCGGTCTTCGGTGCATCACCATCGCCGGATACGTCAGGCGCAGAAATACCCGCCAGGTTACCGGTGAAGTTGCCGAAGCCTTTGCCTGTGGCGTTCTTGCCTGGCGTACGGAAGTTCGGGGCGGTAGCAGGAGCCGTACCCGCGATCTCCTGGATGATCCGTAGGATGCCGCGCAGTTGTGGTTCAGACGAGCGCAACCAATCCGGCAGACGATCCAGGGAGCCGACCACGGCCTCACTCAAACCACCCGATGCCTTGAGCTGATTGATGTAGAGGTTCAGGTCCTTCTCTACCTGGTCCTTCACGCGGTTGGCTGCATCCAGGGAAGCGATAGCCGCCGATGCGATCTCTTTGTTCGCTGCCTCGGATGCTGTGCCACGGGAGTTGGTATAGGTCTCCGCCGCTTTCTGCGCCTCCTCGGTTGCAGCCTTCACGTTGTCGATGGCAGTCAGGTACGACGGCACGAACTTCGTGTAGGCCTCGGCCGACTGCGGCGAGAACGCATCAGTGACGTAGGCCTTCAGGGTCTCCAGGTTCTTGGTGGTGGTCTGTACCGCCCCGTCCGTTGCCTTAGCCGCTTCTGGGCCGATGTTTATCAGTTGACCGCGCAGGCGGATAGCCAAGGTCTCAAGCGCCGCCACCTGGGTCTGGGTCTGGGAAATCTGGCCAGCCTGCACCACGCCACCGAAGCGGGAACCCGCGTTACCGGCCTGCTGTGCTCGCAGTTCTTCAATGCGTTTGTTACCCGCAGCGATAGCCGCCTCAGTCTTGTCCAGCTCGGCTTTGGTGTTCTCGGCCAGGCCAGGCAGCGCGCTTTGCGTCTTGCCTGCTTTCTCCAGGTCAGCGTACGCACCGGCCACCATCGTCTTGAGCTGGTCACGGGCACCGTCTGCGGTGTTGGCGTCAGCGCTGCCCAGGTTCAGCTTCAGCGTTTCCAGTGAGCCCCCAGCAAACAGGCCAGTACGTTTGTCGATGAACTTCTGCATCACCTCGATACTTTCGTTCAGCTTCTTGTTGTACTTCTCTTGCTCGTCGGTAGCCTGCTTGGCAGCCTCAGCGTTCTTGCGCTGTGCTTCCGAGGTCAGACCCAGCCAGTCGGTCATCTTCTGCAACGTGCCGTTCACGTTATCGAGTAGGCCGAACGCATCGAGCGCGGTGTAGATGATCGTGATCCAGAAGAATGCTTTACCAGCAATGCTGATGAACAGTCCGAAGGCGTTGCCGATCAGCTTGACCGCAGTACCCAGGGCAGTGAAGCCGGTTGCTGCTACAGCCGCCGCCCGCTGGGCCAGAGTCAACGCAGCCGTGGTACGCACTACTTCTCGGTCCGCGTTGGCCAGGGCGATAGCAGCCTTCTGGGCACCTACGGTCAGTACGCCGAAGCCTGTGCCTTTCGCTACTGTGTCGAACTGGGTAAGGGAGGCCATGAGGGCGACCTTACGTGCAACTACCTCCGCCGCTCCCGATGCTTCAATGGCCGCGATGCGTTTGGTGTGGTAGGCGTTCAGCGAAGCCAGGGACCGGGTCTGGAACGTGACCTCCGCCGCAGTCATCTCAGCTACGGCGCCGTTGATTGCAGCCACGCCTAGTTTGCTACCCGCAGCACGAGCCTCCGCCCGAGCAGCCTCACCCTCAGCAACGATCTGTGCAAGGCGGGCCTGGTGCCGTACTTCAGCGGCTGCGATCTTGTTATTCAACTGATCGCGTGCTGCTGCGTTGGCCGCAAGGGCACTTGCCTCAGCACTCGCCACCCCGGACTTCGCCGCAGTGATACCGGCGCTCGCGCCCGCGATATTCGTACGGGCGAGCCCTGTGTTCAGCTTGAGTGCGTTAGCCGCAACCAGGTTCGCCGCTTCAGCTTTCTTCTGGTTCTCCAGGGCCTTCGACTGGGCAATCTCTGCGGCAGTCAGTTTGGCGTTGGCTTCACCATAGGCGGTGCGCGCTGCGAGGAGTTCCTTGATCCGGGCTACCTGGTTCTGGATGGCGGTGTTAGCTGCGGCCGACCCAGCTACTTGCTGCTCGCCCGCTCTCACGGCGTCAAGGCCAAGCTTGGTCATTGCCGTGCCGAGGAGTGGCAGGGTGCTAAGGGACGACATGATCCACTGGGCCAGCTTCAGCTCCAGGATCACCTTGGCCACGGTGACAAAGTTCTCCCAGTTGATGTTCAGGCTGGCGACGTACTTCACACCCTTCGCGATGGAGTTGAACAGGTCCAGGAACGTCTTACCTACATCCTCAGCAAAGTGGATGATCGCAGGGTCCGCCAGGGCAACCTTTAGTTGGCCGATGTAGCCGGTCAGTCGTGGGCCGAAGACTTCACCAGATTTGATGCCCAGTGCCTGGAAGCTGTTACCCAGCTCAGCGATCTGCGCGTCCAGGGTCTTGAGTACGGTCAACTGTTCTTTGATCGCGGACGTACCAGACGCACGACCTTCCTCGGCGTTACGCAGGTTCTTGTCCAGTACTGCGTTGTCGGTGTCCTGGATGCCTTTGGTTACGAGCACGCCGATACGACCACCGCCCGACATGGTCTTGATGGCTTTCTGTTGCTGATCGGGCTTCAGGGTGCGCAGGGCGGCCAGGTACTTCTTGTAGGTCCCGATACCATCCTTAGACAGGTCAGCGACGTAGTCCTTCACCGTCATACCCAGGAGCTTCGCGAACTTGTCAGCCTGGCTGAACATCTCCGAAAAGATCTTGGCGTAGGAGGTGCCCACGACTTCAGGCGACTGACCGAGGTCAAGGCCGGTAGCGGCGAGGCCGATGGACTGCTGGAGGTTGATCGAGCCCGCTGCGTTACCGATCCGCTTCACTACGTCCAGGAGCTGTTCGCCCGTCGCGGTGGAGTTGTTGGATACCTGGTTGAATGCGGACGACACCCCTTCGATGTCCCGGAGGCTCACCTTGAAGATAGATGCGATCTTACCGACCGAGGCGCCCGCTTGTTCGGCTGTCAGGTCCAGTACCGAGGCCATCCGGGAGACGGACTCAGTGAACTGGCGAATACCCTCCACACCCTCTTTGCCCAAGCCCTGTTGCCCTGCCGCCGAAGCGATCTTGGCCAGGTCTACGGCAGAGACGTTGATCTTGCGGGAAAGGTCGACAAGCGAATCACCCAGGTTACGGATCTGGGTGTCGGTGAAGTTGGTGGTCTTCTGGACCGCCGCCATCTGCGCTTCAAACTGGCGTACGGCAGTAACAGGAAAGCCGACCACCTTGAGGGCGGTAAATGCCGAAGAGACGGCGCCCACAAAGCGAATCAGCTTGGATTCCATCTGGGCCAGTTGGGGCGTTAGCCCGTCCGTGGCCCGGACATTTACGTCAATGTTGCTTTCGTTCGCCATGATCAATCACCTCGAATCGGCTGTCGTCAATTTCTTCGAGGTGCTCGGCAAAGGCTGTTGATCCGCCCAAGACTCCTGAGATAGTTACACCCAGGTCCATGAGGGTTGCCGACCGCGTTGCAGCCTCGTCCTTCTCAATCCCATCCAGGAGCATCGTTACCTGCTGGAGGCTGTAGTCTGGTATCTCACGGAACAGGTGACCGTTCTTTGTAAGCTTAGTCACTGCGTATTCAACCCATCGTGGCCCTATGCCTCGGTAGCGCTCGGGCTTTCCTTTCACTTTCCCCTTGCGCTTTTCCGATTCAGCTTTGGCCTGCTTGCGCTTGTCGTCTCTTACTTCGTCCGGCGTTTTTGCTGGGCGATAAAGGCGGCTATTACGGGGAGCAAGCGTTGGGTAAAAAAAGCGTAGTTTCGCTGGAAGATCCCGAACGCCACGATCATCGCTTCGTCTGCGTCCAGCTCGCCAAACTCTTCAGCGGTCAGGTCGGTAAACATAGGCGCCAGTTTCGGCAAGGTGCGCAGGCACCCGGACATAAGCTTCATGTAGACCGCCCCGTCCGGGCCTGCCGCATCGCGAACCAGTCGAGAGGTGTCCAGGGCGTAGGGGCTGTCGCCCGCTGCAATCTTGGCTTCCTGCTCAGCCGACACGGTAGAGACGATCTTGTTCAGTTCGCTGCCGCTGAATCCGGCGATCATGGAGAAGACTAATTCGCTGATCTCTTCCAGGTGCTTGAACTTAGCTGCCTTGAACTTCACCATCCGATTGCCCAGGGAGGGTATCGGGCAGTCCGCCCGGTCATCGCCGAAGAGTTCGTGCACCGCGTTGATCAAGGTTGCGGTTACGTTCAACTCTTGAGCCATTTCTGGACTCATCTCTGCTTGTGTGTCGGTCATGATCCACCCCTACTATTTGGTCCGTTGGATGCGTTTGGCTGCTCGTCCTGCCGGAGCCACACTCTCCGCCTCGACAGGTTCTTGAACTGCGGGTACTTCGGCACTGTAATCGGCACCGCCCGCCTCGTCCAGAGGTTCTTGGTGCTCGTGGTCTGGCTCGGCCTCTGCCTCACCTCCCGCTTCTGGTGCCGTTGCTGCGCTTTTGGCTGCCCGCTCGGTGGTCCAGATGACCGCCTTCTTTGCGGCCAACAAAGACTTGGCTGCGCTTCGCGAGACCTCTACTACATCGCCTGGGTTCTTCCTGACGCCTTTGATACTGATGTCGTCGGCCAGGAGTTCGAGTTTGATCGTCGGTGCAATTGATTGCATTTTCTTTTCCTCCAAAGAAAAAGGGACCGAAGTGGCCCCTTTTTAGTCCAACCCAGGCCCGCGTTACGCGGCAGGGGTGAGGTAGGTCTGCCGGAAGTACTTCGACAGGGTTGCATCGGTGATGGTGTTGTCGCGGAGGATGGTGCCGGTCATTTGGAAACTGGCCAGCTCTTCGTTGATCAACGGCAGGTTTTGCAGCGGCTCGAACGACGCACGCGGGATCTCTACCAGAACCAGGTCGCCGTCGACGGTGTTGATACCTTCGAAGCGCACGAACCGCTCAGGAGGCATAACCTCGGTGAGGCCTTGCAGAGTCTTGTTGCCCGCAGCACCGGTGTAGCTCACGTTGACCTTGCCGCCAGTAGGGACGGTCACGGACTGGGTGAACTGGATGGTGCCGAAGTCTGGGTCCAGGGTGTAGTCGGTGTTGAGTACCAGCGTGACCGGAGTGGTCTCGTCGGTTTCAACAACTACCGCCGACACGTTCTGGGCGTCCAGCGCGATGAAGCCGCCCTTGGCGATTTCGTGCGATTCGTCAACCACGGTAGCCGCGAGGCCGGTGGTGATCGAACCCCAGAGACCCATCACCAGGTTTTCCAGGCTGATGGATTCACAGGTCACGTTGAAGGTTGCCGATTTCTCGGTAACCAGAGTCAGGTCGATGGCGCGTTCGCCGGACTGAGACTCTTTGTGGTCGGTCTTGGTGGTCTGCACAGTCACTTCCAGCGCGGTGCAGTTACCGATCTGGCGCAGACTGATGGACTTACCGGTGAGTGGATCGCGTTCACCAATGATCAGGCGACCTTGACCCGAGTAGTAGTGCGACTGCGGGATAACTCGATTGACGCTCATAGCGATTCTCCTACGATGCAAAGTTGCCTTTCATTGGTAACACAAGTCTCCAGACCTGCGTATAGTACAGCATTGTTTCTGTCGATTCACTCAGTTCGGGCTTCTCCTGCACAAAGGTCCAGGTCCGCTGAACTTCATTCCGCCCCGAAACTCTGTCGGCTACTACCGGTTTGCCGAGGATACCTTGGCGCAGAATAGTCAAAAGAGTTGTCGCTGTCAGCCTTTGTGAACAAAAAGCGTCCACAGGGGCTGCAACCAAAACCATAAACATGAAGTTGCCCATCTGCACGGCGTTGCCTTGCGGGGGGTTTAACTGTGCCTTGTCCGGGGTGATTGGTGCACAACCCTGGTAGCCGATCCCGAACGCGATACCGCCGCACAGGGAGTCCCCTGTCTTCTTCTCCAGGTCGTCCAGGCTGAAGCAGCCATGCACGGTCCCGTCTATTTGCTCGTTGCAGACCGCTTCTTTGACCTTGTTGATCAGGTCGTTCTCCAGGACGGTCAGCAGGTCTTGCCGGTCTTGCAGTTGGGTAGCCATTACACGTTCTCCAGTTGCTGGGCTTTCCTTCGCAGCAGGGAGTCGACGGCTCGTACATCCAGCCTGCCTATACCCAAGAACCGCCGCGCCGGGATCCGGCCAGGTTGCCCCTTGTTTTGTACCCTGGCGTACTCGGCTATCTCAGGATCTTGAATACCGATCCGCAGCCCCGCCCCTGTGTTGAAGAAGGTAGACCCGAGCCCACCCTTGATAACTTGAATAGCGTCCCGCATGGAGCCCTTACGTACCAGCTTCTGCTCCCCGCCGTACCCCAGTTGGGCTTTGCGTCGGAGGGTTGCCGGGGCTAGATCTACCCAGGGTGTTCCGTCTGGGTCGACCATGGCTCTGAAACGTGACCGCACCCGCTTTAACAACAAATCCCCGATCTCGTCAGTGAGGGCGGGGAGGTTCAGGGCTCTACGGATGGAGGCGATCCTTCGCCCCAGTTTTGCCGCGCCCTTTACGAACTTCGTGTCATCTACCATTCGTTCCAGTCTCCGGTAGTGCCAGCCGCCCGGTGCTCCGACTTCACAGGGAACTCGTGCATGAAGCGAGGCCTGTCGTAGCGGTTGAAGATCCGGGCATTCAGCTCCCGGACAATCGAGGCGTTCAAGTCCTGGTGCGAGGAGTTCTTGTCAGTGGCCGCCAGGTTGGTCGACCGCCGCCACATGATCACGGTGGCCAGTGCAATTGATTTCACCCAGTCCGGCAAAAACTTGTAGACGTTCGATCCCGGCTCCGCGAGGAACCCGCTGGTGTACGTGACGGTGTACGTGCCAGGGTCAAGCGTTACGGTGATCACGCCATACTTCCGATCCACTAGCGAAGGGGTGATTTCCAGAACTTCCCCCGCGCTGTCGAGAAACACAGGTGTGTCGATGGTAAGGAATGCGTTTGTAGTGCGCAGCAAGCATTCCTGTGCGCCACAGCCCGTTATCTGGAAAGTGTCCCGGCAATCCACCCGGTCAAGGGTTTCAATGCCGAGAGCTTCTTCCACACGGGTACGGATGGTGCGCTGGAGGTCCTCGAACTGTTCCGGTGTACCCGCGCCGCAGGCGTTACTAGAACCAGCCGAGGTGCCCTTTGTAAGTTCGGTGTTATTGAGAATGTACATAGAGCCTCCAGGCAGTTAGATCACTTCTTGCGCTGTACCGGTGCTGCTCGCCGTGCAGGGGCCTTAGCCGGGGCTTTTGCTGCGGCTGGCTTGGTGACCGCCTTTGGCGCCTTTGGTGTAGCAGGGGCTTTCGGTGCAGTGGTCTCGGTGTTCTTGCCAGCGCCGTCTTCCGACAGGTCGGTCATACGAATGTCACCGGACTCGCCGCCCGCAGGAGGATCGACTGGATCTTCCTCTTCTTCCTCGTGCTCCTCGTCCTGCTCGGCAGCGGCTGCCTTCGGAGGGTGGGTGCCTTCGGGTTCGTTCGATTGTTCGTTGGTGTCATCTTTCACCGGCTCAGTGCGTACGTTCGGCCTCTGGCCTGCTACCGCTTCGGCCTTGGCGTCTTCCTGGGCCTTATACTCTTTGGCAGTGGACTTTTCCCAGTGGAACAACTCTACCGGCACGCCGCCCTCTTCTTTTGCTTCCCAATGACTGCGGGTGAGCAGAGTGGTCGCCACGTCGTCACTGCGGACTTCGACGATCTCGCCCTTGCGGACGGGGTTAGCGAAAAGGGAGGGGAGAGAGATGTTCTCGATCTGAACAGACTTGAGGAAAGTGCTCATGGGTAGTTACCTCGGGGTTATTCCATTCCTAGTGAAAAAGGGGCCGTGAGGCCCCTTCTTTGTCGATCCAAGAAGGCCGATTAAGGCACTTCGTTGGTGTTGACCGGATCGGCGATGGTGTTGGTGATACGAACCGGCAGCGAACGATCAGCAGCGTTACCCAGGTTATCCAGGCGGACCAGTGCGTCGGTGTCGTCGACTTGCAGCGCAACACGAGCGGTTACGACGATGACGTATTCGCGGCTGCGGATGTCTTTGTCGGTCTCGATGCTGATTTCGCGCTGGATGCCGAACAGCAAGTTCTGAGGCATGGTGACCAGACCCTGGTTACCGGTGCCGTGTACGTCCAACATGCCAGCGCCTTCGATGACCAGACCAGCCGCGTGAAGCGGTACGTTACCGGTCAGTGCAGCGTCACCCAGGGCAGTGCCACGAGCCGACAGGTACTGAGCGTAGCGGATGCGGTTGGCCAGCGAAACGAAGCCCTTCATTTGCGGCAGGTTACGCAGGTACTTCGGAGGCATCAGCAACAGCGCGGCGGCGGCGGTGTCGTGGGTGAAGCCAGCGTTCAGGTTGTCCAGAACGTGTACCGAGGCACGCTTCATCCAGCCGTTTTGCAGAGCCAGGTAAGCATCACCCGACGCAGTGTCGCCCCACAGTGCCAGTTCTTCCAGGTCGATTGCTACGCGGGTAGCGATGGCGCGGAGAACGTGGGCTTCGAAGCTTTCGCCTTCGATGTTGTCTTCCAGCACTTCGTAAGGGATGCGAACTTCCGCGATCACTTCGGAGGTGCTCAGTTGGATCTGGCTGGTGGTCGGCTTGGCACGATCCGCAGCGCGAACGTAGCGGTCGTTACCACCCGCGTCCAGGTCGCCGCCAGTTTGGCGAGCAGCGCGCAGGATGCGAGAGCCGAAGCCCATGCGGTTGATTTTCTTCTGAGGGCCAGTCATGCGGATGAAGCGCGACTGTTTCAGGATGGTCGGCTCATCGTAGATGAAGTCGATGAACTGGTTTGCTTGCTCGGGCAACAGGAGGCCGCCGTTGGCTGCGAAGTCTGCCAGGGCGATGTCGGCGCGAGTAATGATATTGCTTGCGGAGGTGGTCATTTTCGACTCCTAGAATCCATGGATTTGGTTACGTGGCTCGCGCCGGGTTATTGGTCAGCGCCAGTCTCGGCACCATCTTCAGGGTCAGCAGCACGCTCGGTACGGGTGACCGTGCCAAACACGCCTTTGAACAGGTCGCCAGTGCCGCGCTTCACTTCCTGCTTAACAGGGAGTTGCTCGCCACCTTCACCGCGCAGGATGGTGGTGCCTTCCAGCTTGGTGATCTTTTCCATCAGTGGAGCAGTAGCCAGGGTCACCGCTTCGGTGATCTCGGCGCGGCGGGCGATGACAGCTTCTTCGCCTTTCAGCTTGTCGGCTGCTTCGTCTTCTTCGCGCTTGATGCGGTCGTCGTCGGCTTTCTTGGCCGCTTCTTCGCGCTGGGCGAGAACGGTAGCAACAGTTTCGGCGACGGCGGTGATGAACTCAGGAGTGCCAGGGGCAGGGGCGGCGACTGGTTCGCTGCGCTGCACATCCAGCGGCTTTTCGTCTTTCTTCGCTGCGGTAGTCATTTCGTGCTCCTTCTCTTTTCGCTGGATTGATGCAACAGATACCAGTAGCTGGCGTGGGAGGGAGTCCAGCAGCCCGTTCGCGTATTCAGCAAACTGACCGCAGGCGCGGGTTACCAAGTCCTTCTTCACATCGACCGGCAGTTCGCTATAGAACAGGATTTGGCGGAACAAATCGGACAGCATCCACATCCCGTCGTTCAGCGCTTCTGTTACTGACTCATCTGCCATCGCCGCGTTGAAGTCCAGTTGGCCCCAACCCCAACCACCGTACGCATACTCGTTGATCACTGCGATGAAGCCGTCCGGGATGTCGCCAACTTGCGAACGAATGATCGTCGCCGTGACACCGCCTTCCAACTCCATCAAGCGAACTTCTTCGCCTTCAGGGACCTCCGCCCGCTGCAACACAAGATTGCCAGACGGATTGTTCAGAGCTTTTTCATCGAAGTCAACAGAATTCCGCTGGCACCATTCTGCGCAGGAGGCTGCGTCAGGGAAGGAACCTGCATCGAATTCCAGAGTCACGACGGTCAGCTTGGTCTTACCTTCGGTTGGTTCGGTCTCTTCGGTGCGCTTGATCTGCGCCACGATGCCGTCAGCCAGGTTGACCGTGGTCACGTCGGTGCAATTGATTGCACCTGGGTTCTGGGCTACCCAGGAGGTGTCATCCTCGCTGCGGGTAACGGTGAAGTTGGCCAGGCCGTAGGAGGCCAGAGTCTCAGCCACGCCAGCTTCATCCAGGGAACCGGGGAGGCTGATGCGGACGAGGTTGTCGGCGCCTTCGCTACGCCGGGTGCGCGGTACGCGCTTGGATGCTGGTTTGCTCACGTTGTCGTCCTCTTGGGCGGATCGGAGAATCCCGAAAGCTCTTTGGTTGGCTGGTTTCTTCACCAGGGTAATGAACGCTGGGTCATCGACGGTGACGAGGTTTCCTTCCACCGTGGCGCTCCGCTTGATTCGTTTAGATCTCATCGTCCTCGTCCTCAATTACTTGGTAGCGGTGAGTGTGTCCGGCAGCTTCTCCGGTCACCGTGGCGCCCGTGATCGAGTGCGAGTGCCCGTCCGTTACCCCTGTACCACCAGAGATTACTCCGTTCAAGGGTCCTAGAACTACCGTATATGTGTGTGTATGTCCATCAAAAGGATCAGGTTCGGTCAGCCCGGAGACGATCCATGTATCGGTGTCGTACTCCAGGTTAACCGGGATCATGAACACGCTGGCCTCGAAGGAGAACCCGTTGATCTCGCCGTCCAGGATGCGCTGCCACAGGGCTGCGTCCAGGATCTTCGCTCCCACAACCCAGGACCCTTCGATGAAGTCTGGGTCCCCGGAGCGGGCGATGAAGCTCTCGACCAAGATGTACTGCTTACCGTCAACGTCCACCCCGTCGTGGTCAACGTCCAGGCCAAAGCCTTTCTGGCTGAAGGTGTAGCAGAACTCCTTGATGGCCTCCGGGGTGTAGACATCACCGTAGGAGTTCGGCACGTAGGGGACCAGCAGCTCGGCCAATACTACCTGCTCGAACTGCCGATCATCTCGCTGGACGATGCGGACTTGGGCGGTCATTTGAGAATCTCCCCTTCCTTGCCATGTTCAGGCTGCTTGAGGCTCGTGTCGCCACTGGCTTCGAGGTCCTTCGCTTCCTGGTCCTTGGCAGCCTGTTCGTCGTGGGTCTTGGCCGCCCCGGTAGTCAACTGGAGAGGTTGGTCCATCCACTCTTGGTAGCCTGCTTCGCCCGGTTGTGGGTACTCAGGCAGCTCGGCTTGCAGGAAGGTGTTCGCCGACTCTACTGCGGTGCGTGGGGTCACGGCGCCCATCACGTTCAGCGCGGTCAACGCCTTGATGGTGGTCTCCGGCGAGGTGATCGCGGGTACGCGGCTGACGATGCGGACAGACTTCATCTTCATGCCGTTGGCACCGATGAAGACCTTCTTGTTCAGGATCTCGTCCAGCTCCGACCGGTCAGGGCCGAATACTTGGGACTCCGCGAGTGCTACAGCCACTTGGGAGTTCGCATAGTTAGCGTCGGCGCCCATGCCGACCAGGACGGAACCAAGACGCCAGGCCGACCGAACTTTGGCCATGTTGGCTTGGTCGTACTCTTTGAACAGTGCATCGCTTTGGCGGGAGTCGGTCAGCTTCTCGACTTTGAGCTGCACCGGGGTGCCGTTGCCGTCCATGCTGTCGCTGACGCCTACTGCTTCCACCAACATGATGCGGTTCTGGCGGTTCTTACCTACGTCGCCTTTGGAGAGCATGTTGGTCAGCTCTTTGTAGGACTGGTTCGTCAGCTTGCCGCCCGCGACCGTCAGCATCATCGGTGGCACGGTGTTGTCCTGGAAGTAGCGCATGTTCACTTCTTCCGACTCCCGGCTGCCAATGATCGAAGGCAACTGGTTGATCCACCGAGGCACGCCGTAGGGTTCATTCGACGGCAGCTTGAAGTGGATGATCTCGGTGGCACTGTTGCCTGGCTCATAGCCCGCGTCTTCCGGGAACAGGCCAGTCTTCCGGTTCATGTCGCGAGGGTCACCGAACTCTTTGAAGTACACGACCGCACCCATAACGCGCTGCTGGAAGCGGCGGAACTTGCGTAACTCTTTCACGGTGCTGACACGGCGACCACGAGGGATGGTGTATTCGACCAGGACCTCAGTCTTATGCTTCGGGCACAGCCGGGTGATGATCGCTGGTGCGTGGCGCAGGAGGGACAGCTCGCTGGACACGTCGCGGATCACTTCCAGGAAGCCGAAGCCTACCGACTCGCGGTCGCGGATCACCTTGGCCATAACGGTCGGCAGATCTTCTTCGGCGTTGGCGTTCTCCAGAAAGGACTGGGTCTCGGCCTTCTCACCTTCGTTGATCTTTGCATCGCGGCGGATCGGTGCGATCTCCCAGCCTGGGCGGACCACGTTGGTCACGTAGGCGTCAATGCACGGACGCAATGCGTTCGAGTTCTCGATTACCTCGAACAGGCGGTGGATGGCATAGGGAGGTGGGAGGATGAAGTCACCCGAGCCATAGGCCAGAGCGAACTCGTCGATGTACTCAAGTTGTTGGGAGGTGTCGGACTCCGCCCGCTGAACCTGGATGATAGTGGACCTGGCCTCTACCTCCGGGCTGCCGCGCAAACGGGACCGGGTGATGCGTCGAGTGGAACTGAGGGTGCTCATGCGCTGTTCTCCCGTTTGTAGGCGAAGCCCTGAGCCATCAGGTCCTCGTTCAGATTCTTTTCAAGACCGTCATCGTTGATCACCCAGGCAACTACCACCCAGCTACTGACCCCGCGACTTTTGATCTCCAACCTCAGCGTCTTGCCCTTGCACAGCGACTTGACATAAGAGCGTAATTTTCCAGCGGTGGTCTCGGGTCCAGACCTGACCGCGTTTGGGGCATCTACTCCGTGCAATCGAACCCGCTGTTTCTTGAAAAGGTTCTCTACGCCGAGGTCCACCAAAACGATCAAATCATCTGCCGAGAACACCTGGACGACCTCTGCTTTGAGCGTCCTTTCTTCGTTCTCGTTCATCTTGCATCTCCCATACCGAACTGGCGCGAGCTTACAACACAAACTTATCTTCAGGCAAAGAAAAACCCCGCTGGTTAGGCGGGGTCTGGTGCAATCAATTGCACGGCTAGGACGGGGATCGCACCATAACCGCCCGGTGGTGGGCGTGGCCAGTCCGTTTCACGTTGTCATACAGGTCGTTTAATTCTTCCGCCAGCTCTGCTTGCCAAACGCCGAGGTTCAACGCTTCGAGCAGGTCCTCCAGCGACAAGCCTTCGAGCTGGTTGATGACGATTTCGTTCAGGTAAGTATTGTCTTCCTTACCGTCACCCCAGTTCTTGATATAGGTCTTTTCCTTGTAGCCGTTGGCCCAGCGGTGCTGGTTCAAGGTGGCCTTGGCGAAGTACCGCCCGATCAAGCCAACCAGACCCAGCTCGGTGTGTTCTGCCACCTCGACCAGCAGCTCGAAGGCACTCCGGGTGTCGGTATCCAGGCAAGCCGAGATGAGTGCCTCAGTGCGGCGCAGAGTCTGCTCCGGGGTGCCCAGTTTGGATGGCGTTTCGTCCATCGGGGCGAAGCGCTCGACCCAGGAATCATCGACGTGCTTCTCGTAGCCTCTGTCCAGCATGGTCATCAGGCTTTGCGCGGCGTTGTTCAAGGCAAAGGGGTGAACCGGGTCACTGTGCATGTAGCTTTGCAGGTGGTCACTGATCAGGAAGTGCAGGGCGTCGACCAGCTCCATGTGGAACTCTGCGATGTCCTTCTCCTCACGGAACGCATCGTGGTAGTTGTTGTCCAGGTTCTTCCACCATTCCCAGGTGGTGTGACCCATTGCCTCGCTGGCTTCGGTCCAGGCCGCCCGCATGAACGGATACCCTGCGGTGTGCCACTGCGGGTTCACGATCACGTTTTGCTTATTCTGCAATTCCACCATCATCCGCGATACACCCGCGAGGCGCTCCAGGGTGTCGCCAGTGAAGAAGGTCTTCGAGTGGATATTCATGTGCTCTTACTCCGGGTTGTACTCAGGTGTGCCTGCGATGAAGGGAGCGATCTGCGGCAGCATGTCCACAGGGTCGCCGTTGTTGTGTACGGTGTTGGTGATGAAGTCGTCCGGGAAGCGGTCGTCGCTGGTGTGGCCGGTGTGTACCACCCCCTCCCGAAGGATCTCCACCATGGCGTAGCCGACACCCAGCTCGATGCAGCGCTGGAGGATGTACTCGGCTTCGTTGTACAGCGGCTGCCCACTCTCGTCGTTGTAGGCGCGAGTGTCCGACACGACGAAAAGGCGTCTGCCTTCTTCGTACAGCCGAGTCAGCTCCTCGTCGAACTGGTCTATCCAGTATTCCTTGTCCTGGCGGCGGCGATACTCCGTGCCCCAGAACTGAAGTACCTGGCGGGAGGTGAGAGGCTCCCCGATGGCTACGCCGTGGCTTAGAGCCACCCGGACGAAGTCGCGGTCTGAGCAATTCAGCAACGCAAGTGACTTCTGGGGGCGGGTCTTCCAATCATGCGACTGAAGTAGCTCAACGCTCGCGTCAAAGGCTTCACTCACCTCCCGGTAAAGGGCCGTCGCGAACGCCACGCGGGTGTAGTCGTACTTCTCGACCAGCAGCCCAGCCAAGGTGTCCTTTCCTGCTCTCGGCAGTGAGTGGAGCGCCACAATTTGTGCCATTTCCTTATCCTCTTGTACGTCGTGTTGTCCGTCCCGCCGCTGGCGGTTTGGACGCTGCCTTTGGTGTGGCTTTGGCGGCTGCCTCGGCCTCGCGTTTCAGTTTCGCCGCAATGGTGCGAGCGTCGTTCGGGTTCTCACCCATCCGGTACTCGAACAGAGGGCAAGTGTTCGAGGTGCACTTGGCGACCTCGTAGACCATGCCGCCCATGCAGGTGACGCACATTGCACGGATGGCTGTCTTCCGGTTCGTCACACCGGCTGTGAAGCGTTCGCATACTGCCTGATAGTCGACTCGGCCTGACGCGGCGCGGGAGCTGCGGTCGCCTCCCTCCTCGTCATCTTCATCCTCTACCGCCGCCCGGCGCTCGGGCTCCACGATCCTGACCGGTTCCGCTGGGGTCTTGTCCCAGTCAGTCGTTCGTTGCCTCCGTATCACTGCCATCGACCTTCTCCTTCCTCAGTTTTCCCACCCACTTCGGGATCTCTGGCGTGCGCCAAAGGATCTCGCTGGTGCCGTCTTGTACATACACCGCCTCGACTTGCCAGAGGTCGCCGAGGTGACTCACCCGGATAAACGCCGGATCAAATGGGGCCAGGCCCCGAGGTAGCTCCCTCGCTACGAACGCGAGGAACTCCTCGCTGAATGCAATATAGCAGTACCCAGTCTCGTTCGGTGCATGAACTAAAACCGTTCTGGCCAAAGTCCTTGCTGCACCGGTATCGCTTGGCTTCCGTGCCTGGGCGAGTGCGAACTTCTTGCGCTCCTGGTTGATCATAGGCGCCCTCCCTGCTGGGCCTGGTAGATGAAGAATCCTACCGTCTCGTTGTAGTTGGCCGACCCGCGAAAGGGCTGTATGCCGAAGTTCTGAGTATCGCGAACCTTGAAGGCCAGTAGCGCCTGGTTCGTATCAGTCCCTCGATGGGGGTTATACACGTCCATCGTGCACTCCATGATGCAGATACGCCTGTCTCCGTAGCCCCAGTAGACAACGGCCTGGATCGACTCGACGTGGTCCGGGCCACCCTCGCGCCTGAAGAAGCTGCTCAGGTCGTTGTTACCGGGCACCATGTCCCTTGGGCGTACGCCCGCCCCGCCGTTGGTGATCCCTTCCCTGCGTAGCGCCTGCTCGGACTTGGTATTGAACTGGTCCAGCAACCCGTTGATCCTGCCTATGTGCCTGACCTGCACCTCTACGGCGGTCTCCGTCAGGGTCGACCTAGCCGACTCCATCGCCCGCGCCAGCGTGTTGGTGGTGTGTACCCGTACTACCGTCCGCTCGCTGCCCGGCTGCGCGGGGTCGAACCCCATCACACGGTTCGCTAGCTGCTGAATGATCGGCGGGTTGGAGAGTGATGTGACCTCAATCTGTTGCAGTTGCGCTATCAGCGAGGGCTCACTCAAGAGCTGGTTCCAGTCCTGTAGGTTCACGTTGCGCGGTGTGTCGTTCTGGCCGCCGTTGAGTACCCAGTCGTCTATGTTGGCCATGAGCTGCTCACTCATCCGTGCCTGCACCATGGAGTTCAGTACGGAGACTCCTGCACCGGCCACCGCGACCGCTGTCTTGATCTCGGCCTTGGTTTCTTCTACAGGTTTCTCTGGCTTCTTGGTGCCTGCCAGGAGCCTGCGTGCTTCACGTAAATTGACCATGGCTATCGCTCGATGGTGATCAGTAGGCGGTCATCTACCGCCTTGATGTAGGTGTCTTTCGGCCAGCCCCCGAACAGTACCGACAGGATAATCTCCTCCGGCTTCTTGTACTCGGGTGGGACCAGCTCGAACTCAATGGTGTCGCCGCGCCAGTCGTGGTTGGGGATCCATCCGGCGCTACGCGGAGAAGTGTAACCGGAGACGATGCTGAAGCGCGGCAAACCTGTGATCTCGATCAGCTTGTCATAGACCTCACCGGCCAGGCTGAAGGCCTCCAATACCGCAGGGTCAAGCACGCTGGGGACGTTCTTCACTCCTTCGGTGACCCACTCTTCGTCGTACAGCCAGTCGGTCATCATGGTGTACTTCGAGGTGCGAATGTGGTGCATCTGCTTCCGCCCGCCGCCGTGGTACGTGGGGAAGCCCTTGCCTACCCAGTCGAAGTCCATACCGTCTTCCAGGAGCCTGGCAAGCGCACGGTCGCGGGCTCCCTGGTTCGGGTACTTGCGGTAGTCGGGCTTCACCCCAGACTTGCCGGTGTACCGGTTTTCGTACCAGGCCATACGCGGCTTGCCGGTGCGCACTTCTTCGTCGCTCACGGCGATGCAGATGTAGGGCGATTCGCTGTAGGTAATCAGTCGGCTCAGTTGTAGGTCCTGGAGGTGGTTCAGCGCGAAGCTGATTGGTGAGTCTCCGCCCACGTTGGCGTCCGGGGTCAGAAGCTGCACCCAGGCATGCGGGCAGATGTCTACGGCTGCACCCAAGTCCCACCGATGATGGCTTGGCTTGCGCGGGTCCTGGTACTTGACGATCTTGTCGGACAGCGAGGGCGAGATGAACCCGTAGGAAATTGAGATGGGTCCGATCAGCGCCAGGATAGGCTCCAGGGCGTTCTCGCACAGCGCTTTACCGTTTGCCAGGCGCTCGTCGAACCCGGCTTGCTTGTTGAACACGTTGGGGTATCCCTCGGCGTAGACCGAGTTGCAGCCCATCATGTCCGACAGGAGGAAGTGCGGCGAAAGTCTCGTGCGGGTTGGATTCAGGACGCCCATGGTGACCTCACTGTCTGGTGCGTACGGCGGGGAAGAGGCAGACGTTTGCCGGAAGGTCGTTCGGGTCCATCACGTCGACAGCCTTGATCGACAGCGCTTCGGTGATCAGCTCGACCGAGACCATCTTCAGCATCGACGGGTTGTTGGCGATGTGCTCGCAACCGAAGTCCGGGGCGGTCTCCTTGTCGAAGAAGGCGCGGCGGAAGGCTTCCAGGTAGATGTCCGTCCAGTCCTTGTTCTCGAAGTCGAAGGCGTCGTCGTGCTGCATGATGGACGAGCCGGACTTGGCCAGGGCGTAGGCCACGTCGGGGAGGCCGGTATCCATGTAGCGGCATACTGCATCCAGGAGGGCGCCCGATCCGTGTACATGGCGGTCTGCTGGCGCGAACGCTGCCAGGACCTGGGAATACTCTTGCTCATTGCTCATGGGTGTCTCCTGTCAATGGGTTACCGGGTTCGCCGTACTCGACGCACTGCCGGGGTCGGTTGCTCTTCTTCCTCGGGTTCTTCCTCCCGAGCTTTGACCTTCGGTCGCTTGCCCTTGCGGCCCATCTCGTAGGCGTCACGCAGGCCCTTTGCAACGGTGGGTAGCAAGAAGGTCTTACCTGCCTCCCACCCCTTCAACACCTCCCGCGCCAAGTCAATGAACTCGGGGATCTCCTTGACTGTGTCGTCAAGGTCGTTGCAAGGGTTATCGCGTTTACTCGTCGTCATCATCCTCGCCCTCGTTGAACAGCGCCGTCGCGATCCACTCAGACAGCTCCGCCCTCGGCAGAGTCATGCCATGGCTTTTCTCCATAACTTTCTGTTTCACCTCCTTGTACTCCAGGCGAGCCCACTTCAGGTACTGGCCTACCGCCGACTGTACGTTCATGGCGTTGAGCAGGTCCAACATCTCCTTATCGGTAGGAGGCGTGCGCAAGTACTGGACCGTCACCTCCCGCAGATCCGAGATGTGGATGTCGCGGCGATCCTTGTAAGTGGCCAGCGCCCATCCGAAGAACGGGTGGTAGGCGTCTTGCTGAAGTATGCCCATGAGAATCGCAGCCAGGGCGGCAGTCTCCGTCTCAGCGCTCGCTCCCAGGCGATCAACCTGTAGGCCCAGTACACCCGATGCCCAGTCCTTCAGCGCGTTGTAGAAGCCCTTCCAGACGAACTGGGTGTACTCGGTCATCACGTTGCGGGCAGCCAGTAAGTCCTCCAAGGCGCCAACGCTCAGGTCATCGCTCTTGGCCAGGGCGTTTTCCAGGTGCGTGAAGCACTTTACAACGGCGTCTTCGCCACGCTCAATCGTGGGCTGTATCCGCTCAAGGGAGGCCTTGGCCCCGTTCTCCACGCCATGCAGGAAGACTTGCCAGTCCCGGTCGACGCCGCGCACGCGAGGGTTGTTGGTTTCTACCCAAAGCAGGGTGGATGGAAAGTAGCTGCGGTCCATCATCCCCACGATGGCAGATGCGAAGTTCTTCTCAAGACGGGCCTTGGGGTCCATGGTCTTTCCTCTGAATTGTTGTGGTGAACATACCAAGAAGTTTACCTAATAGACGCCCGCGCGCCCATGTTCACTGACTTGACTTCACCAGGTTTACGGTCTCGTCGCCGGAGGTTCGTGCAATCAATTGCACCGCCGCCTCTTCGCGGGATTCCTGCATCATCGTCTGGACTATCAGGTCGCGGCGGGCTGCGGCTGAGGCCTTGGTGGGGGCTCGCACCATAACCGCCCCTGGGGTGCCATTGACCGTGATGTGGGCTACGAAGCAGTCCCCGTAGTCCATCACCTCGCCCCGCTCCCACAGGCCCAGCTTGCCCACCTTGTTCACAGGCTTGACCGGCGCCAGGGCCAGCCTGAGACGCTGCAACGCTCGCTTAATCGCTTGCATGGTTCACCCTATGATGTCGATGCCAAAGGCCTTCTCGAAGATCCCGCGCTGGGGGTGCTTGGTTATCTTGAGGCCTTGGATGACGGCTTCGTCGAGGATCACCCCGCAAACCACCTGCCATGCCCCTTCGTCAGCTTTCCGCCGTACCACTGTGCGCCCCGGTGCAGAGGCGGTGAAACTAAGCGTTGCACCTGGGTGGAACTCCTGGTTGTGGTCCTCGAAGGCCTGGATAGCCTCGTTGCGGGTGTACCGCTCCCGGCCGCAGGCGCGGGCGTAGTTATCGAATACCAGAGAGATGATCTCGCCGGGCTGACGGAACTCCACTCGCCAGTTCCAGCGCTCCCTCCCGTCGAGCGGCGGCATGCTGATCGGCGTAATGCGGGCGATGGTGTACAGGATCTTGTCCGAGTGCTCGACGCAGACCCAGTGCACGAGCTGTCCTTCCGAGGCATCGCCCTGGTTTACCAGGCTGAGCCCCGCGTGTACGTGCTGGTGGCGGAAGTCGATGAACCAGGTGGCCACCGTGGAGAAGGCCTGACCCAAGGTCTCGAAGACCGCATTGTCTGGCTTATCCATCACTTGCTCCCTTTGAAGGCCTGGCGCATCTGGTGACGCATCAGGTTAGGGATCGGGGCTTCTACCGGGCGCTGTACCAGGTTCTTCAGCCAGTTGGTGCAGATGTAGCGCTTTGGGTTTTCCTGGACCAGCATGAAGCCGCGCTTGCCGTTCTCGGTCCACAGCGCGCAAATCTGGGCGTCAACCGGGACCGGGTCGGCGGTGGTGAAAAACTCCGCGTTGTCTTCTTCGAGCTGCTTCCTGGCCTCGCTCCATTCGTTGAAACCGATAGGCAACTTGATCGGCACGGCGCGGGCGTCCTGGCTGCCTACGAAGGTCAGCACGTCGGAGATGTTGTTCATTACTGGCATGGTGTTGCTCCTCGTGGTTATGGGTTCAGCTTACCGCACGGTCACTCTTGGTGCGGCGGCACTGATGGACGTTTCTTGCCGACAGTGAGTCGACGTTTGATGACCTTTGGTTTCGGTTCAGGTTTGGTCCTCTCGGTCACCTTCTTGGTCTTGGACTGTTTCTTCCTCATCTTGCTGCTGTCGTGTCCCAGGTCTTCGAGCTGCTGAGCAAACTCGGTCAATCGGTCCACCATCTCGCCCGCCCGGCGAGCGCGCTCTGCTGGAGGTAGCAAGTAGTCCTCCTCGTGCTCCTGCTCCAGGGAGTTGATCTGCCTGTTAATGCGAGCTATCCGCCCGGCCCTGGTGCGCGGGCTGACGTAGTCAGCGTCTACCGCCTCGACGGGTACAGGTGGTACGGGTTGACCGCGTGTAGGCAGCTCGTTACCTCTGCGGATCTGGGGTGGGTCTGCGGCTCGGCGGGTGCGGGCTACCTCCGCCCGGAGCTGCCTGTTTTCCTCCCGGCGCTGCTGGTCCACCCTGCGGAAGTCCGGGCTCGACTGGGGCGGGGCGAAGGGTCGACCAGGTGTGATTTCTTCACGCTCCTGGCGGCGCAGTCTTGCAGCCTCCCGTGCTATGTCCCGCAGCACGAGCAGCTCAGCCAGTAACGCTTCGTCGTACAAGTCGTAAAGCTCTCTCAATGCTAGGTGGCTTGTTCTTACCGTAAGGCCGTAAGGCGATAGTAAGAGCCATACAAGGCGATCCCTCGCTTGGGTGTAGAACACCGAGTCAGTGTCTGGCGCGGTGTCTTGGTCTCCAAACCCTGAAATACGCGGGGCTGTAAAGCCCATCAGGAGGTCGTAAGCCAGCCTGAAGTCGTAGACCCTACGAAACTCAAGTTCTGTCATCTTAATCACCGTAAAACGCGGAGCTGCGTACTGGGTCTGCGGTAGGGGCGCTCACGCGGAAACCTATCTCTCCCTCCGCCCGCAGCTCGGTGCCCGGCATGCCGGTCCAGCCCGTCTCGTCCCACTTCCAGGCCTTGCCAGTGCGGCGGCAGACCTTGTTGGTGGTGGTGCTGGTCCGGCCCGAGGCCCCTGCCTGCGCCACCGGGCGGAGGTAGACGAACTCGTTGTCCTTGCCAACCACGACGCGGTGCAGGTCGTAGTAGCCGTCCTGGCGCAGAACGCAATGGTCCAGCTCGCTGACGTGGTCGCAGCGCTCCGTGGAGCTGGCAAAGGAGGGGGAGACGTTGACCCTGTGGGACGCACGCCAAACCGCTTTGTGGGCGGCAACCGAGGAACCCTGGAAAATCGAGTCCTGTTCCACTTCTACGTGGGAGCCGATGGTGGGGATGTAGATCTTATCGCCCGGCTCTACGAGGCCGTAACGAATCTGGACAAAGCCGTTTCCTGGGTTCATGGCGGTTACTCCTGGGTTGGTGCCTGGAGTATACCGCTGTGCTTTTAGGAAGTCAGAACCACCGATGCTCGTGCAATCAATTGCACGGCTATGGGACGTACCGGTCTAGGACGAGCAGTACGCAGAGAGCGAGGATAGGCAGGATGTACTGGCGCTTGCTGATCATGGCCACGGACGACGTGGCCACCTCCCAGGCGCTGAGGAAGTACAGCATCTTGACCAGCGCGAACAGCGTGTCGAGCAGCACGAGGTTCATGCTGCCTCCCAGATCTCAGGAACGCTGGTTCCCTTCAGGTACAGCGGATGTTTAGGCGAGCCGTTCTTGTTGACACCCAGGCAGTACAAGACAGGGTTGTCGGTGGTGAGAATATCGACCACTGCCTTCGCACGGGCGGGGTCTGCCTCGTTTCCCCACCCGAGTATGACCATTGAGGCGCGGACGCTGGCTGCGTAGATCCAGGCGTCGTTCTCCGCACCTACAGGATCCCGCACATCGCGAAGCTCCGAAGGGTCGGTAGCACGGTACGCATACAGGTTGACCACGACGAACTCACGGTAGCCCCAGGAGCGGGCGAACCCTGTGATCTTGCGGATGGTTGCATCGTCCACTTCCGCATCTGCGGTCGACGGGTTGAGCATCACCCAGAGCAGAACGCCTGGCTTGATCTTGTGAGAGGTGATGCGCCCGGTTACACGGCGAGTCAGCACCCAACGGTATCTTCCGCATTGACTAATTTTGGCTGACATGGCCGATTCCTTTTCAGTCTGGTTGTTTGGTGAAGCGGTCGTACATGTGATCCTGCGGATCCAGGCCAATCAGTTTGGTTCTGCTGTGATCAACTGCGCTCCATGCTTCGATGAACTTCTGCTTAGCCTCGTCATCCATCTGAGGCATGACCACGGTGATAGGCAGTACCGACTTCACCAGGTTCAGGGCCACGCGGCACGCCCGCGCCTGGTCCTTGGTGACCGGCTGGCTGTAAAGGACGTTCTCCAGCTCCGTGACCCACCATTGATCCTGGGCAAATGGTTCGCCATCCTGGTCTACCGGCTGCAACGGCTTCGAGTGCGCGTGAGGGGTGCCGTAGTGCGGGCAGCCTTCTTCCTCGCAGGTGTTGCCGGTCACGACCTTCAGACCTTCCACTACCATGTCCCGCAGCTCTTCCGCGTGCTCCATCGTCTGGCCATTGACCAAGACCGCCCCGTACCACATGCGGTCGCTGGAGGCGCAGAGCTTGCTCCCTTTCGAGTATTCCAGGTCGATGTCCGCCTGCGGGGTGCTGTCTTCCGCCTCGTTGGCTGGCCAAGTGTTGCCTTTACGCACGCCGACTATGTCCAGGCCGGGGATCGACAACTGGCCACACGCCACTGGCTCGGGGCTACTGACGTAGGTCATCTTCCGCAGGAAATTCAGGAGCGTCTTGCTCCAGACTTTGCCGTTGGCACCCTGGTAGACCACGGTGGGCGGGTACTCTGCACGGTCGCTGTACTGGTTGGCCAGCTTGTCAATCACATACTCGTTACCGTTGGAGTGCTTCCAGGTCTCGCCCGAGGCTGGGATACGACCATCGAGCGGCACATCCAGGACTTCGCAGTAGGCGTGGATCTCCGCCCGTACTTTCAGGTAGTTGGTGTCGCGGCAGTACTCCAGCCCTGCTTCGTCGTAGCCGACCCACTGGCCCTTGTCGTAGTAGATGTGGCCGGTAGACTTGGCGGAGTCGAGCAACCCCAGGGAGTGCAGGAGGGTCACGATGCCGTGCTCTCCGTGAAGGCCTAGCTGGATCGCGGGTTGCGTCTGGTTAGGCCACTCTTCGTTGCCTACCACGTCGAACGCATCCTTACGGCAGGTGCCCAGCCAGGAGGTCAGGAGCGGGCCGTCCCCGTTCTCCAACACCCCCGTATGCAGGCGCACCGAGGCAGCCCCCAGGAGCATGTACAAGCCGTTCTCGATCTTCATGGTCAGGAAACCTCTTCGATTATGTCGTTGAGTTGGTTGTGAGACAGCGCCCGGTGACTGCCGTATGCCTCAAGGGCGTCGGCGGCGATGTCCACGCATTCATCGTGGCTGAAACCACGATTGCGGAGTTCATGGTAGACCTGTTTGTAGAGGTTCGGCTCGCCCACTGGGTACGACACACGCCTTTCTACCAGAATGTTCAGATAGCCGAACGCCTTCCAGCGGCCATGACAGTCCTTGCATTCGCCGCCCCAGTTCAGGCCCCACGCGAAACGCCACCATATCCATTTGTACCAGGTCATGTCGTTCTCCTTACTTGAACTCTACGGTGAAGTGATAGAGCCACTGAGGCTCCTCGGTTCCTGCCTTGAACGTGAGGGTGCGGTAGACCGTGGTGGTCTCCGGCTCCCGGTTGCCTGCGAACTCCAGGTTTACATGTGATACCAAAAACATGAAGTGGGCGGAAGGTACACCGAGGTCTGCCTCGACGTTGCTTGGCTCCGGGGTGATGTTGCAGGTGGTGGTGCGGCAAGAGCCCACATGGCGCAGACCGCTGCGGCGGGAGTAGTTGCTGGCAAGGGCGATGACTGCCATTTCATCTAAGCTCTCGAAGCGAACACCGAAGCCCTCGCTGTCCAGGCTCACGCTGATCTCTCTGGGGATGGGGAGTTGCATCACACGGTTTCCTTTTTGGGGCGGACGTAGATCGACAGGATGAGCGGGAAGGCCAGGAAGAAGAACCCCTTGGCTATGGCTCGGTCGATCATCGGATCCGCGAAGATGAAGTACCCGGCGATCAGCGTGTAAATCAGGATCGCCACGTCGTAGTGGAGCTGGAACTGTCTCATGCCACTTCCTCGTTCAATACACGGATCTTGCGGGTGTCGGCCAGGTCCACGAAGCCCGGCAGCTTGAGCCACTCGGTAGCCACCTGCCCCATGAAGTGTTTCTCCAGGTCGGCAAACAGGCCCTCAGCTTGTACGGCTGTGATGCCCTCGCACTTCTTGGTCAGTTCGCAGTAGTCAATCTTGTCCACCCGTGGATCGAAGGGGATCAGCGGGCGGTTAATGCCTTCGGCAGCGATACCTATCATCACCTTGCCCCGCGTGAAGTATTTGGTCCCTAACTTAGCCATGTTTCGCTCCGTGCAATTGATTGCATCAGGTCAGGAGGGTGACGGCCAGTGCGTGAACTGTCTGTGCCGTCTGGTTCTTCTCGGGTATGGCCAGGGCGCACAGCGCCAGCATCCCAGCCACCCGCAACGAAAGGTCTATAAGCTCAACCAGTACCTTCAACGTGCTGCCTCCTTCCTCTGTTCCATCTTCTGAAGCCGCGCCCGGTTGATCGCCTCAATCGTCGAAAGGGCAAGCTGTCCATGGCGGATCTCGGCCACCCCCTGGGCGTAAGTTCGCAGTGTGCTGAGGGACTTCTCCAGTTCGCTGTACAGGCTCAGGAGTTCGGTCTCCCCATCCTTGGTGTTCGTCACCCCAAGCATAATCAGGAGGTTCGTGGGGTCTAGGTCACTCGTTGCTGCCGGTGCCATCTTCTTGGGCTTTGGCGCACTCCGCCCCGCGAATACCGATGCCAGGAGGTGGACTACGAACGTGCCCACTATGACCACGGTCATGATCGGCCAGATCAATGACCCTACCGCGATCTGCACCTTGCCACGCCTGGTCAGTGTGCCTGCGGCGTTGCCGATTCTCGCGCTGAGTGACATAGCAATCAACACGATGCCCAAGTACCAGGTTCCGTAGATTTGAAAAAGTTCCATGATGGCTCTCCTTAGTAGCGGGTATCAGGGAAGGCGCCCGAGCTGGGCAGGCAGAGGAGTAGCAGGATCGTCGCGACTACCCAGATAACGTAGAAGCGGCGAAGTGCCTTTTCCGACGCCTTGTAGTACGGGGCGTTGTCCTGGCGCGGAGCGCCGTACAGTGCGCGGATCCGGTTCATCTGAGCGATGACGTAGATCAGGGCCGGTAAGAGTCCGGCGCCCGCGCTGAGCAGGAGTAGGGCTAGTGCGTACATCATGAGTCTCCTTAGAGGTATCGGTACACGCGAGGGGTCGCGATGCAGTCCAGGTAGAACATAGTGGCAAGTCCGGCCAGGGCAAGGAGCCCCAAGACCAGCGCTACGTTGAAAACATGGTCCCACTGGCGGGTGGTGATCTGGATAGAGGGTAGGTTGAGTGTGGCCGTCGAACATGTTGCAAGAAGGGATAAAAGAATCAATCCAAGTATTGCAGGAAGATACGGCATCGTTGCACCTCTTCTGACTTTCCGTTGTACAGGGCCATTTTATAACCCTGGCTAGATCCTGTCCTAAGACACAGACTTGACTTAGCCTACGACTTCCTTACGCGGCATAACAAATCTGCCGTGGACGTAGATAGCTGCCACCATCCCCAGGGCCGCTCCTAGCCCTGTGCAGAGCCCCAGGCTCCAATGGTTGTCGTACACCATCTTGACCATGAAGGCGTCACCTACCCCGATGGCTGCGCTGGTCGCGGCGACCCACCAATACATGCTGTGCAGCACGTTCTTGTGCTGGAAGCCCTTGAAGAAAGCCGACAGGGCGGCTAACCAGAAGGCAGTTAGGTAGATCATCATTGCTCGCCCTCCTTGAAGATGCGCGTAAAGCCTTTTGGCAGGTTACCGGCGATGCTGTCCAGGGCGTCGATCAGTCTGTCTGGCCTGACGAGGTACTGGCCGTTACCGCCCAGGCGCCCCTTAACTACGTGCATCATGATCGCGGGCGGGAGGGTCTTGCTCCTCTCGCTTGGCTGGGGCGTACTCACCATCAGGATGAAGTCCCCCGCCCGGAACCCGCCTGGCTGCAACTCCTTTCCATGCAGCGTTGTAGGCGATTCGTTGCCTTCCCAAATTCCCTTTAGTTGATCCATCAGTGATTGCAGTGCTGTGTCTTTCATGGTTCACCCCCGGCGCAGTCTCCGCGCCTTCGCAAATCCAGACTCTTCCGTTATCGCTGGCCCACCCAACCAGGTAACCAACGTCCTTTCCTACTGCCCACTCATAAGCGCGGGTTGCGGCGGTGATTGTTCCGTCGCGGGTCCAAACCTCGGCGCAGGAATACCAAGGCTTGAGTTTGTTGTAGATCACGTAGCGCATTACTGGTGAGCTTCCACGCAGGACCGCCACCCGAACCACAGCTTGTCGTGGCTGATCGCTGCGGAAATACAGCGTACGTGCTCGTAGCCGTACGCGGCATTACGCAGGCTGGGGCTGTTGTATAGGATTACGCCTTCAGGCATCGGGTGGCGCTGGTGGAACAGCTCTCGCTCTGCCGCCCAGTCGATCTCGGTAGGCCCTGGGAGCGGGCTGCTTTTCGGCTTGAGTGCTTGCTTCTCGCGGATGCGTTGCATCACGGCCGGGCCGTTGCAGCGGTTGAACTCTGCTGCCGTGGCGGCTTGCAGGTCCAGGCCTGACGCGAAGCAAAGGGCGGCAAGGGTGGTCATCGCTCCGCCCACTTCCTGGTGCGGCTCACCTACCGGGCGGTCCCAGGTGTATTCGACCAGCATGTGCGCCTCTTTGCGGGTGAGGCCCATGGCCTGGCACAGCTCATTGGCTTCTTCCTGGAAGCGCTGAACACGCTCAGGCACATCGCCCGCCGAAAGCGGACCCCACATCTGTAGCAACCAGGCGCCGACTTGGGCTTGCAAAACGTCCAATGCAATTGATTGCACGTCACTGAGGTACAAGGGTTTGCTGTCATTGTTCATCAGGTTTCTCCTGTTTTGATGGGTCAACTGTATCGCTTTTGTTACTACTCTGTCTCTCTACACTGGCCGCCCGCCGCTGGCGCATGCGAACACTCCGCGAAGGCTCTACCACGGGCTTCTCAGCCTTCTCAACCTTGTCGGCCACCTGGGCGTTTGCCTTGCCGATGGCCCAGTCCGCATACAGGCTGCACACCTCGGCAACGATTTCAGACAGGTATTCGCGCCCTTCCTGGGAGTCGGCCATGAACTCCAGAGACAGTTGCTCGGTGACGTTGATAAAGGTGCTCTGGGTGCGCTGGTCGGTGAAGACCTCGAAGTGGAAGGCGTTACCAGCTCGGGTCTGTAGACGGCGCTGGTCTTCTCGCGGCAAATAGAAGCCCCTGGGGAACCTGAGCCCGTATCTGTTAGGCATGCCGGGGTTTGTCTCCATCACGACCCCTCGCGGGATGTCGACGCCCAAGAACCTGGGCACCCTTTGGACTCGGCGATCCTGTAGGTGGAGGGTTGCCTGGCCGCCCGGACCCCGCATATTGGGACGCTGCCTAATCAACGGGACTGTATTGGCCGGAGGTGGCGGATCAACAGTCAAGCCGCCCTTAGGTCCGTACTTGCGGTCGTTCCAGGCCCAGAACCTTGACATCATACTTCTTCGCCATCTGCGGACAGGCCCGTCGAGCATCCCCAGGACCACGAAAATGGCCATGCCCCAGAACAATACTGAGGCAATGGCGAGGCCCGGCCGGGCATTGAAAAACTCTTCCATGGGGACTCCTTACATGAACCCGAACATCGCCAGAACGGTGAGCGCCAGCAAAGCCAGGCAGAGAATCGCCATGCCAAGAGAGACCGCGCCGACGAAGTCCCAGACGGTCCAATGCGAGCTTCCCGGCACTTGCGTGTACCGCAGGAAACACAGTGTCATCGAGAGGAGGGCGAAGGCCTCTAGTGCCAGGGCGAACGTGTTGGTGGACATGGGAGGGTTCCTTTAGAGTTTCATAGTTGAATGTATCTAAAGTCGAATCCCTTTGACTAGCTACAGTGAACCCGTTCGGTAGCCGTTGTTGTCCAGGAGCCTGGTCACCATGTCCGGGTCGGTGTCCAGCAGGAGGGCGTAGACGAACAGGGCCTTGCTGTGAATGATTGCATCCGGGCTGAGTACGTCCTGGACCGTCTTGGTCTGCACCCAGGCCATCCCCACGCCATGAATGCTGCGTACCCAGTTGTCGATAGCCTGGTCTCGGGTGTCGAACCAAGCATCGCTGAGGAAGCCTGGCTGCCCGAGCACCTCAGCGCTCAAAGCTTGGTATGTTGGAGCCGCCCGCCGCCCGTGATCAAACTCGTCGGAGGTGCGGACGACCAGCAGGATGCGGCCTTTGAGTAGCTGGTGAATGGTGCGTTCTGCGCGGGAGTAAATGCCCAGGTCGATTATCTCTTTCAGCTCGATGGTGTATTTGGTATCAGTCATATTCAGGACCCTTCTGGTTCGGCAGTGGCCTCGCGGCCGACCATTGCTGCGGTGACGTTGACCCAGTTCTGGGCGTACGCCAGCTCGTCCTCGGTAGCCTCGGGCATATCCGGGCTGCTGGTGAGCGCTTCAGCGGCGTTGGTGGTGCGGATCCTCGCAGCCATCGCCTTGTTCAGGACCCCACGGATTTGGTGCTTTTTCTGCCGGGTGAGCCGCGCCATGGCTTACTCCTCGCCTTCGGATACTGCGGTGGAGGTAGGAACGAGAGGGGATTGGCGGGAGACGACCACGTCGACTTCGCTACCGTCAGCGTTCCAGGTGCGGCGCATGACCTCGTAGGAGGCGGAGCAAGGGATCTCCTCTTCCAGGGTGTGGATGATCACGTCGTCACCTTTGGCTGGGACGTTGCGAACGCGGGACAGCTCTGCGACCACATTGCCCCATTCGTCCAGGTAGTTCAGTCGGGTGCGTTTCATCATCTTGATCCTTTTGGTTGTTTGGCTTAGGTGGTGTTTGCATTGTCCTACAAGTTGTATCGCGTTTGCACCCGACACCGATGCCTACCTGCGCGTGGGGCAGTTAGGGCCGTGAGGCTCGAAGTGGTCGCGCTCGCCGCAAGTGCACTTGGGGGTGATGACCGCCTCGCCCTTGGTCAGCAGCTCCAGGAGAACGTCCTTCCGCGTCTCTGGGAGACCCTCCTCCCATTGAGGAACCCAGGAACGACGTTCGCCGCTTGGGATGATCTCAGGGATCGGTCTGTCGCCGTCGACGTATCCGCCCGTGTGGTAGATGAAGTCGGCTTCTACGTTCTGGAACTTGCACCATTCAATGGCTGCCGCAGACGGTGTGGGCCTGCAACGATTGAACAGGGTGTTCTTACCTGGGCGATGGTGAGAAGCCAGGCAGACCATCACGCTGTTCAGCCCGTCGAGGTCCGTGGCGACGTAGAGAGGGCCACCCTCGATCACCTGGGAGCTGCGGATGTGCAGGATGATCAGATCGTGGACGGCGGAGTCGATACCGTTCTCCCGCTCCTGCATATGGATGACGCTATGAGGTGTGCAATACATCTTCATTCTCCTGCGGAATTTTCGGTGTCAGATTTGTAGCCCTGGCTGTCTGACCCTCGGCCGCCCCAGCTCGGGCACTTCGCTGCAAGGAACTCTTTGTGAGCTGCCTTACCTTTTACTACGAAAGGTGTGTCGCAGTCGCAACACTCATAGGTGAAGGTCTCTTCCTTACGGGCCAAGTACCAGGCTTCCTGCTTGTACCGGTGGTGGAACGACGGGTAGTAGTGGTGCCCGCGAAACACGCAACCGATGCGCATGACAGCGCGCCGTACAACTCGGGCAGTTATGTGGAACAGGCTTATCATCTCATCCCCTCGATTTTTGACCTGTGCTTTTCAAGGAAACGGTCATGAGCCCCTCCCACTGCGTACATCGTCGTGCACTCGCCACAGATGGTGCATTCGTACGTCACGGTGTCAGTGACGCGCCTGTCGTAGCCGGGGTGTTTCACGTAGCCGGGGTGCCCGCTGGCCGCGCAGTGTACAAGGCGGGCCAGTTTGGTCAAGCGGTGGAACATGCTCATGCCTTTCTCCTTGCGCGCCTGCAACGGACATCTGCCAGCCAATCCTTGAACGTTACGAGGGCACCCAACGCTAGCAGGCAGATGAAGCCGAAGGCGATCAGGCTAGCCAGGATAATGAACAAGGCCAACCAGAACAGCATGTAGTCGATCATGACTTACTCCTTCTGAGGTCCATGTCTGAGTACGCGACGAAGCGATGAGGGTAGTTGCTGTTACGGCAGTAGTCTGTAGGAGGGAAACCTGTCTCTACCCGCCCGTCCACGACCTTCACGTCAGGCAAGGCAGGCGTCAGTTCTACCCACGACTCGTCTACCCCAGTCAGGTGGTGAGGAGGCCCGACCTGGAGTGTCCCCTGGATGTCGAACTCTGCCACTCCGTCGCTGTCTGCGTTGACGTGGCAAACCAAGGTGCCCTTGGGTAGGAGTGCCAACTGGGAGAGTGTGACGATGCGGGTAGGCATGATTTACCCCTTGAAGTTTGTTGACGGTAGTGGAGGTGTGTCGGTACACATCTCGGTGAGTTCTACGTCAAGTTCTACGCTCCTCGCCGCAAGATCCCAAGTGACACCGACTACTGTGTACATGGCGTTGAGCAAATCGCTGTTGCGCAAGTCGAGTTGGTGACCGATGGACGGGACCTGCTCAACGTCGCTGATGTCATAGATCATCTCGCCGTTGTGCATGACGGTAACGAAGTGGTTTTGTTGGTTCATGGCTGTGTTCCGTGTACGAGTGAGAAGTAGTGGGCCTTACCCGCCTGTGTGACATCCACAATGAGCAAGGGGTTGATGGTAGAGGTCTGGTGCCAGGTGATGTAGCCGAGCCGTTGAAGGTCCAACATCTCAAGGCGCAGTGCATCACTTTCCATCAGCTCGCGAGACGTGACGTGCCAGGTAGGCCAGGCTCCTTGGGTCGCGCAATCACGCAGCCGTTGCTCTGTAGTCATTTCAACCTCCTAAAGGTTTTGGCTCATTTAAAATACTCCTGGAGTTGGGTTGAACTCGCGATAGGGAACATACGTTGAAGGCATAGACATGACGCTGACTGTAGGTACGACAGTCATGAACAGGAGGAGACCTAGACTGATGCAGGTCAGTGCAAGGTGCCCAGTCCGCCCGGAGTCGCCTTTGTACATCACCCAGGATGTCTTTGCGATGTACAGCAACGCTGACAACATAAAGAGGTAGCCGAAGAACGGGCCAATCGCTGGGTAGTGCATGTCAGCCTCCTAAAGGTTTTTGGCTATCGAGGGCCAGGAAGAACTCCTTGCCAGACTCAGTGACGGAGTAGCGAACTCCTGCATGGAACGACACTCCGAACTCCTCTCGCGTCATGTGCCCCAGGAGAACCAACGACTCGAACACCTCCCGAGCGAACTCGTCTTTCGGGCTCTTGTCGTGATTGCGCAGCATGAGAGTAGGCCAGTCCTTCTCCAAACCGTGGCTCCGCGCAAGGAGGATGAAGTGCAGGTAGCGAACGCTTGGGTTGTCTGTGTCCATTTGATTCTCCATTCAACCGCTGGATTTTTGAGTGACGGTTACAGGTGCGTGGCTTCGATGTGCAGGACGTTGGCCATGTCGTTGCGCACTTCGATTGCGTACTCGTGTGCAAGGGCCTGCTGAGCTTTCGTAGCCTCGACCAGGTAGACAGGTGGCACTTCCATAGTGCGCAAGTAGTCGGCAGCCTTGGCACGCACGAGCTGTTCGACTTCACGTTTCTGTTTGTAGGAGAGCGTCGGCCCCGCGTTGTTCAAGTTGCTCATAGCGTTCAACCTCTAGATTTTTGAGTGACGGTTACGAAGAGGTCCACTCGTGTAACGAGCCCGGCGTAGACAATGCAGCGCGCCGTCACGACATAGTGTGCAGGAGAGGGCACGTCCAGGAAAACGGTGTCGCCTACTACGGGCAATACTGACTGGCGATCTTTGTTGCAGACGATAGTGTCGTTCGCCCAGTAGGTTAGTTGGAACATAGCGATCACCCCTTCGATTTTTGGGCATTCATTGTTATGCCCTTGCACGCTCATTATACCCTGGTCACCCCGAAGATTTTTAACCACCGACATTTGACATCGCTGATGCAATCAATTGCACGCCAGGTGTGAGTTTGTATTTGTCTCTCTCGTGACTCTCTCAAATACCTGACATGTTCTTGTCATGACCTGAGTGATTGCTGGATGCACGATAAACAATGTAGACGAAGAATCTAGGTAGCATGGAATCAAAACTCGTACCCATAAAAAATGTCCGGCGCACGGTATTGTCGTTTCACCAAACTTTCTATGGTGGATTTTTCTGTGTACTGGCATGGGTATTGCCTATGGGTGGATAGGGTATTCTATCCGCCCGTTTCGCGTGTGAGTCCGTGCAATCAATTGCACGCCTGATCAATGCGTGCCTTTGCTTCGCGTATGCTTCTGTAGTGGATAGGCATACGGCGGGTGATGCGTGTAAGGCGACGGACTACTGATGGTGCTGTGCGCTCTCTGAATGGTAGGCCTTTGCGGTATATGTAATCTAACCGCCCGTCTAGCCTTCTGAATACATAGGTCATGGTCTACCCCTTAGTACTGCATTAGTTGGTTATTCGACATTCTGTATATGGCGTACCTTGTCTGGTAGTCCCCGCCCCGACATACCCGCATCTTGTCATAAGGGGAGTATGCAATGAGTACTCGCCTTACTTGTGTGTTTGCGTGTGTGCGCATGCTAGCGAACTCTCTACCCCGTACGCGCTTAGTACTCTTCCCGCATGTAGCCCTGCGCTTAACGATATGAATAGTCATGATGTAGCCCCTATATAAGAAGGGCGGCATATCCCGCCCGTTAGTTGGTGCAATTGATTGCACGCGGTTAGCGTATACCCTGCTCGCCTAGGCGCATGCTGTGTTCTGTCCAATCCCCCTTACAACCGCATGCGCATCCATACTGTGCGCGGTCTAGTGCGCGCTTGAATGCAGCGTCATAGGTAGGGCTGTGTTCCCCTGTAGGGCATTGGGTAATAGAGCCGCCCGATTGTTCAAAGGCTGCCATGGCTAGCGCTATGGTGTCGCGTGTGGTGGTTTGCATGGCAGTCCCCTTACTTGGCTGTGCGTGCGTGGCGACGGATCAGCATGACCGACTGTACGCCTAGGATGTGATGCAGGTGCGCCTGCTCTACAGCTTGCAGGTAGTGCCCGCCCTCTATAGCAGCGCGTAGGGCGCGACGTATGGCCTTGCGTGCTAGCAGGGTGGCGCGTAGGTGGGTGCGTGTGTAACGCCCCATGATGCTACGCTCTGCCGCGCATGCTTCGTTATAGGTGAATGGGACCGCTTGTGCGGTGTGGAGCAGGCCGGGTACATGTAGGCATGACATGGGATGTAACTCCTTACTGGCGTGTGAGAGGGGGCGTTATCCGCCCCGCCCCGGTCCTTACTGTTAGGCCTTAATGGCTACGACTTGGTCGTCATTCTTGTACAGGTCCCCGGCGATGGTCCCGGTAATCATCATGTTTTTAAACAGCTCGACATGGTCCGCTTGCGCTTTGACTTTGCGTTCTGCAAAAAACGCTTTGCCTGCATTGGTCAAAGTAACTTTGCCGCTATCATCTTGGGCAAAGGTTTGTTTGTCGAGGTGGTAGCGCAATGCTGTAGCGCCCATTACTTTTTTAATGGTGCTGGCCGGTACTGCAACGCCTTCCTGCATCCCTAGCAGCTCAAGGGCGGCCTCTGTATAGGCGAACAATACAACCCCGCTCGACGGGCGATTGGTGATCGTGTAGGCGATGGTAGGGCGGACAATCGCTTTTGGCGCGGCTGCTTTCTTGGCGGCCTTCTTGGCTGGCGCGGTTTTAGCGGCTGCGGTTTTAGGCGCGGCTGCTTTCTTGGCGGCTGCTTTTTTAGCTGGTTTGGTAGCTTGTGCGTGGGTGGTGGTAGCCATGATGTATCCCCTTATGGGTGATGTGGGCGGCGGTTGCCTTACCCGGTATTTAGAGAATAGTTGCTATCACAAATCCTGCAAACCAGAATCTAACTATTTTGATCGGAGCCGACAAACGGTCATAAACGAAAAAGGCCCCGAAGGGCCTTAAACGTGCGTGCGGGGCGTTCTACTTAATGGCTTCGATAAATACCCCGTACTGTGCTGCAAGCTTGTCCGCAAGCATCTGCGCGGCGGTGCGGGCCTGTCCGGTATCGCCGGGCAATACGGCAAAATCCGCAACCCATTGCGCCCGCCCTTCGGTACTGCGCGTATATACAGACCAATGGGTTGCATTGGGGCTAGTGCTAGCTACTACCTGCGCATCGTCGCCGGTTTGGTCGCGTGGTTGAATCTGGACGGTTTGAATCTGAATACTAACTACCGGGGAGTCTACTACTTGAACTACTTCCCGCCCTTTGACTATCGTAGGCCAGCCCATTGCATCAACCCACGCTTTAACTACGCCTGCGGGGTCCTTCTGCTCAAGTACGCACGCCGACCATAGGGCATAGATCAGGCTTCCCGGCTCTGCGTTGTCGAGATGGTCATAGGCGAACATCCCGAGGTCCGCCCGGTCAAAGTCAACTATTGAACTAATCGCCTTACTTGCGGCAATGGAAGTCTCGAACATGAAAGCCATTAAATGGCATTCTCCGCTGTGGTGTTCAATCAACTGCGCAATAGGTCCGTTGTCGCTCTCCTCCTCATTGGCCGCGTTAGTATAAGAAGCGTGCAACCCGATAAAGATATAGGCCGCGTCAACTTTGTCATAAGGTGCATTAGACATGATGGTCACTCTACTAGTTTGGGTGTGGGGCGTTTCCGCCCCGTGCAATCAATTGCATTATACAACTTGGCGCGGGATCAATTCATTCATGCGCGCAATGCAATAGGCGATGTAGTCGGCGTGTGGTGCGCGGGGTTTAAGGCCGAACTCTTTCGCAAGTTGTGGGCGGAGTGCGCCGCTAGAACTTTTCAGGCCTACCGACTCAAGTTTGAGTTGGCCTTTGAGTGAGGCGAAACGAAAATACGATATGCCTTCGGGAGTGTTTACTGTGGTCATGATCTGTCCCCTTATGGGTAACGTGTGGCGATTGATTGGATTAGCAGCCGTATGGCACGGCTTTATCGGTGCGGTGATAGGTCCAACGGGTTCCGGCGTTGTTTGCGCAGTACTCTATAGCTCCCGCCTCGGTTGTGAACTTCGCAACAATGAAGCCGGTGTTTTTCGAGTATACGAGGTAGTGAGCTACTGCGTTCATGATTCGATCCCCTTATGGGTGACGTGGGCTGCGGTTAACTGTTAGTTGTTCCAAGCTGCGTAGGCCATTGCGAAAACGATCATAGCCATTACTGCAATGCCGGTGAACATCTGAATGGTGGTCATGTCGGTATTCCTTGTGTGTGGTTTGTGTTTCGGTATTGGTAACTTTAGACGGTGCTGGCGAACCTGCAAACCTGATTTGGTCGGAGCCGACAAACGGTGCGGTTTCGAAGCCCTTCTATATAGGCGCGGATCCGGGGTGTATCTGGCACGTATTTGCCGTGCTTCAGCTCGATTCTGGCACGCATTTGACGTGCTTCGGAGCGGTGTAACACGGATCCAGGTCGGTGCAATCAATTGCACGGCGCCAGGACAACTACAGCAGCAGTGACTTCAGTAGTAAATAGCACATGCCCACACAGGCACAGGTTTCACAGGCGGAATACCACCACAGCCCTATAGAGAGAATTCCACCACCACTCATGACACCAGCAGCAGTGACACCAGTTGCACCAGTTATGACACCAGCACCAGTTGCGTCACCAGCAGCAGTCATGAAACGCGCATGACCACCACCACTCACCAGTTGTATAAACCAGGTGCCCACACCAGCAGTGACGACAGTAGTAAGCGTCACATGCCCACACCAGTGCAATCAATTGCACGGGCGGATACCAGTTACGCCCTATAGAGAGGAAACACCAGCAGTGACCAGTTATGAATGCGGCATGCCCACACAGAACCAATAAACACGGGCGGGATGTCACTTGCTCCCTATAGAGAGAATAAACATGTACCCAGGGTTTACGGGCGGTCGATGTCATTTATCCCCTATAGAGAGAACATTAACTCCACCACTACTGCTGATAACACAAACGGGCCTGCATTAGCATGACAGCAGCGTACAGCAGCACCAGTTAGCGTGACGTAGACACTAACCCAAGCACCAGCAGCACTAGACACGGATAGACACCGATGAATTGAACTTGAATCACCAGAGAATTTTTGCGGGAAATAGTTCACTGGGAAAACACTGATAGAGAATGAAACACTAGATCGGTTCTCTACACTGTTTATCTCTATATGATTCTCTCTATGGTTATTGTCTATAGGGTATTGCATATTGGTCCGCCCGAAACTCTACAGGATCCGCCCGTCTAAACCTTTGCTATGGTCCTGGTGTGTTCTATGTTCCCTAGTGGGATTGTCTATAGGTGTGTGTAGAGTGTCCGCCCGTTTTATCCTGGCGTGTGTACCTGGTGATAGTGGATTGTTCCCTATAGAGGATCCTGGTATCTGCTCCGCCCGAAACGAGAAAGCCCCGGCGATTAAGCCAGGGCGATTAATGGGTGAGTCGGTGCAATTGATTGCACGAGGTCTAGAGGATAGACAACACTCGCTCGTATTCCTTCTGCTCCTTCTCCTTCTCTTCTGCCGTTGGTTCAACTGGCCGCCCGTAAATGGCTAGCATCAGTTTACGTGCCACGAGTGTTATCGCTTTCATCCTGGTAACTCCTTTGCTGGTTTGTGTGGATCCTAGTCTAGCGCTTGTACGGTACAGAGGATATGACCAACTCCCCTTCCCTTTGATTCACGTCACGGATGATTCGGTGTGCGTTCTCCTCTTCTACTCCAGTCATGTACCGGACGACATTACCGCCCGGCTCCACACGATCAATGTTTACCCGCTTCTTAGCCTTTGCCATTATCGCCCCCCAGGATCTTGCGAGCACGGGTCTCCGCCTCGCCCATTGTCAGGTGTGACCAGTCCGGGTATTCAAAGCCTGGTACACGGGCCAGGGCATCTGATACCTGTGAGCGCTCATCATAAACATCAGCGACCAGGGTGTCCCGCCCGATAGCAGCGACGACACGTTGAACCTCCGCCAGGGTTTCGGCGTTGGTGGGTTTCCAGCCTTGCGCTACCGGGTCGCTCAAACTGGCGTCACGTTCTGCCTTATGCTTTGCCGCCAGAAGCCAGGCCGCCGCTTCGGTGTCCGCGCTTCCCATAACCTTATCGAGCCACAGGAAGGCCCAGCCCTTGCCATTAAACGCCAGGCCGTAACTCTGGACGCTATAACGGGAATCCGACTTAGCCAATGCCACAGCCTGGCGGTCGCGCATGTCCTGGTTTGGTACGCTCCACGGGGTAAACGGTTTGTCGGTGCCTTTCCATACGTGCGCGGCTTCCATCTCGCCCAACAATGCACCCTCGCCCTTCTCGTAGAACTCTTCAGTGGACTTGTGGGTGCTTTGCTTGTGAGTCGAATAGATATACCCGCTGTGCAAAGAGCGGTAAACAAACTCCACTTGCTCGCGCATGATTTGGTTGTCCAGGGCACGGGCATAACCACGGGCGTATCCGATTGTTTCCACGCTGTAACGACGACGACCGCCCGGCGTGCGTTCGCACAACTCCGCCAGGAAGTTATTCAGGCGCTCGTGCAACTCGGCACTGGTGGGCTTGGTGATGTACGCGGTGCTGTAAATGTCACCGAGGCGTGTCTCAATTTGCGACGTTGAAAGAATGGTTTGCATGTCTATCCCCTTGTGGGTGATTTGGGTGTATTGGAAGCATAGACGCCCCATCTAAGGAGCGCCATGTACACCGACCCAGGCTAGGGCATATTGTCGCGGATCCGGCGAATCATTTGCCCTACTGCCTTTCGACTGTAGTACCCGCCCGCGTTGCTTTCGGTTTCGGTTGTGAGTTCAACCCCCGAAGGCTTGCTACGCTTCTGCGCTGCAATGAGGCAAGCAAAGGCCAGCTCCGCCCCGGCTTCAGCCGCGCCAGCCTGGTCTGTGCGCTTCTCTATAACAGCCTGTACCCGCTCCTTTGATACCGTAGCTTCCAGGGCTATGCAGGCATCTGCGTAAAGGTCTGCCAGGGCCTGGCGGGCGTTTACAATGGCTTTTTGTGTGCTGTCGTTAGACATGGCGTTAACTCCTCAAAGGCGCCCGGTTTCGAGCGCCGTGCAATTGATTGCATCAGTCCAGGTGGACGTAGTGATCATCACCAATGTCTACCCACTTCTCCGGGAAGTCTGTGCGGAAGCCGCACGCCTTGCTCAGTCGATCACCGAGGTTGCCCAGGCCGCGATCCCAGAAGCCTACACCGTGACCGCCGGAGGTGAGCCACAGGTCGTGACCGGCGTGCTCGTAAGGATCCGCACCATTGCCAGGCTTGTACGTGCCAGCGTAGGCATTAACGTCTGTCGTGTAGCGGTCATAGAAGGCCGCGCAAATGCCCCAGGCTTTCGACTTCGACTCATCACTGAACTCGTAGCCCTCCAGACTTTCCAGCTCCTCGCCTTCTGGTGTGGTCCCGCCACTGCTCCCCAGTGCTGCTGCGATGTAGCCACGGGTCATTCTGTCGATACGATCCGCCCGGCGATGTTCCGTCGCCATGCGTGTGACCTGTGCGGCGTGTGCCTGGCGTCCAGCGTCCAGCGTTTCGCCCGCCGTGCGTGTAATCGCTTGCACAGCCTTTGCAGTGAGCTGTACGACCTTCCCGTCGTCCGGGCCACCGACAACCTTGGCGAGCACCGGAGCAGCGAGAGGCACACCGGCCGCACAGGCTGGGCAAGATACCTGACGTTTGTACTCCGCGTTAAAGCCCAGGTCATAGGCGTTTTCCTGCCACGAGTTACGGGTAAAGCCAATCTTGCGTGCGCCACCGGCTGCTGCATCCGCCCGGCCTTGCTCAATGTAATCCGCTTTTGACTTTGCCATGTTAGAAGCTCCCGCGTTCAGAGATGAGGTTCTTTTCAACCAGGTCACCGATACAGCCCACGGTGAGGCGGTCGCCGTCGAAAATGATAGTGGTGCTGTAGGTGTCACCGGCATTGCAGTAGTAGACGTGGTTCCGGTTGCGCTTGCGCTGGCCCAGGTATTCCACGCCATGGGTGCCAATGATGCGGTCGACCGCCCCTTCCACCAGGTTGGTGGATCCTTTGCAGGTTTCCAGGACGTAATCGAAGCGGCCTTCGAGGTTCACAGCCGGGCGTGCCAGGTAGGTGCGCATTTGGGAAATAGACATAGGCCAGATTTTGCGGATCAGACGGGCGTCGTCTTCAGTCACGTCTTTGATCTGCATCAGCGATGCGATGGTTGCACAGGTAGCGCGCATGGTGCTTGTCTCCTTGGGGATGACGTTTGCCGGGGTACAATTGAATATTAGCACGCCCATTAAACGGCGCTAGTTACACTGACAAAGGCCCTTTCGGGCCTCTGTAGGTGGTTTGGGGTTAGTAGGTGGCTCCGCCCGTCAAAGCCTGGCGCCAGGCTTGCGCACCTTCGGCGCTACGCTCCGCCCAACGGGTGAGGGCTGCGGCCTTGCGCGCCCGCTTAGCTTGCGCAGTTGCCAGGGCTTGTGACGCTTGTGCATCAGTCTGGCCAGGTTTCTTGCCTGACTTATGGTCATGTCGACCACTGTACCAACGCTGGCGGGTGATGTTAGGTGCTACGCGATGCTGTCGCGGGCCTGTCGATGCAATTGATTGCACGCCTTGCATCAGGCTGTGCGCCAGGGCGGAGCCCAAGAGAGCACCGAGACCCATACGGCTCAAGATTCCAACTTTTTGCATGGTGTTACTCCTTTACCAGTCGTATTGACGTTTGTGTGTTACAGAATAGTCGCATTCATCGCGACTGAATTTGACAGTGAGGGTGTCGCCCTCTTCCGGGTTTAGCGCGTCTACTTCTTTCTCTATCTGCGCAAACATGTACGCCAGGTCGTACACGGGTGCGGTGTACTTGCGTTCTGCGTTACGGAATCCGCGACGGATCCAGACAGCCGCCCGTTCGAGCGCCAGGCTTACGACTTCACGGGGCGTGTCCTCTAGGCCGTAGCTATCCGCCCACTCAGAATAGAAGTCCTCCAGTGCCCTGGTCTGCATCTTGGCGATCTCTTCCTCTTCACCGTCCTCCAGCAAAGGGGTGCGCGGGGCCTTAGCCACGGTCATGTCTGTATCACGGGCCAGGAACTCCGCGACTTCGGTGCAAGTGTTGCCGCTCCACGAGGAGTCGTAGGCGCCACGTTCTGTCCAGTACCCGCCGCCGTAGCGGATGAACAGCGCGACACCGAAGGCCTCCATTTCGCCTTCAAAGCCTACGCGACGGGTCAAGTGTTCCAGGCAATCATGGGCTACACCCATGCCGGTGGCCGGGTCGAAGTGGGGCATGGTATTCATGACCCAACCGAGGAAGCCGTGCTCCTCACTGACCTTGCAGGTAAACTTTTTGGTGACCATGGTGCATCCCCTTATGGGTGACGTTTGGTGTGTATTAAGAGAATAGCAGGCCTACGACCGCCCGCAAGCTACACCAATCGGTCCAGGCGCAAGATCGGCGCCAGCTCGTGGCCTTCCAATGCTTCGGCCAGGTCATGCGCGTAGGCCGCTGTAGCGCGTGCGCGGTATTCATCCGCTAACCCTGTCGGAACATTCTCGAACGCCCCCAGGCCGCTCGCTAGTGCCTGGTCGCCCTCATAATCTGCAATGGCGCGCATTGCTGCCAGGACCTTGACAACGCCCCCGCCCGATACTCCAGAGAGCTTGGCGATGGCGTCGAAAGCGACGACGTTTTGACCGTTACGGGCCTGTAAAGTGGTGACGCCGTTTTCTTTACGTTTCATCTCACTGACTCCTGGTGCAATTGATTGCACGCGCTGTGCAAAAGCCGATTTCTTGCAAGCTTTCGCAGATTATGGGGGCTTTCATACCATAATGACGACAATCACCGACGTGTGCGCCGTATAACCCTGTCGCCCTGGTGTCCTGACTTGCGCTTAGCCGGGGCGTTGCCCGCTACCAGAGAGCGCTCCTCGGGGTGTAATTCGAGGTGCCGCTGTAGTCCCACAAGGAGCCATTGCTCGCCCTCCTCGGTCAGCTTCCACCAATCCGCCCCGGCACCTTCGAAGGCCTCGGCGTACCCTTCACGGAGCAGGTACTTGATCGCGTTGATACCGATCTCGCCACGGGCCTCGACGACTGCGCGGGGGCGAAAGCCTGACGGTGCTGTAAAGCAATTAAACAGGTGCACCTTCGTACACGGATCCTCGCGGGTGAACACACGCACAGGTTGTGGGTTAATAGCCACTGGAGGTCTCCTTGCGCTTCTCGAAGCGTTTGCGGTCACGGTCGAACTCTGCACTGAGGTTTGCCCGGTAACCGGCGATTGCGTCGGCGCCAGGGTTGTCGGCGAATGCTTGGTGGAACGCCTCGATAACAGAGGCATCACGGGTGTACATGTGGAATGCACAAGACAGGTCGTCGAAGTTCAGGGCGATGATAGTGGCACCGACGTAGGGCAAGCGCCTCGCCTGGTACTCCTCGAATGTGAAGCGCGGAGCGCTGAAGCCACGGGTGAGGTAGTCGTATTCCCAGGCGCCAGGCTCTTCCGACACGGAGATGTGGGACTGGAAAGACAGAGTGTGGGCTTTGCACAGGTCCAGGACCCGAGTGATGAATTGCGCACAGGTCTCGCCGTTGTAGTAGCGTTTCCAGGCGTTCGCCTGTACCAGCTCACTCAGGCCGTCTGCGCTCAACACGGGCTTGGTGTATTTGGTTTTCATCTGGCTATCCCCTTGTGGGTGATTGGTAGTAGCTCAACTATAGCAGGCCCAGGCTTCCGCGCCAGGCCCACCGGTCAGTCCAAGAATGGTGGTAGTAGCTTGCTGCTGTACTCCCATAGGTCGTGCATGTCTTGATCATCGACCATCAGGCCGAAGACCGCCACGGGTCCTTCAATGTCCAGGTACAAAGTCACCGCCGCCGACACTGGAACCTTGAGGTGGCGCATCAGGTGAAACAGAGATGTACTGACCTGGATGTGGCGAACCCAGGCGGAGCCCTTTTCAGTGACCTCCAGGGCATTGGTTACGTTCGCATACTGGCGCGGTTCGTCCGGCTTTAACTTGAACAGAGGCTTGTCCAGGTACATGGTATTTTTCCTTCAAATGGTTATCCAGGTTCCATACGCAATAGAACAGGACAATCAAAGCAACGGCCTTTAGGCCGCGATAGAACGCCGCAAAGGCTTCAAGAGCACTCATCACCCTCCTCCTCTTCGACTAACTCACCGTCAATGCTCTTCACGGGCACGACTGTGAAAATGATAGTGTCCGACATTTTACGCCAGGTCTTAGCCGCCCGGCTAGCTGAATGGATAGCGAAAAAGATGGAGGGGAACACGTCTTCTCCACGGGCTTCGTGGGGTTGCCGTACCTGTCCGCGCACTAGCTTGTATTTCTTCCCGGTTATCTTGCATTGCCCCCGGACGACGTGAACGATTTCCACTGACATGGCGTCTCTCCCTACCACGTTTTCGGGCGTACTGCCCAGCCCTTGCTCTTATACCAATCGACCACTAACTGGTAATGCTCCTGGTCACCCTGGTAGGCCATGCGCCCACTTTGTTCGCCGTAATACTCGAATAGCTGGCGCTCGCTCGCCACGTTAAACGGCGGTTGCTCCGCGCCAGGATCCAGCGCGCCGCCTGGCGTGCGTGCTTCGACTACATACATAGGACACGACATAAAACCCCCTGCAAAGCTTGTGGGGCGTTGTTAGGCGCCCCTGTGGGTGGGTGGGTTAGTAGTTTTTAGTCGCTACCCCTGACGCAAACAAGGCCGCCAGGACCGCCGCGCCTTCTGACTCGCGGGGGTGTCCGGGTTTGAACTCCTTATCCAGGGTAAGAACACGAGCCCGGTACTGGTCCGCTATCAGGTTGAACCCGAACCCATCAAAGCCTAGCAAAGGTTCGACGGGCGCGGGTAGCGTGCCGGGCACACTGACGCCCATGCTGCCTGGCATGTCGTACGGGTCCAAAGCATCAAAGAGTTTTTTGCAGTAGGGTTGGATGTCACCGGCCATCTCAGGGTACAGGGCGATCAGCGCCCGCATACCACACAGGGCTTTCTTCGCGGCGGCAATGAGGTTGGCTTGCGGGTCAGTCTCCACAACCTTGTTTTCTTCGAGCCAGTCCAGGGCGTTTACCAGAAAATCGTGGTCATAGCCGGACCCGACGAAGTCAGCCCCGACGTTGCCCCACAGTGAGTCGAGGTGTTCACCGGGCACGCCCCATGCATCCGCCGACGACTTGCGCACTTCCAGGACAAAACCCCACACCCCCTGGCGGCTGACACGGGATCGAAACGTGGCCTTCTCTCTGGCGAGCTGTGCGGGTGGAATATCCGGGCATGCTTCAGGGTTGTACGTGTCCCCGCACAGGTCGGCAAACGAGTAATCGGTATCTGGCTCGGCGCGGATACGAAAGAGCCCCAGGTGGTGATAGTAGGCCAGCCGTTGGGTGCTGTCGGCGTGTTCCGCGTCATTGGCTGCCAGGATACACGCGGTTACGTCCCCGTCCGCGTTAGCGGCGTGCAGGGTGGCCAGGACTTTGGCCAGGTCGGTGGTGGCTGGTTTTTTAGTGGTCATTGCGTAATCCCCTTTAGGGTGATTTGGGTGTATTGGAAGCATAGCAGGGCCTGACGAACTCGCCAGGTCCACCGGTTAAAGGGTTTTCAGGAAAGCTTCCTGCGCCTCGGTCTCTGCATCACCGGCCACGTCCAGGATCTCGGTAAGCTTGTGCGGGTAGTCCAGGTTGTAGAAGAGGCACTGGCCAACCATGTAGCAGTGGACGATCTCGTTACGCTGTGCCGCCAGGTTCTGAATGGTAGCCGGTCCAGGTATACGCATACCCTGGCGCACGTAACCGATTATGTGAGCGCGGGTTGCCACCGGGCCGAAGTCCTTGTGGTCTGCCTTGTACGCTTCACGGAGCCGCAGCTCCTGCATGGCGTTGGATTCCACCGCCCGCATGAGGGCGAACCACGCGGCCTCTATCGCCTTGGTCTGGTCTTTCGTGTACGGCTTGTGTTTGGTCGACATCACGGATCCCCTTCTGGGTGATTGGTTTGTGTAACATGAGAATAGCAGGCGCCCCGAAAGGCGCCAGGTCCAGTGGCTACGCGGATGCAATCCGGTAGTGCAGGTGGATATGGCCATGGTTCACGGCGAAACCTTCACCGTCATCGTCCGGCACAAACTCGGCCTTCTTGGGCCAATCACACCAACTGGCCTCGGCTTTCGGGAAGCGCGGATCGTCCACGGGCTTGCTGGCAAAGCTATTGGTCTGAGCCGCGCAAACCTGGCGGGGGATGTTCATGTACTTGTGCGAAGCGGGCACGCCAGAGATGGTGTAGGCATCCAGCTTGAGCCAGGTCCCAACGACTACGCGGCGTTTCAGGTCGGCGATGGTTTTCATGGTGCAATCCCCTTGTGGGTGACGTTTGGTGTGTATTAAGAGCATAGCCCAGCCCCGGCAAAGCGCCAGGGCCAGTGATCAGGATTCAGGGTGCGGACTGTTAGTGACTTCGCGGGCCAGGTCAATGAGGACCTTTGCTTGCGCTACCGTAAGGCCGTTCACCGAGGCGTAATGCTCGACGGTCAGGTAGTTGGTGAACCAATCGGCATAAAGGTCTAACAGGGTGTCACGGGCTTCGGTGTTCATGTTTGCTATCCCCTTGTGGGTGACTTGAATGTGATTCAACTATAGGCCGGGGGTTGACCGCCCGCCATCGACACAGATCCTGGTGCAATTGATTGCACGCGGGGTGTCCCTCATAAACATCTAGCACGGTGCAGTGCGTGAAGCCTTCGCGCTTTAACAGTCTCTGCGCCTCATTAAGGGCAATCGCCCGGCAAAGGGTAGTAACGGGAATGGTCCGCACTTCCCCCGCCTCATACCAGGCCCGGCGCGCCAGGATAACCGCCGTTATGGGTTCCGGCTTTTCATACGGTATCGGTATCCAGGCTAGCGCCTTGGGTACTATCAAATCAGCCTGGCGCTGCGCTCGACGCACAGACTTCAGGATCCCGCGTTCTATCTTGGCGAGTTCTTTTAACTTGCTTTTGTGACGCCACTGAGTCTTAGGGTCCACGGGTTCGCTCCTTCTGGATGCGTGTGTGGGTGCGGGTGTGTGGGCAATTATAACAATCTGACAGAGACGGGTCAAATCAGTGGGGTGACACCGGAGGCTCTACACCGGGCTCTTCAGAGGTGTTGGCACTAATAGACACCAGCGGGATGACCACCGGTCGGGACACCAGCAGCGCTGACACTAGCCCGATCATCAGTGGCAGGAGCACCGGCATGGACACCGGGGCCACGGGCCTGGCGCTGGACACCAGCGGATTCGTAGTTGGGGAAACCACATGCCCACACTGGAGTAAATCTAGTAGGGGAAAGCGCGTGCCCACACAGGAGTAGATAGGGGAACGCGCATGCCCACACAGGTCTAGGCGGTAGCAGGCCAGAACTTGCCTGTCTCCGGGGTGCAATGGTTTGCGTCAACCCGGTGGCCTTCCCAGACGTACTGGACGGGCTCGGTGAGCACGTTGTCGGTATTGGTTACCAGGCGGTAGTGGCCGCGCATGTTACGGGCCTTGGCCTCGTCATCGCACTTGTACTGGGCCGGTGGTTTGTCGCGACCCTTGAGGGTGTTCTTCCGCCCGTCGAGCGGGCCGCCTTTGAACTTTGCCGTTACTGACATCGCTTCTCTCCTGGCCTGGGATGGCCTGTGGTTGAATCCTTTGGGATGAACGCGACGAGTTGTCCGCCATCGGCATCTGCCCCTCGCGGGTCCGTGACTTCCATGCCGCGCCGCGTGCATCCCAAAGAATTCCGTACCTTCTGTTCCCAGCCCAGGTTGCCCCGGTGGTACGGTTGCCGGTCTCCGCCGAAGCGTTGACAGGAGGTCAGGCCCTGCCCGACGCACATCACCTTGCTACTTCCAACTGCTGCTGCAACCCAGGTCTACCGCCCCTAGTGAGTTCAATGTAGTCCAGGCTCCCTCCGCCCGCAAGCTACACAGGATGGCTACTCGTGGCGGATGCTGGCCTTCCAGTACGTGGCCAGGCTGCCCGTATCTGCCGGGGTTGTCGGGCTCGGCGACTGCTGGTTGTAGACGCCGAACTTGAAGTACAACAGCTTCGGGTTCCAGGAGAGGTAGGCCGTTAATTGGGCTTTCCCGTCTACACGCACCCCGTTGAGGGTGTAACTGGCTGAGACGGATAACTGACCGGTTGCCGTCAGGTGTACGGATAGGGCCAGGCGGGTATTCAGCGGCACGTTGGACAGGATGGTTGTGTCTACTGGATCGACCTGGTCGAACTCCGCCCGGAAGCCTACGACGATCCGCCCGTCATCGTACGAGACCTTGAGCATAGGCCTGGACGAGTCCTTGACGTGGATCTGCGATACGACAGTCTCACCCGAGGGCTCCGGCACCTCGCGCACGACGACCGAGGTTTGCAGCCAATGGTGGTCGGCGCTATCCATCCGCCAGTTGAAGGTGGTGCCGTTGGCTAGGGTCTCACGCAGTTCGGTGCGGGTGCGCGTGGTCGACTTGGTCGATGCTCCGACTACCGGCGCCCACAAGATCAGCTCACCCGTTTCACCCTGCCGGTAAAACTCGTCTTCAACAAACTGCCCTGGTGGGTAGGTGGTGCTCAGGCTGCCGCCATCTTCGGACGGCTTCGGTGTGGTGAGGTTCAACAAGTGAAGATCTATGCGTTCCATTTAGCAGGTCCTTGTAGGTCGAGTGTTACTGCCCGTGCAATCAATTGCACCATTAGTTGACCGTCCACCCCTTGGCTGTAGCGATGGATACAGTGCTCGCCGCGTAACCCCAGTTCCCTGATACCGTCAGCGTCTTGGCTGTGACTGTTGGCAGGTTGGTGTACAGCTCGTTCAACTCCGCCGCTGACATCATCTGTGTGCTGAAGCTGATGGTCACCTTGATGTTGGTCATCAGTATACGGCTGATGCTGTAGCCCGCTGTCACGAAGGTGCTGAAGCCCGTGACCAGTATCACGTTCCAGGCCGGAATCGCCGTCAGCGACATGCAGCCGTTGAGCATGGTGTTCATGGTAGTGACCTTGGCGGTGTCAAAAGCTGGCAAGGTGCGCAGGGAGCGGCAGTTTTGGAACATGGTATCCATGTTTGTCACGTTGGTCGTGACAAACAGCGGCACGGTTTCGAGGGAGAAGCAGTCGCTGAACATACTGTCCGTGCGCGTGCAGTTTTGCAGGTTGAACAAGGGCACTGAAGGTAGCGAGTAGCAGCCGGTGAACATGCTGAGGGCGAGGGTCACCGCCGTGCCTGTGACGATCTCAACGTACTGCAAGGACCTGCATGTGTTGAACATGCTCTGGAGGGTAGTGACCGCAGTGAGCGTGCCCATCTTGGCCGACTTCAACCCATGGCAACTGCTGAACATTTGGTAGGTCGTCGTGCAGACCGGTGAGCTGGTCATCTCGAAGGTTTGCAGGTTCATGCAGTTGTAGAACATCGAATCCATGGTAGTACACAGCGGCGCAGACCACACCGGAACCGACGCCAAGGAGAAGCAGCCAAAGAACATGCTGTTCATCTGCGTGACCAAGTGGGTGTCCAAGGTCGGGATAGTGATCAGCGCAGAACAGGTACTGAACATGCTATCCATGCGCGTGACCTTGGACGTGTCATACGCGGGAATCCCGAGCAGACTCGTGCAGCCATCGAACATGCTGATCATTTGTGTGCAGTTCGCCATATTCAGGGTTGGCCCCCACTGCAAGGCTGAACAGTTGATGAAAGCGTAGTTGCAGTTGGTCACCCCAGAGGTGGTGGTGATGTTCACTTCCGTCAACACTTTGCAAGAGTCCGCCATCCTGCTGAGGGAGAGTAGGGCTGACGTGGTGCCAAGCAATTCAAGCTTTTGCAAAGCGTAGCAGGAGTAGAACATGTACGTGGTGTCGGCCAACACCGTGCAAGGTGTCATCGTTACAGTGATCAGGTTGGAACAGGAGTAGAACATGTACGACATGTCAGTCACTTTGACGACGTTGAAAGCCGGAACCGAAACCAGCGCCCGTGCGTTGTCGAACATGTGCGACATAGTGGTGACGTTCGCCGTGTTGAACAGAGGCACCGTTTGCAGGGAATAGTTGGCGCTGAACATGTAGGTCATGTTCGTGACCGCGCTGGTGTCAAACAGGGGGACCGTGGTCAGGGAGTTGCAGTCGTTGAACAGGTAGGACGTGTTGGTGAGGGACGCGAGTGTTCCGCTGATGGTCACGCTGGTCAGCGAGGTGCAGCCATCGAACATGTGCGTCATGGTGGTGGTGCCGGTAGCCGGGGTGATCTCCGCAATCCTCAACCCGTACAACGAGTAGCACATGTAGCCCAGGTTGGTTACCGCCGAGCAGTCCAGCTTGATCTTACGCAGCGCCCAATGACGGGTATCGGAGCCGGAGCTGCCCGGATAGACGTTGGAAGCCAGCTTGAGCGAAGTCAGAGTAGGCGAGGCGATGGACACATCCTGCCACTGCGAGGTGTGTTGTGCGCCTGCTCCCTGCTCCGTCGTCCGCACGTTCAAGGTGATGTCGGTCAGGGTCTGGCCGCTCTGCGGGTAAACCTGAATGATGGCCTGCCGGAAGCCTTCGCTGGTCAGCGTACCGGAGCTGAGTGAGGCGAAGGTGAAGGTGTGCTGCGCCGTCACGTTGGTGGCGAAGTCCTGTACCGCCGAACCGTCGCCCCAGTCTACCGAGTAGGCCCCTGTGCACTTTATCGCCACGGAGTTGGTGCCGGTGTTGAACACTGCGAACAAACCTACCAAGCGGGTCGTACCAGCCGTGATGGTAGGCAGTGCCAGCCAGTCTGCCGGGCGTGTCCAGGTCGCCTCCGTGTAGTTAGACGGTTGAGAAGGACGTGCTACCGCGCTTGGGATGGCTGCGATCTTGGTCGCGTAGGTGTTGTAGGCAGCACTGCCAACCGTCACCCCTTTGGCCTCGATAGCTGCCTTGATCGCCAGCTTGATGTTATTCAGTGCAGTCAATTGCGTTGCGATAGTCATGATCCGTTACCCCAGGATAGCTGCAAGCGCTGCGGCGATGTCGCCCATGTCGGTGGTGTAGGTGGTGGTCAGCACGTACGGGGAATCGACCCACACTGGCAACCCTGATGCCATTACGAAGATCTGTCCATCGGTGCCTTTGATTCGGCGTGTTGGTGCCCCCGCTGTGCCCCCGTAGATCAGGTCCCCGGAAGCCGTCATGGGGTTGGTGACTTTGAGGTCCAGGGCAGTCTGCTGCGCCGTGCTGACGGGTTTGCTTGTATCTGCCGTATTGTCCACGCTGCCAAGTCCGACCATGGCTTTGGTCAAACCTGTCGCAGTCCCAGTGAACGCCGGGTTGGCTGCGTTCGCCTTCAGATCCAGTGCCGTCTGCTGTGCGGTGCTAACCGGCTTGCTTGCGTCAGACGTGTTGTTCACGTTGGATACGGAGTTGGCCAGGGTGGTGATCTGCGCTTGCAGCTTGCCAAACGCGGCCAGTACGGTGTCCGCCCCGCTGATTACCGCAGAGGTCGCCGTGCTCAACCCAGCCAGCGCCGCAGCCAGCACGCGAGCCGTCGTGAAGTACAGGTTGGTCGACCCCTCTGTCACCGCATCCGTGCTTCCAGGCGAGGCAATGATCGGGGCGTAGGCAGAACCCGTCCAGCGGAACTGTGAACTGGTGACCCCTCCCGAGGTGTAAGGGGTGGCCAGGACGTAGATCTTACCTGTCTCACCTGTCCCTGGGAGCGCCGCGAAGTTAGCCGCTTCCAGTACATCATCCACGTACGAGGGCAGTTGCGAGGAAGGCACCAAACCAGCTACCAGGCTGGCAACCGATACACCTACGGCCCCAGGCTGGAGTGCGGTGTCCGCTTTGGCACCCTGGGCCGCCGTTGCAGCACCGATGTCCGCAGGGTCGTCCGGGATCGAGGGCTTACCCAGCAAGTCACTGTACTGCCCCGTGGTTGCAACAGCGGCCAAGTCTCCTGGCTGCACGGCGGTGTCGGCTGTCGTACCCTGTGCTGCTGTGGCCGCCCCAATATCATCAGGCGAGTCCGGGATAGACGGCTTGTCCGTCAGGTCCGTGTACGAACCAGAGAACGCTGCGCTGATGATCGGAGCAAGCGGGTCAGTGTCGTCAATGTCAATGCCAGCGCCTGCTACGGGGACCACGGGAGGCGAGTCGTCACCTGGGTCACCCTTGAGTTCGGTCAGTGCAATCAAGTTCACCCAGGACACAGCGCCCACGACGCGCCACTGCACATGGGTAGGGGTGACCCGGAGTTCGATGGCCGGGCCTGGGTCACCAGGGTCACCAGGATCGCCAGGATCGCCAGGGTCGCCCGCGAGGGCCGCCAAGGCAATCAGGTTGGTCCACGTAACGTCGGTGTTGTACTTCCACTGGATGTACGTAGAGGTGACCTGGAGTTGTACCTCCCGCCCGTCATCGCCTGGGTCACCGGGGTCACCGGGTGCACCTGGGTCGCCTGGTGTGCCTGGGTCACCTGGGTCACCTGGATCACCTTTCAAGGTGCTGAGGGCTACGATGTTGATCCAGGTCGGATCACCTACCAAACGCCATTGGATGTGGGTGGCGGTGGTCTGTATTTCGACCTCGCGCCCGTCGTCACCCGGTTCGCCTTCCAGCTCTGACAAGGCCTTCAGGTTCGTCCAGGCTACGTCGCCTACGTAGCGCCATTGGATGTACGTCGATGTAGCCTGAAGTTCAACCTCCCTGCCATCGTCGCCCTGGATTACCGTGACGCCTGGGATGCCCACGGCCACGTCCAACTTGAAGACCATGACCTCCTGAGTGTGGATCTCACCCTGGTAGATGAACGAAGGTGCAAAGCTCAATTCGATGCTCATGGCGTGATCCTCTCGGCGCAGCTAATCGTCATGGTTGGCGAGTAGTAGACGTGACCACTGGGCAGCAGGTACTTCACATCGAAGGCCATCATGCCGATAGGCCAGTCCGAGGTGTCATCGAACACCAACTGGGTCAGGCCTTGCGCAGCATTCAGGTACGTGACAGTGAAGTAGCCCAGCTCCTGGTCCCCGTACTTTACGAGAGCCGTGATGGTCCAGCCAGTCAGGTCGGTTACCACCCCGTCTAGGGTGATTTTATGTAGGAGGCTTAACGAGCCGCCCCGCTTAACTTTGATCGCTGTTGAGCACGACATATCGAGCCTCCAATAAAAAGCCCCGACAGACTGCCGAGGCTTGATTAATCGTCCAACCGATGATAGCCACCAACCGGGGGTCGGGCAACTACTGTTCTTTGCGGGCTTTGATTACTCCCAGGTTGGCCAGGGCGTCAGCTCTCTCGTTCTCCGGGTGCCCCTTGTGTCCCTTGACCCATTGCCAGGTGACCTCCTCGTGGGCTTCGATCTCATCCACCAGGTCCAGCCATAGGTCCTTGTTCTTTACGTCCTCTCCCTCCAGGGTCTTCCACTTCCTGCGGACCCACCCGTCCATCCATTCCGTGATGCCCTTGATGACGTACTGGCTGTCGGTGACGATGTGTACCTTCAGGCCGTTGCGGGTCAGGGCACGCAGGCCCTCGATCACTCCCATCATCTCCATCCGGTTGTTGGTGGTGTCCAGCTCCCCGCCGAAGATCTCCTTGATGTGTTTGCCATAGCGGATGAGGCAACCCCACCCGCCTACCTTGTCGCCCTTGCGGGCACCGTCCGTGAACAGTTCAACAATGGCCATGGCTATTGCTCGTCGAGTGCTGCGGTCAATGGGAACTTCATGAAGTAGGCCGGGTCGTCTGCGAAGCTGCGGGGATCGTCGTGGTGGTAATACGGCTTGCTGGTCACCTCGTCGTACTCCACGGTGCGGATGACGCCGTCCAGGTTCAGGTAGTAGAAGAAGCGCTTGTAGGGGCAGCAAAGGATAGGAGACTCCGCCGCGTCCGGGCGTGCTGCGCGGATCTCCCGCTCCACCTCGGGTGTGACGATGAAGGTGTAGCAGGAGCCTAGCTGCATCGTCATCTCGCCTGCTACTTCTCGTTGTGTGTATCGCATCAGAGGGTACTCAGGTCGAAGGGGCTGTAGCCGCCGTTGTGGGAGTAGCCCGGCCATACCTGGTCGAGCAGTGCTTTGTCGATGGTGTTGAACTGACCGTCGATGTCGATGAAGCCGTAGACGTTCAGCTCTTGTAGGTAGACATACGGGCTATCGGGCACGCCCAGGTTGAGAGAGCGCAGCTTCGCATCCATCTGCGGGTCTACGGTGTAAAACGTGTCGGCGTACGGGCAAGCCTGGATTACCTCGTCGACGCTGCACACTCTGAACATGGTCATGATCGTTACTCCTTACCTACTGACTAGAAAGTCTGCGTGTCGCACACACCCCCGGAGCACGCTTGAGCCCCCATGGTGTTCACATCGGTATAGGTCTGCTCGGACAGCTCTTCGGTGAAGTTGATCGGGCTTACGTGGCGCAGGAGCGACTCCCATTTATGGAAATTGTATACGTCCTTGAGGCAGTAAGTCGCCTGTTGCAGGTCTCCACTGAAAAAGTTCTGCGCAAACTTCTCCGCCCGGCGTACCCAGTCTCGCTTCATCAGGTCTCCCCGGTGTGTAGGGTGCAGCGTATCACCTATGCCCAGGACTGTAGCGCAAGCCTTCCATAGGTCATCGTGGAAAGCGTACAGCCCGTCGACGACCAGGCCGCTCGCCAGGAGGCTGGCGCTGCCATAGCGTTCAGTGATCTGCTCAAGCGTGGCCACTTCTGTGAACGGTGCCTGGGCAAAGTCCTTGTCGCCGCTGGAAGACAGCAGGCTGACCCCGGCGAACCACTGACGGTTGTCGAACAGGTACTGCTCCATTTCATCCCAGTTATCCACCGATATGGTGTTGGAGATGTTGTGGCGTAGCTGCGGGTCTACCGCCAGGGTTTCGTCGGTCCCGCCTTCGACCCAGTACTGCTGGGCCAGCTTGACGTACTCAAGTTGCTTTGTCCCCATCAGGTCAGCTTTGAAGACCGACTGCGGGTCTGAAGTGACAGGAAAGCTGACCACCTTGTCGGTGCCGTTCTGCGACCAGACTGACGCTTCCACCATCTCCGGGTTGACCTTCTGGATCAGGTGCAACACGCCGTCAGTGTCGCTCATCTGTACGTTGCGGAAGTAGCGCAGCGAGTGCTCGCCATGGATGCCACTGGCGGTGCCCAGCTTGACGGAGGCGTTGCCGGACGGCTTGGCGCAAGTGGTGCGCGGTGCCGGGTTGATGCTGATGATCGCGGCAATCTGGCGGTTGACCGCTTTAACCAGGGTAGCTCCTTCGACCATGTTGCCCTTGTCGAATAGAACCTCCGGGTTGTTCATCCAGCCGGTGATAGACACGCCCAGGAGCGCCTCGCGGTCTACAATCTCCTTGGTGGTCTGGGTGAGGTATCTGAAGTTTGTGTAGCCTGCCTGGAGCGTGCCCAGGATGGCTGCCGCCCGGCATGCCTTGAGCAGGTCGGCCAGGGTGCGGCACATGCCACCGTTGATCTCGGTGAGGTTGCACATCTGGAAGCCGGTCTTGCCTGTGAGCCAGTGCTTAGGCTTCATGCCTATCTCTACGCAGGGGTTGTACGCGGCGTCCAGGCTGTGGGTGAATACAAACCCTGGCTCGCCAAAGGCTTTGACAGATTTCATGATGCCCGCCCACTCTTCGCGGGTCAGTTCATCGCGTAGCAGCATCGCTGAGTTGTTGCTCCGCCCGCGCTGCGGGTTGTCCACAAACCAATTGCCTGTCTTGGCCTTCAGCATGTCCTGGTCGTCTTTGCTGAACAGGCAGATGGTCGCAGACCGGCGCACACCGCCCGACAGTACCGCGTCCGACATGTGCATCACGAAGTCGTAGACGCCAATAGTCGACATCCGCGACCCCTTGCTCACTAGGTCCTCCATCAGCTTCTCGCACTTCTGCAAGGCTAATCGAATACCGTCCGGCCCAGGTGCCTTGAAGCCCCCGGAAATTAGCGCACCCTTTGGGCGTATCTGGCTAAAGTCAAACGCTATGTGGTTACCCTGGTACTCCGGGTAGCTTCCGCCGCCAACGAAGTACGAAGACAGGAGCACCCCGAAGGCGTCCGCCCATCCTTCTATCGAGTCAGGGATAACATACAGCGTGGATTCACTGCTGCGCGGTGCGATGTCGGGTAGTTGAGCAACATGCTGTGTCTGTACGCTGAAGCCCACGCCGCACCCGCAGAGCAGTAGGTACATGGCTTCCTGGAAGAACTCCGGGCGATCTGCGTAGGAGCTGGAGCAGTTGTACAGTTTAGCTTCGTGTTTGAAGATCTGGTCACCGCCGAACTGCAACGCCCGCTGTGCCCCCAGAACTCGCTTGGTGCGGTACATCTCTTCAGCGAAGTCAATCGCCGCCTCCAGCTCCTCGGTCATGCAGTGCGCGTACTTGGCGCGGTGCATGTTCATCACTCGGGCTACCGCTTCGTCCCAGGTTTCATACCGCCCGGTCTCCTCGTCCCATCGTGAGTAGCCCATGTAGAACTTGGCCTGCGCCATCATCTGCTTGCCAAGCCCCGACTCAATGGTTTGGGCTTTTTTGTTGGACACGTCCCGACTCAACATGATCTCAATCTCCTGCGTAGGTTCGCCTGACGGCTTTCTTTCGGTGTGGGTGGTTCGGGCTTGGGTTCGTCTTCGACGGGCTTCTCAGGCTCGGGCTCCTTGGGTACAAACATGCGGGTCCTCGCAAGTATACGGTCTATCAACTCGCGGTCCCCAGGTTCACTGGGCGTCATGTCACAGCCTCCGTGCAATTGATTGCATAAAAAGACCCGCACTTGGCGGGTCCGTTTATTAAGCTTTGGTGATGTCGATGTAGTATTCGCCGTACTGCTCGAACTTGGACGCAACCTCCTTGGTGACGCTCAACTGGATCTCGCCGTAGGGGGTTAGCGCTCCGAAGATCGCATTCTCCTCACAAGGGTTGGCAGACCACACCGCCCCGAAGCGAACCCTCTGCATCCCTTCAGGCTCCGTGCTGACCTGGGGCCAGACGTTGTGACAAACCATCTTGCAGCGGACTTTCTCGTACTCGTTCATGTTGCACTCCTCGGGTTTCGAGTGCAGGTGTTGTCTATCAGTCTTGCGCCTGCGGTTGGTTAAAGCTCTTCGTCTATGAACTGTTCGGCCGAGGCTTCGTCGAGGCAGGTCAACGCCGCGTTCTGAAGCATGCCTGCCATGAAGTAGGGGTGTACGTCCTCGGTCCCGCCCGGCACGCAAACCATCTGCTGCTTAGGATCGGTGTAGGCCAGTACCACTACGATGACCTCGGGCTCTGGCCACTCACCTGCATCCAGGCGGGCTGCCATGATCCGCAGTTGGTCGGGGACAGAAGGGCGACGGAATGCTATGTCGTCGATCACGTTGCCTTTCGGCTTTTCAATCTGGGGTACAAGTTGCATGGCCGTCTCCTCCAACTGTCCTTCGTACTTTCGTGTGTGGCCTACTTATCATCCCTGCCCCTCAACCATCCATGGTCGTTTGCCTCAAAGCAGGTCACACACGAAAGCGCGCTGGCACCTTGATACTAGCGACGGCTGACGCTTTGTCAACCGCCGCTGCATCACCTGTTAACGCTCGTTACGTTCGCGGGCACGCTGCTCGGTGAAGAACTCCTCGGTAGCCAGCAACCAGGACTTCGCGAAACCCGACCGCACGCAATCCTGCGGGCCGAACTCGACGATGGTCATACCTTCCAACTTGTCTTTGACCTGCTGAAGGATCTGGATGCCGGACACCTCGAAGTGCTTGAGGTCGCACTGGCGCAGCGTGTCACCGGTAAGGATGACGCGGGAGCCTGTACCCGCCCGAGTGAGCACCGAGTCGATCTCATCGAAGTCCAGGTTCTGGGCTTCCTCTACGAGGATGATCCGGTTGTCGATGGTGGTGCCGCGCAGGTAGCTGGTCGACTTGTACTCGATCACGCCTGCTTCTTTCATATCGTCGTACGTCGATGCGCGACCGAACAGGAAGTGCAGGAGGCTGCGGTATGGGGCTTCGTACGGGGCTTGCTTCTGCTCCAGGGTGCCGGGCAGCGCGCCTGGGTCCCGCTTAGGTACAGAGGACCGCACTACCGTCACGCCCTCGGCCTCGCCGCGAGTGTAGGAGATGAATGCGAGATACAAGGCCAGGAGGGTCTTGCCGGAGCCCGCCGAACCCAAGAGACCCAGGTGGCCGTCGTCGGTAGCCAGGTAGGCTTCGATAGCGGTGTCCTGGTTATCGGTCATGCCTTGGATGTGGCGGAGGTCGTGTTCATGCCATTGCTTCTTGGCAGGGCCTTCCTTACGGGCCACTGCGTCGTTGATGTCTACCACGTTCGGGGCCTTGTTGCCTCGGCGTTCCGCCCGGTTGCCCCGGCGTTCTTCGCGTTGACCCTGGCCCTTGTTGGAACCCGTGCGGCGTTGACTCTGTCTTGAATGAGACATCTTCGACACTCCTTGCGCTTATTACGGCTTGATAGCACTAACGGACGCATCACCGTTGTACCGTCCTCTCACACGGTAGCTGAACTCCTCGGGCACCGCTGTGTGCCGGAAAAACTTCATCTGACCGATGTACATGCCTGCCTGAAGCATGAGCGTGTGGAACCGCGTCATGTTTTTTAACTCCATGGTCAGGGTTGATCCGTTCCACCCGGCATCGGCCCAGCAAGCATTCAAATGCTCCAGGCCGTTGCGAGCCATGGAAGACTTTAGGCAGAAGGCTGCTGAGATGTCTAGTGGCAAATCAAACGTCGCTTCGGTGTGTGCCAGTACGAACTCCTGGGGAGCCAGAATGACCCTCTCCTGGACCTCATAGAAAGCGATAGATTGACGTTCACTGAGGTCTACGATATGGGAAGAGACGTTGCTCGCCTCCACCTTGAACCCTGTGCCCAGCTTCAGGTCGATACTGGCGGCCTGGACCTCGTGTTCCTCGACGCCTTTGATAACGCCTTGTTCGATTAACTCACAGAGTTCAAGGTAGGAAAGCAGCATGTTTTTCTCCGGTGCAATTGATTGCACGTAAATTATTTATCGTCGCGAACGAAGCCAGGCTTGAACCGTGGATGGCGCAGGCTGCCGTCTGGGGTCTTCTCGTGGTAGAGCAGCTCAGCCGTCTCGAACATGAGTTCTTCGCGGTGGTGGTGGATGTACTCCCGCACCTTGTCCGTCATGCCGTCGACCGAGACGATTACCCCGCTAGGGATCTTGACCAGGACCGCCCCGAGGAAGCCCTCCCACTTGCTGTGCTTGGCGCCCTCCTTGTACCCGACGATCTCACCCTCGATCTCCTCCGCAGGCTTCAGCTTCAGCCAGGAATCAGAACGCTTGGCTTCCCAGAAGTCCTCGTAGTGCTTGTGCATCGTGCCTTCGCCACCGTTGAGCAGCACCTTGGCGTAAAACCTCTGAGCCTGTGCATCATCTTCTACGTGCTGCCCTTCGGTCAGCTTGATGTACCCGGTGTAAGGCTGGAACCACGGCGTCTTGATCATCTCCTCCAGGTACGCACGGCGGGTCTTCTGGTCGTCGTCCGACTTGCCTGCTTCATACTCGGTACGGGACAGGATGTCGATGATACGAATACCGGTAGTTCCCTCGCTCGCTCCCCGCTTCGAGGCACGCACCTGGCTCATGATGTCCGCGAACCCGCCATTGAGCGGCACGATCTCACAGTCCAGGAATAACGCTTCATCGAGCCCGGTCTCGTGGTTGCGCTGGGCAGCCAGGTCGGACAGGAAGGACTGGATCAGTTTGTCCAGGCTTGGCGGTACTTCCAGCGGCAGGCCCTTACGGCTGAAGAAGCCAGGGTCGTCGCTCAGGTAACAACCGCGCACGCCGTCGTACTTGATGTCATGCCATGCAGGGAAGCGGGCCTTCGGGTTGACCTTGCGTGGTCCGCTCTCCCCTGCCTTCAGCTTCATGAAGTAGGTGTTTGCCAGTTGGATCTTCACGACCTTGAGGACCTTGCCCCATACCTGGTTGACCACGTCGACGCTGAACCCCGCCCGCAGGTTCTGTTGCAGGATCGCGGTGAGCAGGCCACGAGACTCGATGGTGAGTTGGCCCAGCTCCACAGCGAGCACTTCCTGGGCGCGGTTACCTGTCAGCGTGCGGTTTGCAAGGTCTTCCAGGATGCCCAAGGTGTCTGAGTCGAACTCCTTGCGCACCGTGCGGTTCGGGATGATCCGGGCCTCGGGCACCTTCTTGATTCCGTAGGTCACGTTGACATCGAAGACGGCCTTCATCACGTCCAGGGCGAACGGGTAGCTGTCGCGCAGTGCCTTGAGCATCTCAACCTTCGCCAGCTTGCCAGGCTGGTTCTTGATCTCTTCGAGTGCCAGGGCGATTGCTCCGCTGGTGCTCGGGTCTGCCAGGCGCAGGCCGGGATTCGGGCCGTGCCCTACGGCCCTACCGTGGACCATGCCGCTGCGGGTCCGGGGGATTCGTTTGGTAGTCATACGGCCATGCTCGCTTTGATGGCTGGGTGTGACTCATACCCTACCAAGTTGAACTGGTCCGGTTCAATCGACTCCAGAGACTGGCTCGGGCCGATGTCCGCTTCCAGCTCCGGCAAGCGCAGCGAAGGACGGGACATCATGATGGTCGCCTTCTCCAGGTGGTCGGAGTACAGGTGAGCATCGCCGAAGTCCATGATCAGGCGACGGGGCGTGAGGCCGGTCAGCTTGCCGATGACGATCATCAGGGCTGCATAGCTGGCGATGTTGAAGGGCACGCCCAGGAAGGTGTCGGCGCTGCGCTGGTACATCTTCAGGTCCAGGTGTCCGTCGTTGCTCACGTAGCATTGGAAGAACATGTGGCAAGGAGGCAGGGCCATGAGATGCAGCTCGCCGGGGTTCCATGCGCTGACTACGTGACGCCGCCCGTGTGGGTCGTTGCGCAGACCGTTGAGGAGTTCCCACATCTGGTCCTTGACCGCGTAGCTGCCGCCGTCCTCGACGCGGATGTCCCGCCACTGTGCACCGTAGATCCGCCCGAGGTCATCGTGCCCACGGCGGGCAGGGTTGTCGAGCCAGGCCGGTTCGTTGTTGGCGTTCAGGTCCCAGATGGTGCAGCCCAGTTTGCGGAAGTCCGCAGCGCTGGTGTAGCCACGCAGGAAGCCAAGCAACTCGCCGAGGCATTGACCCATGAAGGGTACGAACTTGAGCCCCAGCAACGGGAAGCCTTTGCGCAAGTCGAACTCCATCCGGTAATCGAAGACGCTGATACCTGTGTGGCCGTTACGCCACTGGCGGGCCTCGCCGTCTTGAAGGATGTAGGAAACCATCTCGCGGTACTGTTGCATGTCACTGCTCCTCGGGCTGAGCACGTTGTTGAAGCAGGCGGTCCAGGTGGATCGCTGCGGATTTGATGTCTTCGAGTTGCGCTGGCTTGAAGGTGTCGAAGCCTTCAATGAGAAAGATCCCTGGGGCCATGAGCAGTCCGGGGAGCCAGACGTAGCGGACGGTTACATACGCCGCCTGCTTCTTCGTATAACGGGTCCTGAAGAGCCTGTACATCACGCGGCTCTCCCAGGTGAGCGTAGGTGCTCGAAGACCTACCAAGACCAGCCAGAGTGTGCCCAGCACCTCGAAAATCATCATGTCCCTGTACCCCTATGTAGGACGAACGTCGTCGTTACGCTCGTCATCGTGGCGACCGATAGTGTTGTCATCGGTCATATCATCCGTCACGTTCGCCCAGGTGCTGCGACGTTCCAGCATGTTGGTGTACGCACCGCAGATGGCATCCGACACGTCCTTCCGCCCGATCATGGTGTGGTCGACTTTGTCTTTCGACTCGTCGTACTCCAGGTCGAGGATCTCGCTCACGGTGTCAGGGTCATCAAGGAGCGCAATGCGTCGGTCGTACAGCGCATCCCGGAACTGCTTGTAGGGTCCGCTGGTTCGGTCCATCGAGATGACCTTGGAAGGCATCCGATCCTTGCGCCACTGCTGGATGGACTCGCGGCTGTCAAAGCCGTCGTAGGACACGCCCTTGATCGGGTAGCCGTAGGTCTTCATCAGACTGCGTACGAAACTTCGTACCTCGGCAATGTCGATCTCGTTGTTTGCGTCCGGCTCAATCGAGCAAGCCATCTCTACCGCCCCGAGCGGGAGCATCTCTGTCATGTCCCCGTTGCGGCGTATTGAAATCATACCGTCGAAACGCACCATGGCAATGCCACACCGGTCCCCTGTTTGCGACAAGTCGATGTGAACGTAGCGCGGGCGTGATGGGTTCATGCAGTAGTGTTTCGACTGCACCTGGGGCATGCCGTCGACGCCGAGGATCACATGGTCCTTCAGCAGGAACGATTCGAGCTGAAGCTCCTGGCCGTACTCCACGCACTCGTAGATCTTGTAGCGGGTCTTGATGAACGGGCTGATCACGTTGGACGACAGGCCCAGCACGTCGCGCATCGCGTCGTATGGCTTACGCTGGAAGTCCTGGAGGTACTCGATAGGTACGTCTTCCACCCAGGCGCCTACGACCACCTCTTCGTCATCCTTCAGCACGCGGGTGTCGTGTTGCACGTCGTTACCGATCAACAGGCGGAAGGTCTCACCGCAGTAGTTCTCCTTCGGCTGCACATCGAACTGGCGCTTGTTGAAGATGTAGACGTTCTTGTGGTCGTACTTCTCGGTCTCTGCCTTCAGCTTGTCAGTGAAGTCGCCCTTGTACCGGGTCGACGACGAGGCATAGATCAAACCAATCTGCGGGAACTTCTTGGCGAACGTACCGCGACGACGACGGGTGAATGTGTCGTACACCATGGCTGCCTGGTCGTACACGCCGCTCCGCCCGGTGGACACTTCAGCCTTCTTCGACTTCTGCACCACGTTCATGAAGTTGATCTCGTCGATCAGGCCGCCGATGGTTGCTTCACCGAGGATCGAATCTTCGCTACCGCCCACGGGCACGACGCGGATGTTCTTCTCCACGAAGTACATTTCCGAGTCGATGTTCTTGTCCGGCAGGCCGGTGGTCTGGAAGTACGGCATCCGCTCGATCAGCTTGCGCAGCGGCGCGTAGACCACCTTCTTCGTTACGTGCGGCTTGGCACCGATGATCGGGAACACGATGGACGTAGCCGAGGGCAGGCCGTACCAGGTCTGCGGGTTCTTCATGCAGGTCAGGATGTACAGGTGGTAGGCGGTGCCGATCATGGCTTGGGTCGTCTTACCGGAACGGGTGCAGCCCATCAGGCACACGGTATCGTAGGCGCCGTTCTCCGGGTCCTTGGTGCCCCTCCACCAGTTCTTGTTGGCGTCGATGACTGCCTGGCGTACGGCGGGCCACATCACCAAGTCAGTTGCGCCCAGGAACTCCTCGCCGTCCAGGAAGGTTTCGATGTCGACCGGCACACGCTCCAGGGCAGACATGAACTTGAACAGGGTGTCGTCACCCCGAAGCATGTTGCCCACGGCTGCCTTGTACATCTCACCGAACTGCTGGTTGCCCAGGCCGCTCGCGATCTCGTCGACCTGCTCCATCAGATACTGCTGACGGCGGGCAGGGATCTTCAGTGGTGCGGCCATGTCAAAGCTCCTCGCTCTCTGGTTCGATCTCGTTCAGGTCGAAAGCCTGGAAGCCGCCCATGCCATCGTCTGCCAGACCAGACAACATCTGCGCAGTACGCTCCATGAGGATCTGAATATCGGACATTGCTTCGCCGCTGTCGGCCTTGCGGAAGCGCAGTACATCGAAGACTCCAGCCGACTGTAGGAAGCGGGTCTTGTCTGCCTGGCTGGCCAGTGTTGTACGCATGGCTGCGAGCTGCATCGCCACGGGCACGCTACGTTCACCAGAGGTAGTCGAGGCGATCCGCATGGCCATCGCAGCGATCTCGTCGTACATGAAGGTCTGGCCACCAATCATCTCGTCGATGTTCAGTTCCTTGGCCGCCTCGCGCATCCGCTTCTTGATCAGCGCCCTGTCCTTCTCGATGGTCGAGATGGATACGCCAAGCTGCTGGGCAATCTGGTCCAGGGGGAGCTTACGCAGGAGGAGGCGTTGCAGTAGACCCAGGCGGAACTCTTTGGCGTAGGTGGCATTACCTGCCTGCTCTACTTCCAGCATCCGTTGCCGTGGGTTGGGGCCGCCCGTGTCATCCCGGTCCTCAGGAGTAGCACGGGCCTGCTCGCGGACGTGACGTTCCAGCAGCTCCGGCTCGATAGCGTCGTCTACCTCGTCTATCTCACGAGGAGTTCCGTCGATCCGCCCGCGTGGTGTGAAGCGTGCCCCGTTCCGGGTCCGGCGCACTACGATGCGTCGTTGCCCTGGGCGCTCGTTGTTATCGCCGGTAGCCATGGGTGTTACCTCTTGATGCAGAGTAAGTTGCTGAAGGGTCCCCAGGAGCAGGTCCTCGCCACTTCGGTCATGCCGAAGCTCTTGAGCGCTTCCACCAGGTCCGGCTCGGTCATTGGCCACATGCTGTTAGCCAGCGCTGCGGTCTTGGCCTCGATCTCCTCACGAGTGTATCCGTTGGCCATACGCCATTGAATGTACTGCTCATGAACAGCCGCGCCAATAGGAGAATCGTCTTTGTTCTTCTGTCCGAGGATCAACGCCCCGCCTTTCTTGATCATGCTGCATACCTTGGACAATACCAGGCGCTGCTGGGCCTTGGGTATGAACTGGAGGACGTAGGTCATGTTGATCACGTCGTAGGTGTGCAGGCAGTTCATGAAGCCCCGCGAAGTAATGTCCACCTGCTCCACGTCGACCGAAGGGAAGTCACTGGACGTGTAGCCCACCATGGCGGGGGAGCTATCGGTAGCGCGGACATTCAAGTTCTCGATGCCGTACTCCGTATCAAGTGCTGCCAGAAACGCCCCGCGTGATGCGCCGATGTCCAGGACGCTCGCGCCTCGTGCGATCCATGGAGCCAGGTAACGGGCATGCAGTGCATGGGCCTCACGGAACATGGGGATAGAACGCTCCGCCATGTCGTCGAAGATGGCCGCCACTTCCGTATCAAAGACGAACTTGTTCGGGTTGTTCGGTATGTGGATGGTGCGTTCGTTTTCGTGGTCCATGATCAGCATGACGTTTCTCCGTGCAATTGATTGCATCAAGATCTGCAATTGAGTTGGGCTGCCAATGTTCGCAACTTATTGGACAACCCCCGCGCCTCGTCAGGGTCCAGGCATACGTCGCCACCGATGGTGCGTCCCTTGATGATTAGGTCCAGCTTGTTGGCTTCTTCCCGCAGGGCTGAGGCTACGCTGTCATCGCGCATCTCCCGCCCTTGGGCTCCTCGGTACTCGACAGTCGGTGGCGCTTCCATGGGGACCTCCTACAGTTTGCGGCCCAGTCTCTTGCTGAAGGCCTTGATTGCCTCGTTGGCCAGACCGAGTCTACCACCGTCCGCGAAGGGCAAATCAAATTCGAAAGCCAGGCTCTGCTGTAGGGCCTTCTGGTTCATGACCATAGGGTTAGTCAGCTTGAAGTAGAACACGTTGCCGCCCGGCCAGAACTCAATGGTCTTCCACCAACGCTGGAAGTAGCCGCGTGCCTCCTCCTGCGTCATGAACTTCTGGAGCTTCGGCCGAGACGACACGTCACCCAGGCGCACGCCAGGCTCTGTATCCCAGACAAAGTAGTTGCCGTTCCGCACACCGCCGTACTCGTAGTCGAAGTCGGATAGGTCACGGCAGGTCCCGTAGACCACCGTCTCCTTCGAGCAGAGCGCGTGCACGATTGCCAGGACCATCAAGCGATCCTCCGGGAACGGCACCGAGTTCAGAACCGCCGAAAGGAAGATGCTGTCGAAGCGGTGCTTGGGGTCCTGGATCGCGTCCAGGAACTTCTTGGCCTGCTCGCGGCTGTAGCGCAAGGATGGTTCGGCTTCGTTGAGGATCGGGTCCACCCGGTACGGCTCGAAGTCGATGGCGTTGAAGCCCTTGGTCTGAAGGTACGGTGCCACTTTGCAGAGGCCGCCCCCGAAGTCGAGGATGTTGGTGCCGTGGATGTCGCGGAAGTTCACCCAGTATTGAGTGGTGTAACTCTCGCGGTCCAGGAGCGACCGGCAGCCGTTGGCCCAGAAGCGGTAGGACTTGCCCACTGTGCCCCGGTTGTTCGACACGCGACGGAACGCCGAGGAGCGCAACAGGTTCTTGAAATCCTCACTGACGTGGAAGTCCATGCTCAAGTAGTTGAGCGCCTGGAGCGCAACCGCTGCGATGTTGTCTGGGATCCTGACTACTGGCCATTCCTCAATGCCACGGTCGAGCGCGGAGAACATCCGGTTAACGCCGTTGACCACGAGGCCGGACTCGCTGACGACGAGCGGGATGCGGATATTCATACGGGTGAACGCGCCAGCGGTAACGGCGGCTTTCTTGTCGTACTGGTCTGCTACTCCGTTGGCGAACTGACGGATAGGTTCTACCTTGCAGTGGTTGGCGGGGTGCTCATCGTCCGCCCGATCCGGCAGGGCCTCCAGCAGCTTCAGGATGCCTTGCATGTCCATGCGGCCCTTGGCCGTGGCTCCAGTGTCGAAGGCATTGAAGTCGTTGGTCAGGCGGTTGAACAGCAAGTTGATGTTCATCACCTCGTCGTCCGCTACGTCCACGTCCACGACGGGCACGGTTGGGAAGCCCAGGCCTTTCGACTGAGTGAGGCGCTGGTGCCCAGACAGCAACAAGCCGCTAGACCTTTGACGGAATAGCGGCATGAGGAAGCCCAGCTTATCTAGGGACAGACGTAGTAGCGCGGAGCGGGCCTGGTCAGCCTTCCGTGGGTTCTTGCCGTCCGGGGTCAGGTCATCCACCCCGATCATCTGGACTACGTCGGCTTCCAGGTCCACGGTCGCCCTGGCGTGCCGTAGGCGTCTCACTCGTTGAACGGCCATAGGGCCTCCTTATACCAAAATGCCCAAGCGGCGCTTGAGGTCTTCAGCGATCAGCTCTTCATCGAAGTTGTGCAGCTCGCGCAGTCCCTGTACCCAGGAGCGGTAGAGGTTGGCGTCTTCGAAGAAGCATAGCTCACCCAACACGAAGCGGGCACGGGTAGGTGCACGTCGACCGGCTGGCTCACGCTCTGCATCCTCTGCGTCACGCTGGCCGCCCGTGCCCAGGCCGGAGGTGGTCAGGCAGTCATCACCGACCATCGAGCTGAGGCAGTCGATCTCCTGGGTAGTCCAGCCGTAGTCCGTCATGTCGAACAGACCTTCGAGCTGCTGCATCTCTGCGGCCAGGAGGTTGAAGTCCCAATCGGCGATGCTGGCTACCTTGTTGTCGATCAGGCGGAAGGCTTTAATCTGGTCTTCGGTCAGGTGGCTGGCGCGAACGGCGGGCACCTCTGCCATACCCAGCTCTTTGGCAGCTTCGGTACGGGTGTGTCCAGCGGCCAGGACATTGTCGTCGTCGATCACGATAGGGATGATGAAGCCGAAGGTCTTGATCGAGGCCTTGACCGCCGCGACTGCCTTGGCGTTATCCCTTGCGTTCCACTCGTACGGAACGATGTCGTTGATGTCGACATACTCCAGCTTGAGTTTGATCTTCGACATGTCCAGGGGTGGAGGTATCGCCGCCCGCGTGTCTACCGCCGTACGGGCCTTGCTTGGCGCCTTGGTTGGCACGCGAGTTGGCACCCTGGTTGGCACGCGGGTCGGAACTTTCTTAGCTGCCATTTTCCTTCTCCTATGAAAAAAGGCACCCGCGATGGAGTGCCTTTTTGCGCTGCTATCGCTGAGGCTTAGGCGCGAGCCTTACCCCGAGCGGGTTTGGTTGCTGCTTTGCCGCCCTTGGCCGGTTGCTCTTCTTCTTCCTGGTTGTGGCCGCCAGCGCCCGAGACTTCGCGAGCGTGTGCGTCGATGACCAACTGGAGCAACGCTTCTTCAGGCTTCTGGCCGAACTGGTCAGCCAGCTCTTTCAGCGCGTCTTCGAAGACGTTGGCTTCTTCTTCCAGGTAGCGGAAGCGCAGAGTGATACGGGTAGCCGATGGTGGCTTGTCGCTGCCGCCTTCAGGAGAGAACTGCTCCTTGATGATCTCGGACAGATCCGCAACGGTGTTCTTCTCGGCTACGTCAACCAGACCGTCAACGTCTGCGCCTTCGACACCGACCAGCTTGGCGATCTTGCTTGCCTTGGTCCAGCCGATACGGCCAACCACGTCGGACGGATTTTCGATACCGGCCAGGGTGAAGTTGATGTAGATGTCGATCAGGTACGTGGCCTTGCGGTAGTCGATGTTGAAGTTATCCAACAGGAACTTCTTGAAGCCACCGGTTTCGCCGTATTCAGGATCGAGCAGCTTGCCCTTCTTGTCGGTAGCCAGGTGCAGCTTTTCTTTCTTGATGTGGTACAGCACGCCGCCCAACTGGTACTCGGATACGGCAACCGCCGATTCCAGGTCCTGGGCTACCGCGACCAGGTCAACGTCGCCTTCGACCAGGGAGAGGACCGCTTCGTCTTCGCCTTCGAGTTCAGGCACGAAGTCTGGGTCGACTTCTTCTTCCTCGTCCTTCGGCGCGGCCGGGGCCTTGCCTTTGGCAGTGGCTTTGCCTTTAGGGGCGGCTGCCAGTTTTTCGGCGGCTGCTGCGGCCTTCTTCTCGGCTGCGGTCGGTGGCTTGGCCTTGGCTGCTTTAGCGTCGGCAGCTTCCTGGGCTTCGCGCTTCTTCTTCGCGGCAGCGGTTTCAGGCTTGGCCGGAGGAGTTTCAGGCTCTTCTTCTTCGGCTGCTGGCTCCAGGCCGAATTCTGCGGCCAGGGTAGCGAGCAAGGTTTCCGGGGTTTTCTTTTGAGCGGCAGTCAGCTTGACTTCGTTCGCCGTGGCGAATTCGAGCAGCTCTGCTTTGCTGTACGCGGCCAGCTCTTCGTAGGTGATCGCATCGCCTTCGCCTTCCGGCGCTTCGCCCGCTTCGATCTCTTCCGGGAACACTTCGGTTTCCAGGAACTTAGGGTTGGTGTCCGGGTTTTCTTTCTTCTTCGGATCGAAGTCCGGGTTTTCCAGACGCAGCACGTAGCCGGTTTGGATCACGTCGCCGTCAACTTCTTCTTCGCCAGGCAGCGCGACGACTTCGTACGATTCGTCTTTGTTGAGGATCATCTCCTCTTTCTTGGTGCCCTTCTCGTAGCCGAGGAAGCGGACCCAGGAGCCTTCTGCGAATTCCGGTGCCGCCTCTTCCTTTGCCTGGGCGGGTTTAGCTTTTGCTTTTGCGTTTGCCATGGTCGTGACCTTCCGAGTGATTGGGTGGCGATTTGCCGTGGTGAGGTTTAACAGCTCGCGAGTTGGATAGTAGGGGTGGCCTAACTAAGTTTCAACCTTCACAAGCGATTTTTTACTTCGTGCAATTGATTGCATCGGGCTCACATCGACAAACCATGTCCGGCCCTGGCGATGAGTATAGCATCTCCTACCGCCCCGCCCCGGATCTTGGTATCTAAGATTCGGACGTGCGGGTAAAGCTGGACGCACCTGGAGCGGGCTGCGTCCTTCGGTTTGTTGACCAGGTTACCGGCCTTCTTCCAGAACTGCGGTGTCAGGTGAGTGACCGGGATCATCCGGCCCTCTACTACTCCCTCTACCTTTCCTGCGGAGTGGCCGAAGGTGAACATGCTGGTGCCACCGTTGCCTGGCATAGCGCCCACCTTTTCAATGTACGCATGCGCGATGTCGTACTGGGCAAGGAAGGCAGCTACGGCCGCTCCGTTTACCCGGTTGCTCTTGCCTGACGAAACGATAGGGATGATCAGCGCGTCAACGAAGGCACCCGAGTCGGTGAGTATTGCCAGCGCGCCGGAGTTCCCAGGGTCAATTCCCAGGATGTACCCCTCTTGCTCCTCCGCCACGACTGGGCGGGTACGTCGTACGATCCGTGACATGTTTATTCTCCGAAGCAGAGCTGCAATACACCGCACGACTTGGCGCCTTTCGCGGACTCATGCGAGCAGAAGGTGCGAAGAGGAAGCTCCCCACCTGTCTGCGCAGCTTTGTACGCTTTGGCGTCTTCTATGTACTGGTCCAGGCGATCTAGCGATGCGACCGGATCAATCAAGAATTCTTTGAACGGGGTCTTGTTGCCGAACTGCCACTGCTTGGTGCAGTAGAGGATCGAAACCTTGTCGGTCAGCCTGTACCCCTTGCGGTGCATGAGGTGCCAGTAGAAGACGACTTGGATAACGTGCTCCGGCACAGGGCGGACCAGTTCTTCCCACCCTTTGTGTGCCATGGACTTCAGTTCGGTGACGTGTAGGGCGTCCTTGCGGGCAAAATAAAGGATCAGATCCGGGTTGCCCACTATGCCGTATTCATCGTCGCGCATTGAGACTTCATGATACTGATCTACCACGGAGTTGCAATGTGGGCAGGTTTCCTCCTGGTCGATCTCTGCGTAGGTGCAGGGCTCTTCATGCTTGAGGAAGCTGCACTTGCAGGACCATATGCCCCATACGATGTCCGGCCGCCCGACCCTGGCCCTGGCCTTGAGCGTATCGTGCACAGCATCGCCCATGGAGAACGTAAGCATGTCGGACATGGTAAGGCGCTGCTGGGCAGGCATCGCGTCGTAGCGCTCTTCCAGGGCCTTCTTGCGGATGCACTTGTGGAGTAGGTCGCTGACGTGGAGGTACGGGCCTGGCCGGGCTGGTCGCATGTCATAACTGGCCTTGTCCAGGATCTCCGTCAGGGGGTAGTCAGTGTTCGGTGCGGATACGACCTGCTGGTCCTTGTCGCAGACCCCCGCCCGGCGCCCAGAGTTCGGTACTTGCTCGTCCGTCTGGCCACGACGACGGCGCAGGGCGATTGTGCTGCGGCTCACGGTGGGTTCTGGTTCTGCTACCACGCGAGTCCTGGTTCTTCGGGTGACGGTCATGCTGTTGCTCCTATCGAGTCAAGAACGTAAGTGGGGCAGACCGCCACCTCCTTGATCTTGCGCCCTCGGTCGTCAATGAACTCAATTATAAGGACGGGCATCTCCCCGCCCGATGCCGCTGCCTCCTCGATCTTCTCCAGCATATCCAGAGTGACCGAGAAGGATTTGTTCTTGGTGGTCTTGCACTCGATCCGTACGACGCCCTTAACTCGCACGTCGCCTTTGACTGCGCCGGACCCTGAGCCGGGGGTTAGGCGACCGCCCACTCTCTTCGCTATCTCCGCTTCTTGCTTCGGGGCTCGGCGATGGGACTGGGTCAGGTTGGCCTTTCTGGCGGCGCGATCTAAGTATGGATTTGGCATGTCGCTTCACTCCGTTGAGTTCAAGGGCAGTCGCAATCATGCTCTCCGTTGCCCAGGGATGCCAGAGCTTGGCAGATGAGACCGCCACGTCCCAGGAGTGGCCGTAGGACCGCTGGTAGTGGCCGGACCAGTACAGGCGGTCGTTGAGCCATTCCTGGGTATGCTCGGGGTTGCCCTCGGGCTCAGGTTTGGTCCGGCGCACCCGCAGGATCCTATTCATAGAAGCGGTCCAGGAACGACTGGGGCATGCCCAGCTTCGCCGAGTGCATGGCGATCAGGTGGTTGCGCAGCGCCCAGTAGTCCTCGTACTCCTCGTACAGGTGGGTGCACGCGGCGTCACCGGACTTGAACTTCAGTTCCTTGTCTGGCAGTTCCAAGGTCCAGGACTGGCCACCGCCCGTGTAGATCCCCATCTTCTTGCCGTAGGCCAGCATGGTCCCCGCGTCGTCGATGTCACCCTCTACAAGTGGGTACACATCCGAGGCCCGGCGTTGGAGCTGGAACTCGCCTGCACGGATACCTGCGTTGACTTTGTTCTTGTCGATACTGAAGGCGTGCTCGTTCACGTCCAGCATGTCGAAGCCTTGCTCGTCCTTCGAGAACTTCTCTTTGTTCTTGAATTTGACCTGGAGCATCGTGTAGTGATCGAGCGCCTTGCCGCCCGGCAGGTTGATCGGATCACCGTCTGGGCTGAAGCCACCGATCTTGGAACGCTGCTGGTTGATGCAGAGGAAGGCCACGTCGCGATCCGCACGGCGGGCCATGGCGAAGCCATTGGTTACCTTGCGCATCAAGTGGGTGACCAGCTTGGCGTGGATGCCTACGTGGGCATCTTCGGCTCCGGCCTTCAGCTCGCGCATCGGGACCAGGGCAGCGACCGAGTCGAGGACGATCAGGCGCACGCTGTCGGTATGGATGAAGCCGTCGATGAAGTCTACTGCCTGCTCACCGGTCTCCGGTTGAATAACGAGGAGGCGGTCCAGGTCGCAGCCCAGCTTCGCCGCCCACACCGAGTCGAATGAATGCTCCTGGTCAACGAAGACTACGTCGCAGCCAGGGTTCAATCTTTGGGTGGTGGCGATGGTCTTCAGGGCGGTGGTGGTCTTACCGGAGGACCGGCGACCGTGGAACATGGTCACAGAACGGTTAGGGATGCCGCCACACGTTGCCAGGTCCAGGGAGAACACCCCGGTAGGGAAACGGATGGGCTGGTGGATCTGGTTACCACGAAGGACCAAACCCTCCCCGTGAGCCTTGTTGATCTGCCTGATCATCGAAAGGAGTTCGGCACCCTGCTTGGGTGCTGCTGGTGCTTCTACTCCGCGTACTCGTGTTCTTGCCATGTTCCCTGCTCCTTACTTCTTGGCTGACTTGCCGCCCGACTTCGATGCCCCTGGCAACCATTGAGCCTCCTCTTCCTGGAGTTTCTCGGCGCAGAATTCACTAGCCCGGCTGTATGTGTCTTCTACTTCTTCGACGAGGCATGGGAGCGTCACGCTCACGTCCAGGCGAAGGGACTCGAAGTTGCCCAGGTTGTAGGTGGACCCTACCGATACCCGGACGAATGCTGGCTCGACACCGGGAGGGAACTTGGACGTGCCCAGGGTCTCTGCCTGGGTGGTGTCCTCAATGATCTCCTTGCGGTGTGAGTATTGCGTGGAGGTGGCGCGGCGCCCTACTTCTTCCTTCGCCGCGCTTCGTGCCTGTGCCGCTTTGGTGCGGATTATTCTTTTTGGGTCTGCCATGGTGACCTCAGACGTGCATCGAGCGATGTGCCTGGATGCGTTGATTGATGTTGTGGATCACGGTTGAGTGGTCCGCTCTAAAGTAGGAGAACTCCTCCGCGTGTCTGCGTAAAGCCTCACTGATGATGTCCATCTCGCCCCGGCTGTACACCCTGTAGTTTGACTGGGTATCGCGGAGGTACGGCTCCGGTAGCATCTGATCGTCGATCCAGCGTCGGAAGGTATTGAGGGACTTTCCAATCGCCTCGGCTGCCTCCGGGATGGTGTAACTCTCAACGGTCATCGGGTGGTCCATGTCCTCGGTCTCTACCTCTCTCCGCGTTCCGCGCCGGAGCGTGGCGGCGGCAGGCGGGGCGGCCGTCTTTTGAACCGCGCTACCATATCGTTGTCTTTGGTCCGCTTGCTTTGCTGCTCGTCCGCTTGAGTCACTAGCGTATTGAGTCCGTCTTTGTTTGTTGCGATCCGCTGCGATTTCAGGTCGTCGACCCTCTCGTAGATCTCGCTCTTCAGGTTCTTTACGTCGCATTGCTCGACACTCCCGTCTGGATGCCACTCGAATAGTACGCCGCTGCTCTTCAGGTACTCCTTGATCCTGTTTGCCAGGGTGAACATCAGCCTGTAGCTGTTGGTGTCCATCAAGGTGACCCATATCGGCACCGGCTTGCCTTCGACCTCGCGCAGGATACGGCCATGGACTTGCTCCGCCGCGCTGCGAGGGGTCGCGTCTACCCCGCCAGAAAGTCTTGCAACGTCTACACCCTTTGCAAACATCCCATACGTAGCCAGGATTATCTTGCTGTGCTTCTTGATGTGCTCGAACCGTTGCTTGGGTACTCGCTTCTGGACGATCTGCATTGAGACAGCGCAATACTCCGCCTGTTCCCAAGCCCGGTCTTCTCTCCTCCAGCGTTCAAGACCTTCAGGTCGGCCAGAGGGGTTGGCGTCCTTTGCGAACTTCCATACCGGGTCGTAGCCAGTGTATAGACCCATTTCCTCCTCGGCCACTCCCATATAGTAGAGCAGGCATTCCAGTTCCTTCAGGTGTTCGATGCGATCCGACAGGACCAGCACGTCCCGCCCGGACTCATAAAGCCACAACGCTGCCTCGGCGATCAGCAGGTTACGCGGGCCGTCTTCAGCGATCTCCGAAAAGATCCGGCCGGTCATCTTGCTCACGTTGCCGTAGAAGCTGTAGACCGTCTCGCTGCGGATCAGGTACACCGCCGAACGATTGTGCTTCTTGCTGGCCTCCACCCTGATCTTGTCAAGGTTGTGGTCCAGGGCGCGCTGTAGGCCGTCCTTCCGTTTAGGCGTAGCCGAGACACCCAGGCGGTACGTCGCGTTCCACATGAGGAGCACGGCGCTGAATGTTGGGGCTCCGCAGGTGTGCACCTCGTCCACGATGGCGAAGCCGAAGTAGTCAGCAAGCTCCTCGTCGACTCCGCGCTGCGCCAGGGTCTGCACCATGGCCACGGTTACCGCCTTGCCCTTCCAGCTCCACTTGTCGCCCTTGATGGTGCCGATGTCTTTCTCTGCAAATCCGAACAGCGTGGTCAGCGCTTCGACCCACTGTAGTCGGAGGTTCTCCTGGTCAACGATGATGACCGTGGTCCGCCCGAGCCTGGCCGCAACGATCAATGCACCAACCGTTTTGCCCCAACCCGTGTGCGCTTTGAAGATGAAGTCATAGGCCGTGTCGTACTCGGCCATGATCTCTTCAAGCTGCGGCACCTGGTACTCCCGAGGGTCCGGGATCTTGGGGAAGTGAGCCACCTTTCCGGTGCTCGTCTCGTCCACGTATTCCAGGTGCAATTGATTGCACAGCGTCATTCCGTACTGCCGGGGTACACAAAGGTACTCACCGTCGATGTACCAGGCGACCACCTCCAGGTCCGGCTCACCATCCGCCAGGCTGAGTGGCCTGTGCTTGTAGGTCACCTGCTTCTTAACTCGGGGTACATCTATCTCGCTCATCGGCAGCATCATGCAACCCTTGAGCCTAGCTGGTAGCGTCATCTCCGCCCGCTCCTTCTCCACTGCAAAGAAAAGGGCGCCGAAGCGCCCTCAACTAAACCACTCACCTGCTACCGGCGACCGCGCAATGCCTGGCGACGGGCTCCGCGATCTGCGGGTGCTTCGTCTTCAGGTTCAAACGGCGGCTCCGCATCGGTGTCCGCCCGGCCACGACCGCGACCGCGAGCCGGTGGTTCTTCTGGCTCTTCTTCTACTGCACGACGGGTGCCCCGGCGAGGTGCCGGTTCCGGCTCGTCTTCAGGCTCTGCGCGACGACCACGACGCGGGGCTGGCTCCGGCTCTTCTTCCGGCTCGGCACGGCGACCGCGACGAGGAGCAGGCTCTTCCGGCTCTTCCTCGACTGCACGACGGCGACCGCGTGCTGGTGGCTCTTCCGGCTCTTCTTCGACTGCACGTCGGGTGCCACGGCGAGGTGCTGGCTCCGGCTCGTCCTCTGGCTCTTCACGGCGGCCACGGCGGGCACCGCGAGTAGGGGCATCGGCTTCCGGTTCTTCTTCGTCGCGGGAGCCACGGCGAGGTGCCGAACGTCCGC